ATGGCAAATGTCGGAAACAAAAAAACTAGACACATTAAAAATTTAGGTTCAGTTTATTATGACAACAATCGTGCGAAGTGGATAGGACAAATTACCATTGGTAAGTATAATAATGGTAGAGTTAAGGTAAAACGTTTTGTTAGCTCAAATCAAAATGACGTAATAGACAAAATGCGAAAATATAATAAAACTCATGCTAATAATATGATTTTGGACGAAATAAAAAATTCTTCAGGAGACATTCTTGTTAGTGAGTATTTTCACAATTATATGCTCACAGTAAAAAAAATTCGTCTGAAAAGAGCAAGCTATACTAGGGAACTTGGAACACTGAATAATCATGTCATTCCGTATATAGGTGAATATCGAATGAATGAATTAACAACCGAAATTATTCAAAATGAAGTTTTAAACAAGCTAATTTATAGAGGATACAGCTTCTCAACTATTCATAAGGCATATGTTTTAATAAATCAATGCCTAAAATACGCTTATCATCAACACATTATTTCAAACAATCCTTGTGATTTTGTGGCTGAACCTTCAAAAAAGATATTTACTCGGAAGTCCATTCGCTTTTTCACTGACGAAGAAATTGCCAAATTTATTGATTGTGCAACATTAAAAGATAGTAATAATCAATATAAATACGCAAACGGTATTGCTTTAGTTATATTGATGTATACAGGGCTTCGTGCAGGAGAGCTTATGGCATTACAGTGGCAAGATGTAAATTTGAAATCAAATTACTTAAACATACACAAGAATGTTGTAACTTATTATGACGATAATAATGAACGCAAGGTTGCCAATCAGGAAGATACCAAAACACAAACACATCGTTTTGTATATTTAACGAAATCTGCAAAATCGTATTTAAAACATTTGTATTTAACTCGTAAACCTCGTTTAAACGACTATCTTGTTATTACTGCGAGTAAACGCTCGATTGACTCTCTGGAAACAACATATCGTTCCATTTGTAAAAGAGCCAACATTTTAAATCCACAAGGCTTGCACACGCTCAGACACACTTATGCTAGTCTTTTAATTCGTAAAAAAGTAGATATTAAGATCATAAGTGAAACATTGGGTCACGCCAGTGTTGCCTTTACCTATAACACTTATGTACATCTGATTGAAGAAGAAAAGGCTAAAACCATTAAAGAAATAGACATATAAGACGAAAAGGACAGAAATCAACTTTCTGTCCTTTTATTTATTAAAGTATTATGTTTCTATCTATGTATCGTTGTAATCTATCTACAACAATATATGTTTTATTGCCTATTCGTATTGTAGGTACTTCATTATTATTAACGAGATAGTATGCTTTATTTTTACCGATATGCAGATAATTTTGCAGCTCCTTAATCGTCATTAAATTAGATAAATTGTATTCTTTAAATTTGCAATTCATTAATTGTCCTACCTTAAATCTTACTTCCCACTACTACCAAGGCGACCTGTACCCCTTTCTGACGGAATGGCTTTAAGCTCCTCGTATGTATATTCTTCTATCTCAACTTCTGGAACAGGAAGTACAAGAGCCTGACAAATGGCTTTTTCATATGGGTATAAAATGTAATTAGCTTCTCCATATGGGAATAACAAAATACTAGCAAAATCGTTAAAGTCAGTAATAGACTCTTTCTTGCAAATGACTATTGGTATGTCATTAGTATTGGTAATTGGAACACCCCACTCACCACGATAACCACTGTCGATTATTCCACACCTCTGTGCCATGCCCTTAGTACCTGTTGAACTTCTCTCGTGCAATACGAAACAGTAATCTGTATCACAAGCTGAAGCTATGCCTGTCGGTATTATAACCGTAGTATGTGGTTTTATTATCATGTAATCTTCGTCAAAACAAGGATAAACGTCATAGCCTGCATCTTCTAGTCTTTTGGTTGGTATAATTGCATTTGGTTTTGTCTTTGCAAATTTTACTGTTGTTATCATTTTTATCTCCTTTTTTTACATTATTTCTTTTGATTTATATTTCATCTTTCCCATATGGAATATTTATAAAATCAAGGACTCTATCTATACCCAAACTGCCTTTATCAATTACTCTAACAATACTTCCACTAACAAATTTTATATAACTTACCTTTTCTTTCTCATAACAACAAAAACTGTTGTCACTAAATTGCCCTGCAATTTCAATTTCGCAGTTATCATGATGTATGCAATCCTTATGTCTTATAATTTCCTGCACATTTTGCTACTGGTTTTATTTGCTCAATACTGTGAAACACATCGTAATATATATTAGCTGTTTCGCAGCTAATATATAATAGAGGGCTAAGTTCTTCATCAAGTATATTGAGTACATCTTGTTTTCTTATATAGTCTTCATTATCTTTATCTTTCATTATTACCTCTTTCCTCATTTAAAATGTCGCAAACCTTTTGTGCGATTTCTGTTGTTGGAAAATAAACGCATGGTTTTCTATCCGCAGCAAGGCAACCACCAACATAGTATGTACTGTCTTTTTTACCATAAAAAACGTAGTATTTTCTTGCATTGTCCTGCCAATCAGGTACATAGTCGGGACAGTAGATATCGTGTAGCCTCTCCAGCTTCAGCAAGAAGTTGATTTTGTCAGCAACTTCTTCAGCACGCTTCTTTGTGTGAAAATAGTTGTTGTTTTCAAAAAATGCTTTATCCAAAAAATGACCTATTTCTAGTGTGCAGACAGCTCCAAAACCAGCCGTATTGAGTTTACCTATGTAGTAGTATTCCTGCTCGTATCCAACTCGCTTAAATTCCGGTTCTTCCTCGACCTTTGGAATTTCAATTCCTTTCAATCTTGCATAGGCGATAGCAACACCTGTGTCATAGTCAAATGTATCTTGTGGGTGACATTTTGCAATAGCTGATTTAACGGCTGTTGTGTCATAAACAATAACCACGCCACTGCAACCACTGTACGCAATCGCCTGCTTATCTTTTTGAAAATCTCTGTATGTCTTTTTGACCCACTGTTCAAATCCCTTTTTGTCCATTTTATTATATTTTCCTTTCTTTTTTATCAAAGTACCCGTTAAGGTGCTAAGTTCCGATGTTTGCTCAGTCTATTGTCTGCCAATCTTCCGACAGCATATCTGCTTGACTTGCAAGCCAGCCAAGTTGTACACCCGAAGTTCCCACAAATGCCAATGCTTTATTGCCCATATCCTTATGGTCTACATTTGTCACAGTACCATTGGGGGATTTATAACTAACATTAGTGGCAAGCTCAACATACTGTTCTTTGCCGTTCCAGCCTTTTCTTGCTATTTTCTTACCTCTCTTTACTTCTTCGATTGCCTGTCCAAAATCCATGTTCATCTGTCCTTTCTGTTTTACAACAAAATTGTCCCGCTTTTTATACACATCAATGTACGTTTCATTTTTATCACCATTATGTGTGATTTCAAAATACATTCCGTTTGGAAGCGTTGTTGATACAAGTGCCTTCCAGTTCTGCAATGTTTTACAACTCCATACAACGTAAACATCATCTGTTGAAATCTTCACATTGCCGGTTTTGTCAATGCGCTTGCTCACATAATCAGCAATTACTTCCTTGCAGAGTTTGATAAATTCTGTGTCCTGTTTAATTTCCATAATATCTTCCTTTCTATTCGCAATACAATCTTACTGTATTGTCAGCAAGACTTTTCTGTACATCAATAACCCTCTGATTGCTTGACCCTCGCCATTTTAATGTTATATCTCTTTTATCGTCTTCATACTGCCCGTCAACAACTACGTCAAGGTATTCCATAATAGGTAAGTTTTTAATTTCATCCCACTTATATCCTGTGTACAGCCATTGTGTTTTTGTAGGATAGCAATCTTTTATTAGCGCAGATATTGTGCATACTATTTCACGATTATCAGGAAACAAAGGATCGCCGCCTGAAAATGTTATACCTGAAATATATGACTTGTCTAACTGGTTACATATTTCAAAGATAGTATCAAAATCAAATGGTATACCACTATCTTTATTCCATGTTTGAGGGTTTTGGCAGTTTTTACAATGATGATTACAGCCTGATACCCAAAGGACAGTTCTAAGTCCGTCACCATTTAACATATCATCCTTGGTTATATTATGATAGTTCATTACATACTCACCCTATCCTTTATCTCTGCAACCTTTGCGGCATTATATCTACTTTTACCATGTATTCTAGTAAAGCCTAAATAGCCATTCATTCGATCAATCTGAGTTATATTTTCCGACCCACACTTCGGGCATTTATCCATTTCTAGTTGCTCATAACCGCAATCCTCACAATATGATAATGCTAAATTTATACCCTCATAAAATCCGTAATCCATAGCACGTCTTACAAGTGTTTTTATAGCTTCCTTATTATACGATATAGGATAACGACAATACTGTATCTTTCCACCATTGAACAAATTCCAAAAACGCTTTTCAGTATCTTGTTTCTGAACTGGGGTAATATGTTCCCATACGCCACAATGGAATGAGTTGGAAACGTATGGTCTGTCTGATACGCCCTCTATGATACCATACTTCTTGCGGAATTGTTCAACTTGAAGCCCACACAGGCTCTCAGCAGGAGTGCCGTAAATTGCGTATAGTATATGGTCTTGTTCTTTAAATTCATTTGTCTTGTCATTTATGTATTGCATTACTTCATAGGCAAAATCACTATCTTCTACAAGTGACTTACCATTATACAAATGCTGTAATTCGTTTAAAGCGGTGATACCAAAACTCATAGTCATAGCTGGAAGTATTGGTTTTATTTTATCATTAGGGTTGAGATTGCCACCAAGAAAACCACCTTGAGTAAATCCCATTGGATTCGTCGATGCCTTTTTTTCTCCTAAAAATTCATACGTTCTTTTGTGCAGGTTTCTTATAAGTTCGAGGTAATAATCAAGAACTTCATAAAAATCTTTATTCTCCTGCCTTGCCTTTGCTAATATCATCGGCAAATGTAATGATATTGCACCAAGATTAAATCTACCCTCAAAGACAGGGTAATCATTTTCGTCTTTTGGTTTCATGCCACCTTTTACAAACCAAGGTGACAACGAAGCTCTACACAATGGCATTATGCCATTGGACTATATCTTTACACAACATTCTGTTACCAAATGCTGTGTACTTCGCTGTTCCACATAAGGAGTCGCACCTTATGTGTACTCTATTCACTTCTTCACATAAGTCTTTCACTTATGCTATGTTTTCGATAGTCTCTTGACGATTATCAAAATAACTAAAATAATAACCTAAATAATTTTTGGGAAGTTCCCCTTTTAAAACTCTTGCTATTTTATGTCTATCTAAGTTCAATACTCTACCACATTCTCTAATTGATGAAAAACTATCAACAATATTGTCGTCAAAATCAAATACAAACACCTTTATTCTATTTTTGTGGATTCTGTTTCCACTGTGCCAACCATGCATAACATTATATGAATTAGTACACCATTCCAAATTATCAATATTGTTGTTGGTTTTATTGCTATCAATATGATTTATGTATTTATAATTATTAGGGTTTGGAATAAAACAATGTGCTATAATCACATGAACTCTATTATGATGTTGTTTATGATTTTCCATTCTATATTGAACTTGCAAATATCCATCTGTACCGAGATATGGTTTTAATTTACGCATAGTTCTTTTGCTGTATATGTTTAGTTCTTCGTCTATTAAGAAACCGTCATATTCTTTATATTCCTTCGTTTTGTCCTCTCCTTTTTGTCGGTTTATGTAAATTATTTAGTTATTTTGAATTTCGCACAGGATTTTTTTAGTCCCCTGTTAGCACAATTCCTAATTATCATTTCCTATAATTCCTAAACGTGAATTGTACACCCTACATTTGTAGGTTTACGAAGTTTTAGATGAGCCGTAGTGTAATTTTTTAACCCATCAAACTGACAACTTTTCCGTACTTCTTATACATTTCAGGAATATAACCATCCCCTGTCAAGGATAAAAAATCTGGGTACATCGCTTTACTGCTACAATCAATGGCAACATCAAAAAGCCATTCTAACTTTTTGCCTTTACCATGTAAATTCTCATCGTACAAAAACGTCAGCTTTGGAAATAGTACAGGTCTTTTAAAGCCCTCTTTTCCTTGTCCGCCCATTCGTGTTTTTAATGCTACCTCGCTTGCCATGGTTTCCCACCTACTTGTACCTATGCCAAAACTAATAGCAATGAAAGGATAATCACCTCTTGACGATCCTACAGAGTTAAATGCCATTTCCCATGATTGAAAACCCTGTTCAAAATCTCTATAGACTTTTTTGGTTGCATATTCGTCAGCTTTATTCTTATTGCCGTTATCACATATGCTTAGGTATTCATCAACATATTTCTGATAACTTTTTTCGGCATATGGAGCTAAAAGAGTATCAACTCTAGGTATCGTAAAACCCAATGCAGATGTATATTTCTATACTGGATACCGCACTGCAACATATCTTCACAACCGCTAATTGTGCCTACTGTTTCAATTATGTGCCAATCTCATAATCTACTCTACTCGATTACTTTCATAATAAAAGCTATAATATTATGATATTCTTTCGATGTCCTCTACACTCTCTAAATTCCATTTATATTAAATTCCATTGATAACCTTGAAGTAATAATTGCTTTTTATTGTTTGTATCCTGATAGAAGTCTTTACCTTTTAATCCAATATTTTTTCCCAATTCTTTTCTATCAAATGTTCCAACATAAATATTGTTTTTGTATAATTGATACATAAATCTTTTTGGCGATTTTTTATTTTTTAATGCTTTTCTCGTATTATTTTCTCTAGTTAATATTTGCAAATTTTCTATTGAATTATTTTGAGGATTTGCATCTATGTGATCGATCGTCAATTCCTGTGGAATATCCCCCATCAGTGTTTCATATACCAATCTATGTACTCGGTAATATTTCCTTATATGTCGATTATTTTCTATAAAAGAAAGGCATACTTCTAAATATCCATCTTTATCCACTTTATAACAATGTTCTCTTGGTTGAAATATATTTATTCGCCCTTGTCCACCTTTAACTTTAGTAGTTATTACTTTGCCACTTTTGGTAACATAGTATCCGTCATATTTAGTTTTATAAGCAATTTCATTTTCAAAAATTATTTCCTCCATAATTAAACCTCTCACTAATTTTCTTATGGAAATTAGATAGCACGGTATTACCATATCAATTATGACTTAGGTTTCACCGTTAGCAACTTTCGTCACACCCTTTAGCAAGGTTAAGTAGGTTTTATTACGGCAATATTACTTACCGTATTGTTGACTAGCTACTGACATTGTTACATCGCTTATGACATCGAAAGCTACATCAAGTGTCTTAGGTTCGTTGTAATGAATGTTACCCATTTCAAAGCCACCAGATAAAACATTTGCCATATCGAAAATGCAACAGTTTATACCATCAAGTCTGTCTTTCTTGTCATGAATATAGATGTAGCCCTCTCTCGCTGCCTGTCTTTCTTCGACATTTAAGAAAAATTTATCATACAGATTTTTATTTAACTCGCCATAAATCAAACTACGCTGTGTGCTATTCATAGTAGAGTCGGTATTGGCATTTGAAACGTCACCAATATAACGAATACCTTGAGATTTAGTATATACATCGTCCATCATGTGAACAAAATCTTTTTTGTAATTTCTATACTGCCTATAACATTCACCTGATTTTGGGTAAAGGTCAAGCAAAGTTCGTTCGACTATTGCGTGTATTGCCTCAACTGAAATGCAATCATTTTCTAAATCTTCTTCCATTATGTAGTCCATAACAGCAGAGCAAATTTTTTCATAATCTTTATCCGAAAGATTTTCTAATGCCCTGTTAGCCGATTTGCTACAGGCATTGATTATTTTTTGATAATCAAAATCTTCTAATGTTCCGTCTTTTTTTATTACTTTCATTTTATTGCTCCTTATCATCGTTCACAACAAACTCTATTCTTTGTTCGTTTTCTGTATTCTCTATATTCTCTGGCTTTAAGTCTAATTCTATTTCTGTATCCATATCAGTTTTCATAATTATGTTAATTGCCTCATCAATATCATTCCAATTCCTACAACGGTATCTTTGGTGTAGCATATGAGCGTTGTTTTCATATGACTCAAACCCAAGTCTATTCCATGGATAATCAAATAAAATTTTATGATAATAGCCACCAACTAAATTGTCTACGCAATCATCAATTAGAATGTCAATATCCCCACCGAGCATTTGCTTGTTCTTTATGACTATTAGGCTATCATACATATTTAAAAATGGAAGTTGTTCTTGTAACCAAGCTGTCTTACTAGAAACATTCTGTGGGGCTGTAGCTGTTACTATATAAATTTCACAACCTAAATCATGGTATTTATTTAATGTAGTAACACAATTTTCAAGCACTTTTATGTTGTCCCATACCCTCTTATCCGTGAAATAGTCATAGAATTCGTCTTGAGATACATTTTTAAAGAACTGTCTCATATTATAGGTAGTTATATCGGCAACGGACAAATTATCATTATAGTCCTTATTATAAACATCAATAATACTCTCTACTAGATTATTAATGACATTATCACAGTCGACACCAATACGCCACGGTCTAGGTCTTATCAGATTTGCTTTCAGTTCCATTGGTATTTTCCTCTTTATCATTCTCATCTAATTCATTAAGCATTTCGGTCACTGTTCTATAGGCTATTAGAAAACCAAGTACAAGCCCAACCAAAGCACCAATAATAAAATTAGCCATTTTTATCATGTTCCTTTCTGTATTTTTCGTATTCATTTCTAATTTGCTCCAAAGTACAAATTTTATACGGTATATGTCTGTTGTCACAATATTTAATCTCCGTACAGCAACCTTTGGAGAATTGCCAATCATTTGAACAAACAAGCATTTCATCTGCAAGTTCTTCAAGTAACAACAGGGTCATGTTCAATCCTTGCTCATAAGTGGTACAATCGTAAAGGTTGCCAAACATTGCAATAGGATTGAGATACAAATTTTCAGGGTGCATTATAGTTAATAGTTTTTGGCACTCATTTATTTCACTTAAATTTTCTTGTTTACCACCATATGGGTGTGACAAGTAAATAATGCTATTATAATGTTCTCTGTTAATTATGTTCGGTTTCGGTATAATTATCTCCCTCCTGCTTGGCTATAATTCTTTTCACATATTTTTTTAGATTTTCATAAGCTGTATTGATATTTTCATCATTATTGATAACGTAATCAACAGATGATTTGCAGTTTTTAAATTCTATTTTATCTTGTTCTGTACGTTTACTGGTTTCTTTAAGTGCTTTATCAAAATTCTTGTACATTTTATGGTAACGTCCAAACAAACGCTTGTACCGATTGATATACGAGCAATCTATAAAAATAGAATAAATCTCTCTGTTGCCTTTGTACTTTTTACGGAGTTCATTAAGCCCTGTTTGGTCTACAACGTAAAGATTATATGTATCATCGTCAATCTGACTTGCCGTTACTCCATAATGATTGTTAAGATAGTAGTTATATGCCACGATATCATTAAGTGCCTTAAATTCCTTTTCTGAAACAAATGTATGACCTGCTTCACCCTCGTATCTCGGAGAACGAGTTGTGTAAGAGGGTATCTGCTTCATATTAAATTCTTTTTCAAGCATTTGTACAAGTGTTGATTTGCCACTTGCCGAAGCTCCAAGAATACAAAATAGTGGTTTATTCATCTGTGCCTCCTGTTATCAATTCTGAATATGGCAATGCCTTAATCCAATCACAAAAAGTTCTCCACTCATCAAGCTTATGGTTTTTACGAGACTTATAAATATTTGCCAGTACCTCGTAATTAAGCATGACAGTGCGTTTTTGATTATAGCTACTTGGGAGAAGCTGTATCATCTGCCACCAAAGGTCTTTTTTACTCGGACAACCTTTAATTTCAAAGTCATTTGGATTATAATTAATATACAATGTTCTATAATCGTTTAATGCTTTTATTATTTCTTCTAAAATCTTGCGTGTTCGGATGTCGAGATGTTCACAAGAAAAATCCTCCAGTGTAAACTCTTTCTCTGCGATCTTGTGCATGGTGCTACAAGAATTTGCAACAGTACCAACCTTGTAAGTATCATATTCTTTCCACCAATACAGTGGTGCTGTAATGTCAGCATACACCGCAATCATACGCATAAACTTACGGTGGTCTGTACCTGCCTTAACGAGTTTCATAACGAGTTCGTAATCAGCTTTACCTAATTTAAAGACTCCGTCATTACGAAAAGGATGATTACATATTTTATGATCCGGACAATTAGCACATCCAATATGATGAGGATAGCCACAAGTACCACTATCACTCTTCTCCCATGATTTCATTGGGTTACGCATTCCTCTGATGGCTGTATCCCAGCCCATCACTTCAACGTTTTCAATTTTTATCATCGTCTTTTCCTCTACTTTATAATAAATTCTGCAAACATTTTTTCTGCGTTCTTTTCGTGTTCTGTTGGCACAAACATTATTACCTCGTTTTCTAGGTCAAGTGCAAATATACCCACTATACTACTTGCATTTACGCAATAATGGCTCTGCTTTAGGTCTATGTTATAGTCAACCATATTTGCAAGTCTAATAAACTGCTGTACTTCTTTTACTGTAGTAAATCTTATTTTATATGCTGTATACTCCGTTACCATTTTCATCTGTCCTTTCTCGCTTGTTTAATTTGTTGCCATAGCAATCATATAAGCTCTTTGTACGATTGCTTTATTTCTAGCTTTTGTTATCTTCTGTCTTTCTTTGGCTTGAATGAGTTCGTTCTCACTCATAAAATATGTATCTAGTTCTCTACACTCTGACTTGTAGCGTTTTAGCTGTCTGTTTTCCTCCTCTCTAGCTAAACGCTTTCTTTTTCCTGCTTTCTTGTCGTATGCCAATTTTTAAATTCACCTCTTTTCTAACTAAGTTTCTGAATTGATACAATATTACCAGAATAATTGCTATAAGTACCAATGTTACCACTACTCATAACATCAGGGTCAAGTGCATATGTATCAACTATAAATTCAACCACGTTCTTAAAGCCATTGCCTGTATCTCGATACTGATTATAATAATCAGTATGAATATCAGCTTTACAATCGGCTAAAACAGCGGTGAATGAATTACCCATGTCGGTTGTAATTAGATAACGTGTACCTATTTCTGTACCGTAATAACTCCCCAAAGCAATACAAACATCGTCACCTTGTCTGCGTATTCCCTGACTATCCGTCCAACAATTCAGTTGTAACTGATACTGTAGAGAATTGATGTCCGTAATGCAAGCATAGTCCATGTAGCCATGAAATGAAGTATCACCTGCTGGAATATCGTAAGAAATTAGTTCTATTTCTGGCTCTGCTTCAGACTTAATAACTATCGTTGTAGTTTCGGTTATTTTATGGCTATACGGCTTTGTAGTTCTTGTTTCTTTAGCGGTTGTAGGAGATTTAGTATTTGTTTTTACTGTATTTTTTTTATTTTCTACCGATCTAACTTTTGTATTTTTAGTTATAGCATTTGTGGTAGTGGTAATTGTATTAACTGTTGAATTATCGGCTTTGTTTCTTTCAAAATTATGCCTGTAGTCTTCGTTAATACCAATAACTTTTACAACTCCAAAACTGATAACTATTACGCAAATAGCAATCACAAGCTGTATGATTTGTTTTGTTGTCTCGTCTTTCTTTTTGTTCATATGTATTTATTCCTCATCGTCACAATAACAATATTTGTTATAATAATCTTCTCCGTTCATTTTTTCACAAGGAATATCGTTGTATTCGCACAAATCGTCAACGTTCACATTATAATTTGACAAATATTCAATAGCCTTTTCTTTGGCACATTCGCTGCAAAGTTCTTCCGAGTCATTGTCAATAATATAAAGCACATCAACCTCAGTTCCACACTTGTCGCATATTAAAACACGATAATCTTGACCCATGTAGCAATGACGGCAGGGAAGTCCGAGAGCAGTACAACCCACACAATCATTTCGTATCTCACTTGCCATGTTTTTTATTCACTCCTTTACTTCTTTGAATCTAGCGTAAAAGCTGTCATTAATATCGTAAACATTGTCATATGTATTACAGCTTTTTCTGCCATGACCGTCTATTAGTCTGCCATTTTTTACTTCGTATACTTTCCCTTCCTGAAAGTTATGGGTGTCAAAGCAAGCCACCCATATACATTTCAAGAGAGTATTCCAAGCATTATTTAACATTTTGTTTCCTTTCTAGTTTCGGCAACTACATACAGATAACTAAACCCACCAGCATTGCCAACTGGTTGTGCTGTTAAGCACATAGCTATATGTTCTGCCGAATATATCCTGTTTCCTTGTCTATACTGTTTTCCAAAATTAATTTCACCTACTCCACCAACTAACAACGGCTTATCATTGCAACCTATTGTGCTGGTGGTTATATAAAATTTTCAGTATCAACCTCAAACAGCTTTCCAAATATATAATAAAGTACATCAACCACAATAGAGTTACCTGCCTGTTTATAAAGTTGGCTGTCAGAACTAAAAGTTTGTGATCTATCGAATTGTTCATCAGTAAATCCCATAAGCCTATAACATTCTTTAGGAGTTAATTTACGAACACGAAAACTTTCAACCACACCTGCATCATTAGCATTTGCCTTCAATGTTTTAGAATAACCTTTCATTGGCGGTCTATATCCAAAAGATTGACTTTGATTGGTGATTACACCACTAACTTCGCTATTAGAGTCCTCTATAAACCTTTTGTACATCTGCTGTTTCCATTCAGAATGTGACAGTTCATTAGGTTCAACTATAGCTTGGTTACAACTTGTAGTCAATGTTTGTGCGCAACCCTTTCCGACCCTACCTCTTCTTGTCTTAGAATTAGGCTGTTCCAGATTTACACTATCACCTTCATAAATCTCTGCGTAGCCTTTCTTAGTTGCTTCTTTCACATAGGCTATTGGCTCTGCTATTTTAGGTTCTGTATTACCACCACCACAAGTATGTAAAGTAGGCGAAATACCTTCAGGAGAATAGTATCTTCTCGCAGATTCATATATTTTATCCCATTTGTCACCTTGTAAGCTACCTTCTTGTATGCAACGATTGGTGTCAAGTATTTGCTTTGGTTGCTTATAATCAGTAGCTACTAATGCACCCATAATGCCATTTGGGGAATAAACTAAATCTTTAGTTCTTATGCGATGATTGTGTTTACCCTTAGTAGTGCCTACAACATTTGCCTCTAAATTTTCCTTATTCAGTATAAGTCTGTTCTGAATTTCTTCACTCAAATAATACTTTTCATCTACATTATCTTCAAGAAAATCTTTAAGTCTGACTCCGTTATCAAAAGGCTGCGGAAATTCAAATTTGCCATCATCAATATCTTTGCGAATACTTATTGCAAACACTCTATCTTTAGCATTTAAAACTTTCCAATATGTATTGTAACCAAGTTCATCAAGCCAAGCCACCCATTCATCAAACTGTGGTTTAAACTTTTTACCCACAAGGTTTTTGACATTTTCGAGCATTAGATATTTTGGTAAAGCCAACATTTTGTTGGCTCTTTCAAGAAGTCTTTGTACTTCATATAGTAAACCTGAACGTGTTTGACCCTGTTTTATTCCCTCTTGTTTACCTGCCACAGAAATATCGGTACAAGGAAATGAATATGTCCAAAAATCAGCATAATCAAGATGTTCGAGTTTACTAATATCACCTAAATTCCTAGAAAGTTTATTAGCAAGCCAATATTTTTCAAGCTCTTTTGATTTACTATTTACAAATCTGTACCAATTATAAGGCTTGTTTTTCTGAAAGTCATATCCAAGATTAATTTCTGTAAGTTGCCTAGCCATTTCTTCTCTTGTAGGGTATTCAGTATATGTATTTATTAGTTCTTCCGTAAGTCCACAATGAATAGAAGCATAAGAAAGTACAGCATTATGGTCTATATCTGAGGTGTGTTTAATTTCACAAGGTATTCCGAGCCTTTCTAGTGCTGAAATTTGCGCGCCTATACCACTAAATAATTCGTTTACTGTTATTTTTCCCGTTTTCACTATTTGTAAATCCTCCAATTTGTTCTTTATTGGAAGATAATTGCAATTATCATATTCACTCAGGTAGCTAATCTGAGCGTTCCGTTTTGTTTTATCTCTTATTTTCTTAATAAAATGTTGGTTTTATTTATATGTATTTTTGTGCGTTACTTTACAAACTCTGCATTATCAGGTAATCTATCTCGAAATTCTTTAGGTACTTCACCATTGTGCCATAAATTATTTGTTACGATAATTTCACCAGTATGTAATTTAATTTTAAATTCTCTACCACCATATCCCCTAAAAGGACTATCACTCATTGGGTGAGCTTTGTCTAAGTAATAACAAATGCCATTAATAATAACGTGTTCGTCCTTTTCTTTTATAATTTCAAGCCAGAACTTTTTATGGAAACATTCGCTACTATCACACACTTCGTCAAAAGGCTCTGCGTGACAGACTTTGTGGAACACTCGACCACAGATTTCACATTTTATATTTTGAATATTACAATCCATTTGTTCGTCTCCTGCTTTTACATCAACCACTTTCTATATTTTCTATCTTGCTTACGCTTAATCTTCTTTATGCGGTTGTATATATAGTTCTCATAATGCTCAAACTGCATAGCCTTTGCATAGCAATATAACCATACCACAAAAAAGGTTAAAACCACCATTACACTTACTATAGTTTTAGTATGATGTAAGCCGTATTCGTCATAGAAATGTGCCATAATTGGCATTGTTAAAACAAAAGCACAAAAAGAAATAATACAAATAATAGTATATATTGTCATTCGTGTTTTGCACCATTGTTTAGAATATTTCACTACTTTAATTTCTTTCATCAATAAACCTCTTTATTGCCCTTTTGAGCATATTTCTCTATAACAAAAAGGTCAAATCCGTTTCTTACGAACTGTTTTGTAAGATCATGTTTTATGCTATTACCCAAATATGTATAGATATAACTCATTTGCTCCATTGTAAAATTAGTTCCACAAATTTTATTGAAAGCATTAGTATTGTCTTGCCAATATCTCATAAGTCTTTTGTCTCGTGAATATCTTAACGCACAAGAGCAATCTCGACTTAGCCACTCACAAAGTTTTACCTTGAAATCTTCATTTGTTTTCACATCGTCAAGCTGAATATAGACATTGAATTTTGGAATAAGAATAATCTCGTTATTTCGATTAATAAAGCTATTTGGGAAAACTTGCATTGCAAGTTTTATACTTTCCAGAAGTTTCATTCTGTCTCCTTTCAGCCAATTCCAATTCTTTCTTTGTATTCGTCAAGTGTAATTTTGCCCATTTTATAATCTAAAAGTGATATAAATTCTTCTGTAGAAGTACTAAAGGGGAAATTGCAGTTGCGAAGTTCTTTTCTTATCTTTTCTATCGCCTGCTCAAACGGAATATGCCACTTACTCTCGTTGACACAGATCTCCGAGATAATAAATTCCATATGTTGATATTGATTTATTAGGAATATTAGTTGCTCTTTCGTAAGAGCGTTAAGAATTTTCTTTGAAATCATTTATGTCACCTCAGCCCTAAGTCATCAAGTGTTACAGGTGTGTAGTCATGCAACATACAACCTACATTTGCACACCTATAAGGGAAACCACGCTCTCTCATTTGTTTGGCATACTCATTAAAAGGTCTTGTATCTCTACCATTGTGAATATGCCCATACAAATAAAATTAAATCCACTCTATTGTTGGCAAGCCTTCATAATTATGTTCCCATACAAACCATGCAAAACACATAGTGCTTGCCCAAGGCTTCCCCTTTTCATCTACCTCACTACCATTACGCATTGGGTTTACTCTTTTAGAAAACACATAAATTGTTTTTATAGGAGTGTTTTCCCACATTTTCAATCTATCTTGCCCTTCAAGAAGTTGGATTTTTGCAAACATAATAACTTTTTCATTTGCTAAATCCAATGATCGAAGAATAAATTCTTTTGCAAATTTGAACGGTGGATTGGTAATAATATTATCAAATTTGCGTTTGTAATTATATGTAAGAAAGTCAACGTTTGGAGTAATATCAATTCCAAAAGGACTATCTCTACTAACCAAATCAGTAGATACAATTTCTGAATATGGATAAAATTCTTTGAGGACTTTTGATATATGCCCTTGACCAGCAGCAGGTTCGAGTATGCTACCAAATAATTTTTCTCTTTTTAAAATGGCTTCTGTCGCATTGAATGGTGTTGCGTAAAAATCATTAGTCACTCTTTCTCTTGTAGGAGACATTCCAGCTAGGCTTGTCCCCGTAAGTGTTTTCATTAAATGTTGTCCTCCTCAATAGTTTGTAATCAAGACCTCTATATCTTTTGTCTTGTCTTTTTTCTGATAATTACAGTTTCCATAAGTAGTGTTTAAATAGTGGGTTTTATATCCATGACCTTCCGCCCAATCCTTTAACGTTAGGTTTGTTTTTAGGTTATTTGATAACGCCCATTTTACATTTGAAGTCGCAAGCATATCTCTTAAATCTTTCTCATCGGCATTAGTCCAACCGCCATTTTCATTATAGGTTGCCGTTGAATTAAAATACGGTGGATCGCAATACAGAAAATCATTTTCGCCAAACGCTACGCCGATGAACTCACGAAAATCAGCATTGGTGAACTTGCAGCCTTTATTGCTGATTGCTTCCGAAAATTCTATAAACCTTTCTCTTAATGTAGGGTTAAAATATCTTTCTCCAAACGGCATATTAAATTCACCTTTTGAATTAAAACGCATCTGATTGTTAAAGGCGTAACAAATTAACACATATAAAATAACGGACTGTTTAGATTCCGACTCGTTAAAATAGCTGCGGAGTCTCAAATACCCATTCCTATTAATCTTTGATAGGTCATATTGCTTGATTATCTCATCTATTTCGTCAAGACTTTTATCGGTTCTATTTCTATGTATGTATTCGAGTATTTGGACTACAGGCAAATTCAAATCATTATAAACAACCTCTTTCGCAGGAACATTAATTCCAACATTAAACCCACCGCCAAACAAGTCAATAAAAGTGTCAATATTTTTCGGAAACAATGGTAATATCTGCGGTAGAAGCTTGTATTTGCCACCTACATAATTGAGTGGCGATTTTATGTATTCTTGCTTTATCAGTATCATCTCCTAAATAAAATTTCTCTTTTATTCAAATTTTAAGTGTCTAAAAGTGTGTATTTACGTTGTTTTAGAAAATGTATTTTTTTACCATTCGTTAAGGATTGGTAGTTTATCAACTTTTAAAATTGGTTTTGTCGGCAATGTCTTAAATTCCCACCATTCCGAACCGTCATATTCATAACGTTCAAGCCAGAAATCTTTACCAACAACAACTAAACGTCTATCAATCTCTTCAAAGCCATAATCTGCATCATACTCAACGCATTTAGCTTGTTCCTCAAACTCCTCCCAAGTGTAATAACTGTTGTTCTTAATTCCTACCCATTCTACATCGGCAAGTGATTTACCATTCTGTTCAAGTGTTTCTACTGTTTCTTGCAATAAATTTATATTCATTATTGTTTCTCCTTTATTAGTTCGGCATTGTCATAAACGTTTCCGACAATTTGTAGTTCTTCGCCATAAACGTTGTCAAAATCAACTGTGAATGTAGAATAGGTTATGATAAATTTTGCCATATCATTATACCACTGTACAACGCCTCGTTCTTCCTCACAATTATCCCAAACTATATCTCCCTCAAAAATCTTATTGCCGTTCGTGTCGGTAAGACCTGTGTACTGACCGACAGTTTCCGGGGCAACTTCGGCTGTATATAATGCACTTGCATAATCGGGAATGATATAGTCTTTCTCTTTTCCTATCCAACCATAGCGGCAGGAATAGCCCTGAACCCATTCGCCATTGTCTACACGTTTTCCTCTAAAAAGTATTTCACGCATTGCCGTCACCCTCTTCATTCATATACTCTTTAAAGATTTCATCCGTGAATCTTATCTCGTAAGGAAAAACTGTTATTATCGACCCATTAATGTCCTCTACGATACCTTCGGTTTGACCGCTTCGACCTATGCCCCACATATGAAATAGCATCTTTTCACCATTCACAAGGCAATGTCTTAACGGAAAAGTAACGTTAAGTTGCATATCTCTCATTCTTCAAACTCCTCCATTTTTTGCTCCGCAGTTAGTCTTGCTCCGCAGTTAGGGCAGTAGTTATAATAGCAATGTCCACAATAATATGCCGTTTCAGTTAATCCTTTGCATTCGGAACAAATCCATTGTTTACTGTCAACTGGGTCATTGCTAGGTTTAAACCATTCTCCATGTTTGACTTCCTGCACGTCGGCGGTAGGTTCATCATCAACCAGTTCGCACAGGTTATAATAAAGTTCTTCTATGGTCTTATCCCGATCAAATATGCTGTCTGTTTCCGAATCAATAGAACACTTTAATTTTTCTGCGTCAATATATCTTGACATTTGCTATTCTCCTTCCAGTGACTTTCAAAACCCTTCTCAAACTCTTGTAGTTCCTCATCTGTCGGCTCGTCCTCAGATCTGCCTTGATCGAAACCGAGAGTACAACCGCTTTCAACGCTACAATCTGCTAGGTCGGCATAACATTCTATATCATCGCCATAACGGCAGTATCCCCAAATGCAATCCTGACAACACTTCATTACAGGGTCTATACATCGTGTTGGCAAATCGTGTATAATTTTTTTACTCATTTTCAATCTCCTTAAAAAACTCTCTCGGTTCAAACCATTTATCTTCAATGATATTTCCTATTCCGACAACTAATCTATTTTCCTGTTTTACTCTAACATAATGACCTTTTATATCTTCCCATTTTGCAACACCCACAACGTCCATAATTCTTGTAAGTGCTTCAAGTCCCTTTTCAGAACCTTCAAACGATGTTCCGTTGAAAAAAAGCTAAGTTATAATCGCCAAAACTAGCTCCCCAGCCTAAGTCTTTAAGTACTATAGAAAAGGTAAGGCAACAATGGTCGCCTATTCCCAGTGATACATCAGTTATTTTAGCGTTTTCATAAATAGTGTTAGTGTTACATTCTGCCGAAGGTGTATTTTTTATTACAGGTGCAGGCTCGTTTTTTTTTATGTAACGGGTAAAAAATACACCGCATTTATAGATTTTTTTGTTAAGCGGACATTGTTCACAGTTCATATCTGAATTAGTGCAAACCTCAACCGCCTTTTCAAACTCCTCTTTCGTTATCATATTCTACCTCTTTCTATAAATAAAACTAAATTTTTATTCTTTGTGTATAAATAATTTTTCAACCACTTTAAATTGATTATTTTTATTTCTATCTAATGTTCTTGTAAATGGTCTTTCCCAAATACATTTAAAATCATCAGGTGCATTTAATTCAGATATAAAAACCATATTATCTTTGCTAATTTTACGCATATATTCCCAAAATTCTTGTGTGTTGAAACTTTCTCTGTTAATAGGTTTTGTATTATTGTATGGTGGGTCAGCATATACAACCGAATCTTTAGGAATAATTACATCTCTGTAATCAAGGCAAGTAAATTCTGCGTTCCACAGTGTTTGCATATCTTTTAAAACACTCTTTTTACTTTGCAAGGCATAATTAGTGTTTTCTTTATTCCTTGCATAGCCTTCAAAAAATCTACCACCAAATGAACACCCAAATCCTACAAACCCTGTAAGTGCCATATCTTCATCTTTATGTTCTCTTATGTATTTGTATTGTTCTTCAGAAATATATTCAGGCAATTCATATCCATTCTGTAAAGCCTTAAACATTTCAATCAGATATTTGTGCTTATCATTACAAATAACTCTATCAAAATTAGGTGCAAGTTTGGATTCTATTGAACAACTACCACAAAACAAAGATACTAGCGTATTATTACTCTCTCTCGATTGCTGACGCAACTCGATTGCTGACGCAATCGGTTTGGCTATTCTGCTTTTTCCACCTTGATACCTCATTTATTTTCCTCCTTTGTCTATCTACCTTAAAATAACATTTTTATGTATTACTTATTCATGTTCTTAAGTCTATATTTAGCTATATCTGCCCAATACCAACCTTCAAATTTACCTTTTCTTTCACAGACACCATTATCTATACCTATGTAGTTTCTATATTCTAGTTGAGCAGCTTTAGGGATAGTTCCTGACCCACAGCAAAAGTCAACCACTAAATCTCCTGCATTAGAATAAGTACAAATAGCATACCTGCATAAGTCTAAAGGTTTTTGTGTAGGGTGAAGAGATATTTGTTGTTTATCTGTAGCAAATTTCCAAATACTTGTTGGATAACGTTCGGTACTATCATAAGTTGTAAGACCAAAATCGCCATAATTAGATGTTTTAATAAAATTTAGTTTATTTTCTGCAGTGCTTACTTTACGTTTATGTCCTGTTGTCTTTTGTGAATTGTAGGTAGGAAGTTTTTGATAAAACACCATTATATCTTCATGTATTCTTAAAGGCATTTTCTTTGCATTTAAGTGTCCGGTAGGAGTTGTTTTCTCCCATATAATATTGTATCTATGTAATTTAAGTTGAGATAACATCATTTTAGCTGTAAATTTATCTTGTCCAAAGAATAAAATTGGTGTAGTAGGTTTAGCTACTCTTATAACTTGTTCCCACATAGGTTCTATTGGAATAACATTATCCCATTTATTCTTAGCAGTAACTCCATAAGGTAAATCTACAAAGAACATATCAACAGAATCATTATCCATTTGTTTTAAAGCTTCTATACAATCCATATTGTATATATTATTTATTTCTAGTATTATTATCATCTCCCTCTGGCATGAAATATAGATTTTTTCCTTCATCAACAGCTTTCATAATTTCAGTCATGACTAATTCAGCTTTTTCGCTCACATACTCTCCCATATTTATTCCAAACGAACTTACATCATAGTCTATAATACCTCGAATAACAACCGTTTCGTGTTTTACAGAAGGTTCTATCCATATTGATATCAGCGTATTTGTATTTATTATGTAAGTTCTACTTTGTGATATTATAAGCATTTCATATTCACCTCAATAAAAGAAAACTTTTATATTACTCGTTTTCAGCTTTCTTACCAAGTAGCCATTCAATAGAGGTCGGCTTTTCATCTTTCCAAGAACAGAGATTATCTAACATCTTTGTAATGCTATTAACCCTAATTTTATACATTTCACTGCACCACATTACTTCTAATTTGTAAGGGCGTGTGTTATAAGCCATCAAAGCATTATTAATACAATCACAAGCCAAGTACCTATAACCGAGCAAATAAAGTCCTTCTAAAACAGTTCTCTGCTCATCTGTTATTTTTGGCTCGTTTGATTTATTCGTTATATCGCCAATGATTGTGCCTTTTACCGTAGGCTCATCGACTGTAGGTCTTGGATTTGATATTCTTATGACAGTTTCACCAGTCTTTCTTTCGGTCTCAATAGTGATTGTCTGCTTAAAATTATCAGCATCTGAGTCCATGTGTTCAAGTGCATTTTGAAATACCCAAGTATAAATTCGATTCTGGTCAATTTTTACATGATATTTAATAGAATTATCTACAAGCTTAGTGCCAATAATCGTTCCTGTAAAATCTGTGATTTTTACTCTGTCGCCTACTTTAAATTTGATTTTTGTTCAGCCATTTAATGTACTCCCTTTCTACATTTTAAAACAATTCACAACCCTGTGTTTTGAAACCATCAACTTGTTCATTCCATTTTTCTTTTGACAAATTAAACTCACGTTTAAAACATTTTTTACAATAAAACTTTGCTGTGTCTCTACCTAAATATTTCATATTCATAGCCAACACATTATTTTGACGTATATTTTTACCGCATTTGCAGCAAGTTTTATTAAAGAATTGTTCTGCAACATGATAATTAGACAAACCTTTATATTCCATCAATTCTTTTATTGCCTCATTTGTAGGAGCAGTTCGTAACAAACCACCATTCCAACAAGAATGATATTCTTTAACGGTACAATTAAGTTGTTGCCACCGAGAATTTTTTAAAAAATCTTCTTGTAGAATTTTATGCCAACGCTCATATGCTAACGGATACCAATATTTGTCCAATACCCAAGTTGTTTTTGTATAATAAGGACAACATATGGAACACCCAACTCTTGAATATCCTTTACGATATTTATTATTAATTTCAAGTTGGTTATGTAATATATAAAGCCACACGTCCAAGCTAGTCCATTTGCGAATTGGCAAAAGTCCATACCAATCTTTGTCATTCCATTTAGGGTTATGTGTGATATATTCTCTATCAGCTCGTTTATTACTTTCGTCATTTCTCACACCCATAATTTGTATTAATTTATCTATACCATGAACTTTAAAATATTGAATAGATTGACCTTCTTTGTAGATACTACAGCAAGCTCTACTAAATCTTGTTGGAATGAAATTTACTTTATTAAAATAGTTATATATACTTTCTTCAGGTGTTGTAATTATCCAATCTGAATGCTTTTTAACAATTCTATATGTATCTGCGGCATCACAGGTTGTATTATTAAACATTACCTTTACATTAGATGTAACCTTGTAAACCAAATCGAGAACAACGGTACTATCCTTACCAGTACTTGTCAAACACCAAAAATCATAATTTGAATATGTATCAAGAGTTGATTTTATTACATTTAGACTTTCATCAATTTTATTCTGCAAGCCATTTTTTAGACGTTTGTATGTTTCTTCCCAGCTCTCTGGGTTAAAATCGCAATATTCTTTATGTTTTGTAATATTAATTGTCAGATCATCATTAACTTTGTATTTATAAAGTCTGTGTAATATTCCGTCAGACGAAAATGCTCTAATGATACCTCGGTCGAGCCAATAAAACCCCTCTGTAATTGGTATATTAAAACCCAAATCAGACCACATTCTAATCTGTTCTTTAAAAATTGGTTGTATTTTTATCGCTTCCTTTCAAATAAAATCAACTTTTTATAAGTTGCTCTATAACGTCCTTAACTTTCTCAAATATTTCCGAAGAATAAACAGTAACCTTTAATACAACCATTATTCTGGAAAGTTGTAACAGTAATGTCATGTGTCATATTGAAAATATCATAATTCATCTATTTAAGCATAATTATTATTTAAATTTAGTATTTTCATCTACAATGGAATTATCAGTTATTGTTATAGTCATTTTATCATTTACTTTTATTTTAACAATGTTTTCCGAATCATTATTATGTTGCCACCAAGGGGATGACAATCCTAAATCCATATTCTCCGCTATTACATATTCTCCATCGTAAAGCCATTCTGTATTATGTTCAATAAATTTAGTACCTGATTTTAGTGAATTAACATAAGCTACCTTTCCTATATAATTAGGAGCTAAATTCCATTCAGGATATTTAATAATAAATTCATTATAGATAGCAGGCATTAACTTACTTAAAGATAGTAGAAAATCAGGAATTATTTTATCGTTATAATCTGTAATAACTCCACCTAGTAACGCTCTAGGCTTAAATGTAGCGATGTTATAAATAAGGTCTGTATTAAATTTATTCATAGGCACATAGTCACTTTCAAAAATATAATTAGACCTAATTGTATAGTAATTATTTGTTTCTTTGTTTAATGCTACTTTAGCGTATGTTAAATAAATAAAAACTGTGTCACCTATAATAGCTAAATTGTTAGTATTCGGATAAGTTAGACAATTATATTTATCATTAGAAGTGTATTTACTTTTAAAATCACTATATTTCTTAGCTCTGCTAGTATAACCTTTAGTATTTATAACACTTCCCAATTTACAATGTGGTAAAGCAAAAGGTGTGCAATGATTTAAACATTGCTTATTCTTATATAAAGAACAGTTATCACAGTTGTCACAATAAATTTCATGAGCTTCCAATGGACTTTCTTTTCCACCGAATATAGATTTACCACCTGTCAAATATACATCTATTAAGTTCATATTTTACCCTTTCTCTATATGATTTTTATATATCATTTCTTTCATAGTATTTTCTCCTATCTCTTATACTTTATAAAATTCTTTATCTTAAAAAACAAAGCTTTTATCTTTTGTGCCAATATCATCACCCTCTCTATCTCTAACAAGCGTACTCGAATGATAGTGAGTGCATATAAAACGCACTTAATTAATAATAGGTATATACTCAAGTGTACTCGTTTAATGGTATACTCATATTATAATGCACTATTTAATAGTTGTCAATATGGCAAAGTATACAAAGTTTGCTAGATAAACTTTGTTAATTATATATTAACCGCCCAATAAGCTTAACCAAGTATTTCTTTGTGAAGCCTGCATTTTCAAGCACCTCTGAAAAGCACTAGGCTCGGCAATCAATGCACATTTGGTTTTAGCTCTGGTAATCGCAGTATACAGCATACAGCGGTCAAGCAACTTGTAATGAGTGTTGTCGATCAGCACAATAACATTCTTAAAGCCACTACCTTGCGTTAAATGGCAAGTCAGACAGTAAGCCAACTCAATACTACTTAAATCATTTTGTAAGAAATCAATTTCCTTGTCGGCAAATTTAATTGTAACAACATTCTGCTTCTTACCGTCTTTAATTGTCTGTTCAATTTTTGTAATATAACCCATTTCTCCATTGAAAACATTTCTATCATAGTCATTCGTTCTTTGAATAACTTTCGACCCAAGACGAAATGTCTTATTACCATACCTGATCTCAGGTGCAGTATCGGGTGGAATTATCATATCTTGTAAAATAGAGTTAATTTCAAAAGAGCTATTTATCCTGTCCTTTTTACAAGGTGTCAAAATAATCGTTTCATCATAGCCGTCTTTCTTAGCTGCCATTGTATACAATTTAATAGCCAATTCACGCATACCTTCACGGCTCTCTCTAAACATATAGGTCATGTCTTGTAGCTCGCCAGTAACAACTTTTAGTTTTGGTTCAGGCAATGGGTTTTCTCCATTTCTAATTTTAACTGAGTCCGAAATAATACCTGACTTTTGAGCCTGTCTTAAAATCTTAGTCAGCTTACAACAAGTGAATACATTACAATTAAGCAAATCATGAAAGATATTGCCACAGCCTATTGGTGGTAACTGACCGTCATCACCTACAATAATTACTTTTGCACCCTCTTTTATAGCAGAAACCAAGCTATAAAATAATGATGAATTAACCATTGAAGCTTCATCAAGTACGATAATATCGCTAGGCAATCTGTTGTCAGAGTTATAAACAAAACCTGTCTTGTTAAAACCAAGCAACCTATGAATTGTACTTGCGAACAAACCTGTTGCCTCAGTTATCCTGATCGCAGCTTTAGCAGATAAAGCACAAGCTGATATAGAATAGCTTTTATATATCTTTGTGAGTCCTCTTAAAATTGAGCTTTTACCTGTTCCTGCTCTACCTGTTATAAGCACTACAGAACTGCCACAAGCCTTATATATCTCTTGTTTTTGTTCGTCTGTATAGCAAAAACCTTGTTCTCTTTCTGCTTCTGAGATACCCTTTTCAATGTTAATCTTATAGTCTGTTTCTTGTTCATTGAGATTTTTTAGAATATCCAAAATAGATATTTCAGTTTTATATTGGCGTAATAGCCCTACCTTATTTTCTTCAAAATGTAGAAATATCTCATGTTGCTTTTGTGTGGATTTAAAGCTCTCGTACATTTCATAACAATCGTTTATGTTATCTCTTATTGCACTGTCTAATACAGACTCTAGCACATATGAATGACCGTCATTGTTCCCAACACTCTCAAGATAATACTTAACAAATGCCACAACTCTTTTGGTTGATATCCTGATATCTGGATTTAACTTCAACGCCAAATCGTCGACTCTCTTAAAGCCCAAGCCACGAATTTCTGTCATGATGTAAGGATTGTCAAGTAACTTTTCCTTCAATAATTGAGGATTAGGTTCATTAGAAATCAATTTACTTATCATGGCATATGTTACACCCAACGGCTGAAGCATAATAAGGATATCTGAAATAACATAGTTATTCAATATATTATCTTTTATCCTATTCCAACTCTTTTCGCCTATACCCTTGATTTTTGTAAAATCAATTTCTCTGTTATGAATAACATCATCAATTACATTTGGGTAGACAGCTAAGATGTTTTTTGCTTGCAGTTCTGTGACCTGAGTTTTCAAATATGCTATTTGTTGTTCTTCTGTCTTAGGCACATTTGCAGTAATAGAAATTGGTGTATACTGATACGAATTATATTTGCTATTAAAGGAGCAAGTGACTTCGGCATTGTACTCGACACCGATTGTCAAGCGTTGCATTTTACCTGCCAATGTACTACCTTTTAACAGCCTTGGCTTGTCGCCAAAGGGATCGTCATAACAATCATAAAAATATGGAATGTCATCAGAAGTTGTTATAAAAGTATATACTCCCCAATTACTATTTTCGTTATAAAATCGCTCCTGTTGAGGAACGATTTTAAATTTATAGATTTTTTCTGCCATGTCTTTTCTTCCTTTCTGAAAGCCACTCAGTATATGGTCGCATAGCCTGTATTGTAACCTTATCTTCGTCTGTTTTTCTGCACTTAATAGCAACCTGAGAACCTTTCTTAACCAAATCTTCATATTGCACAAGCTGACTATTCCAAAGAACACCCTCTATGATACCGAAAGTGGAGTAAATATTCACAAAAGCAAATGGTTTTTTATTTCTGTCCTTTTTCTTTTGTACTCTGGAAATAACACCTACAATAACGCAATCATTATCATTCTCAACGGCTTCAAATGCCGTTGTTAAATAGGGAAGTGCTTCTTCAAATGGGTTATTGTGTATAAATATCTGTAATGCTTCAAACTCCCAAAAATCAGCGTTTTCAAGATATTTGTTATTGATTAAAAGAAATTGTTTCAGCCTATCTTCTTGCTGTAGGTCAAACTTTTCTTTCTTTTTCTGATTTACGAGAGTGAGTAACAGATCTTTGTCATAATCATATTTACCATTACCGATACGATATTTTTCAATGTCAATATCATAGTCGATAATAAGTTTGTTATACGTTGGCAACTTAGACAATTCTTTATACTCTAATGATTTATACAACGACTTCAAATACTTTAACAAACAACTCTTTTTATCTTTCGTAGGTATTGCACCTGACTTCATTAAGTTAATAATCTGAGTTTTTGTCAACGTTGTTCTTGACAACAAGTCTTGAAGGTTTTTATACTTGCCGTTCTTCTCACGCTCAGTAACAATCTCTTGGGCTATTCGCTCACCAATGCCTGTAATCGCAGAAAAACCAAACAGCACATTGTTATCGTAAATAGAAAAATCGACTAGCGATTTATTGATATGAGGTGGTAAAACAGTTACTCCAAACTGTTTAGAGTCTACAATGTATTTATTCACCATACCTGCCTTATCCTTATTCAAATTGAACAAGGCTTTGAAAAAATGAACAGGGTAATTTATTTTTAAATAAGCAGTTTGAAAGCATAGAACAGCGTAGCTATAACTATGTGATTTATTGAACAAATAACCACCTTTAGTTTTCAATTCTTCACTAATCGTTTTGGCAATTTCATGAGAATATCCATTGTCAATAATTTCTTGGTACAGCTTTTCTGACTCTTGCTTAACAAGTTCAATATTCTTTTTGCCTATCGCCTTACGGAATAAGTCAGCTCCACCATAGCTTCTGCCACCAAAAGTTCTTACAATATCCAAAAGTTGTTCCTGATAGATCATGCAGCCGTAAGTGCTTTCCAAAATAGGCTTCATGTCAGGGTGTATGTAAGTGACAAGTGAAGGGTCATGTTTACATTTGATAAACTCCTCCAAAGCTCCCATTGAATCAGGTCTATACAATGCTAAAACAGCCGACAAATCTTCCATATTAGTTGCTTGTAGTCTGAGTAGCAAGTCTTTCATACCTGCACTTTCTACCTGAAACACGCCATTCGTTAATGCTTTGTTTAACAGTTCAAATGGACTTCTATCATTTGCAAATTTGGGGTTGTTGATATTTATATCGTACTCAGATAAATGCAAATCACTTTGAATTTCCTGCACCATTTTTAAAGTTTGCACACCCAAAATGTCAAATTTAATGATACCTATTTGTTCGACAAGCCTTTTATCAACTTGAATAACGTGTTCACCGTCAGAGCCTAGTTTCATTGCCATATAATCGCTAATATCGGTATCAACAATACCGACACCGCCTGCATGACAGCTAACCGTTTTAACCCTACCACTTAATTTGCCTGCTATGTCAAGTAACTCACTGTACTCAGGGTGTTCAGATAGGTAGTTTATGTTGTTGTCAATACACTCTTGGAATGTATTGTACGAAAACTTTTTGGATAGTTTATCCATTTCATTATATTTGAAACCTTGTATTTTACCAACATCTTTTATGGCTACAACAGGTGTTATATACGAGAAGTTTATAATCTGACAAACACGATTTTCACCATATTTATCAATGAGATAATTTATTACTGTAGGTCTGTCTGAAACATCGATGTCGAGATCAGGCATTGAAACTCTCTCAGGATTAAGGAACCTTTCAAAAATCAATCCATATTTAATAGGGTTAAGATCAGTTATACCTATTGTATAGCATACAAGACTTCCTGCTCCAGAACCACGTCCTGAACCTATTTTAACCCCATGAGTTTTCGCATAATTTATAAAGTCCCATACAATAATGAAATAACCGTCAAAATTCATTTGATGAATAATGTTCATTTCATAGTCTAGTCGATCTTTCATTATCTTCTGTTCTTCTTTAGAAAGCTTGTCAAAATTTCTAGTTTTCCACCCCTCGTCAATAAGATGTAAAAGAAATTCATTATTAGAGTCATATCCACTTGGTAGGGGGTATGTTGGCAACTGTGGGTCTTGAAAAGGCATATGTACTTCTTCTATCATATCAGCCAAAATATCAGTCTGATTTAAACCTTTTGTAACATTATTTACCCCAATTTGTTTATCCATGGTTGTATGAATTTCTTCTTCACTTTGCAGATAACAACCTTCGTAGCTTTCAGACATTGTTTCAGTGTCGTGAGCTATCTGAACGTGCCTACCCTGATAATATAAATCTTCCTTTGTGGCTGCATGGCTATCTGTAGTAATTATGTATGGAGTGTTTGTTACCTCAGATAGTTTCAAAATCTTTTTATTGTAATTAGCCTGCTCCTCTGATTTGTGAGATTGCATTTCCAAATAGAAATTAGGAAATGCCGATTTGTATTCTTCGATATACTTAACACAAATATTAAAATCACTTTCTTTAGCTAATTTTGAAGCCAAACAAGCAGAACAAATAATTAAATCTTCTGCATACGGAGCAATATCTGAAATCTGTACTCTAGGCTTAAAATAAAAATTTTCAAGATTTGACTTAGTGATAATTTTATTTAAAGCCTTTCTGCCGTTCTCATTTTTTGCGAGAGCGATAAGATGGAAATACTTATTGTTTTTATCTTTTATGGCAGTATCGAAGCACTCATACAGCTCTACGCCATATATCAGCTTAATATCAGGATATTCTTTAGATAGTTGATCGAAATATATCCATGAATATTGGTTGCCATGTTCCGTAACTGCGTATGCTTTAATACCGACTTTTCGGCATTGTTCAAGCATTTCTTTTGGTGTACCATAGCCGTCCAATAACGAGTACATTGTATGGTTATGCAAAGAACTGTACATTACCTTTCAACCTCCTCATATTTCAAAATAACTATTTGTGGAGTAATTACACCCTTGTACTCAGAAACATTTAATTGACATAGAGCATTAATACAAATTTCATCATCATATCCGTTCAAAAAGTCTAATACTTTATCGTCACTAGGATTACAGAACTTGATAATTGCGATATTGTCATCAGTAATGAATTTCCATGTATCTTCATTTTTACCCATGATAACGCCTTGACTATGCTCCAATACTATATTATTAATGACAAATAAAGGCTCTTTAATCCCTGTACCGTAACAATTCTCCAATGATGTAACATCGGAAATCATTCCAATATTAAATTCGCCATAATCAAAACAGAAATCTATTGGCAAAGGATTGTCTGAATCAATATTCTTATTTAAAACTTTAATTGCTTCAGCCACGTTCTCAGCTTTTATCTCAAAACCGAAAGCATTTGCGTGACCCTGACACCAATTAAACAGACCTGTTTTTAGTAACTCAGCCTTTAAATCTGGCACATAGCTATTATCAAAGTTTCTAGCAGACCCTCTATATACATTATTTTCTTCATCTTTGCGGAGTATTAAACAAGGTTTTTTCGCATAACTAGCCATTTTCATGGCTATCAATCCAGAAAATACACTTGGGATATTGTTACCTTTTAAGAATAAAACTGTATTTTTGTCATTAGTTACGCTTTTCCTTAACGTAGGAAGTAACTTTTTCACTTGATTATCCTGTCTTGATTTAGCGTTTTTACAGAATCTTACAACTCTCTGATAAATATTTTCTTTTGTACTTTCAGTTTCACCACGTTTTTTGTATTCAAATTCTTCGTCCTGCTCAATAAACGCTCTGAAAAGCAAGTTCTTTTCTTCCACATCACCGACTCTACACATTGCATTTATCAGGGAAGTAATGCAAAATGCAATAGTATGAGGATTAACCTTGCCTTTCATGGAATAATTTTGAGCATTAATAAATCCTTCAAAGCATTTATTTGTGACGTTATAAAGACCTTTATCAATAAGCCTTTTTGTTTCAAAAGAACGTAAATCCATAATGTCAGAAATATTAGCCAATGCAACAAGGTCAAGGTAGTCATCGGCATAGTCGTTCCAATAATAATCGTCAAGTGCTTGTAGAAATTTATAGACCACTCCTGCACCACATAATTCTTTATTAGAATATTTTGAACTAGATTGGTTATTTACTATAACCGCATATGGATTTGTTCTTTCAACATCATGGTGATCGAGAACAAGTACATCAACACCTTGTTCTGTCAACTGTTTGCATTGTTCAGTATCATTACTTCCTGCATCGGGAATAATCAACAATTTTGTGCTTTCAGGTATTTCTATCTCAGAAGAAATACCATGTTGCTTTCCAGAATGTATCAGATATGTAATATCAATTTCTTTGTTAAGCCGTTTCAGATAAGAATATATTATGGCAGCACTGCATTGACCGTCAACATCGCAATCAACAATAATCGCCATTTTACTATTACTTTTAATGTGTCTATCTAGCATTTGAACCGCTTCATTAATATTATCAAGATTATCATAAGGAATTAATACGTCATCGGTTAAATGAGTGTATTCATTAACATTAGTTATTCCTCTATTAGTAAAAATAGATATTGGAATATGGCAATAATCATTATTGCCTATTATTTTATAATTCATGTTTTGTTGTTTCACTTCCCATTCTTTATAACTTGCGTACATTTGGCAATCAACTGTTTAAACTTATCAGGATTATCTGTTGGACTTTCTTTTTCTTCCAGTAAATTTTCAGTATCAACAATAACACTGATTTGAATACAATCCAGAAATTTGTCAGCTATATCGTTTAACTCGTCTATGGTTACGTCTTTATCAAAGCAAAATATAATATGAGAACTCAGCCTTGTCAGCATATTTATTTGATATTGGCTTATTTTCTTGCCACAAGTTGCTACGCAATTTTTTATTCCCATGTTCCAAAGTTGCATAACACCTTTTTCAGCTTCAACCACATAAACGTAGCCTGTCCGAGCTATATATTTTTCGGATAAATAAAGTCCATATAATAGTCTAGCTCTGTTACAACGCTCCAAATATATATACTTAACTCTTTGCTCTTCTTCTGTCATTTCTTCTTGCTTTAAAAATAGCCTGCCCTTAACACCGACTAATGTTCCCATTTCATCTCTTACAGGAATTGTAATTCGATTGGAAACATCGTCATAACCTATTTCAAACAGCATTTGAGTATCATATGAGATATTATCTTTCAAAAAACAATCATTAACGGCAGGGAAGTAGTATGATAGAACATTTTCCTTAATCGGCTTTAAAGGTTGCATTTCTTCGTAATTAGACTCATCATCTGCCATTTCAGAAATAAATTTCGTGAATTTTAGACTTTCAGGCAAATCGTTATATTCATCTTTATAATAGTTAATACCACACCAATTACAAACTTTACGAACGACTTCGTAAAACGTACAACTGCAAAAAAATTGCACAAGGTCAAAAATATCTATTGTATCTAAACCCGAACTACTATGTATTTCTCGTGTGTAGTCAACTGTTAAAAGACCTTCATTGAGATAAACAGTGATCGCCCCTTGATTATCGCCATCAGGATTGCCACACTGAACATAACCTGCTTTACAGGAAATATGATGACAACCTATTTCGTCAAGTATGACAGGAACATAATTGTTCTCTAGTATCTTTTCTTTGAGGACAGAAATATCCATTTTATCCTCACTTTCTTCTTAGTTCTCCGACTTCATACCAAGTGTTTAGATCCAAGTCAACTTCAAATACAACTTTCTTTTTACAACCAAATCTATTTTTGTCTACATTGCCCACATAATACCTCTTGCCAACTTTAAGTTCGCATTCAACATCTTTGCCCCATTCGGCATCATGCTGAACATAGCGATATTTATGAAAGTCACCAACAGAAATTTCTTTAAACAGTGTCATCGTCCAAATAATATGCTTTAGCTGTTTTGCATTAGCAATATTATTTGAGTTTAGTTCGTCAGGCTTACAAAACTCCGTATCGTCTGTAAGCTGAATTGAGAGATAACCAAACATATTTAGTTGCTTTGCTAAATCAGTGAGTTTTGTTACTGTTGCTTTTAAAGCTGCCCAATCTCCTGTGGCTTGTGTGTCTTGCTTGCAGGTATCGTAAAAGAAGTATTTCGCACCATGAGTTAGATTAGCTTTTCTTATTTCAAATTCAAGCGTTTTGTCATCATAACCGCCAGCCATATCTTTAACGAGAATAAGTTCATTAGTTTCTGTTTCAATCCATTCAGCAATTTTCATTATTTTTACATATTCCTCTGAATTTTCAGCGACCCTTTGAATGTACTCTTGCAAGGTTTCTGTTGGCTCTCCCCAATCGTCTGTTTCCTGATATATGTACTCACCTGACTTATCCTTATACAAACCAAGTGTCAATTCCTTTTCAGGCTTCTTTAATTTGATGCCGTGTAACTTTTGAAACTCAACATTGTTTATACACGTTGTTATCAGACACTTTCTAAGATCGTCAACACCCATCTCGTTAAGCATAACAAAGACTCTTTCATGCTTTGCAAGTGTTAAATATGCAATGATTTTTGTCATAAATCTTGATTTTCCTGCATTAGAAAGCATACCAATAGCCATTGTCGAGCCTAGTTTGCAACCTCTAAATATGTCATTTAGAATAGGAAAGGGAAGTGACACACCCAAATCAGGCTTCTTCATACACGCAATAAGCGATTGCTTAATATGACTATTCAGAATTTCGGCTTCTTGATTTGTCAAGATCACCGTATGTATTCTATCTGCTTTACCTCTAATTAATCTATAGATGTCTGAAGCCGTAAATTGTTCAAACTTTTTATGTTGTACAATTTTTGTAATATCAAAGCCATTCCTTTGATATTCTCTCAACAAAGAATACTTTTTAATGATTTCCTGATACTTACCAATATCATCAGTTATAGCAATTTTCATCCAACTGTCAAGAGTTTTCCAACCACCATATTTTTTGTACAAAGAAAGTCTTTCAGGCTCTTCTGAAAAATAAGTTAAAATAGTAGTTTTATTGAAGGTTTGTGTTCTTGTTTTGTAGATTATTTCAGCTGAATCGTAAAAAAAACGAGTGACTTCATCTGAAAAATCGTATTTACTACGGATATATTGTCCGTAATTTACCAGCAAATCAGGCTGTTTGTAAATACAACCCACAAATAGAACTTCGGTAGGAACGTTTGTTATAATATCCATGTTTGTCACCTACCTAAATTTCATCAATGATACTGTCAATATCAAGGCTGTCATTATTTTTATCACGTTCTTTGGGAGACTTTGATGTTGCCATTTTTTCATAATCTATATTAACTTGTTCTTCGCTTTTACCTGTTTTAGCCAATGCCTGTTCTTCTTTCCATTTCAAATAACCATCATATTTAGACAATATAATAGCAAGATCATATGTAATTAACGCTGCACCTTCGATTTTTTTACCTTTACGAGTATTAAACTCGTGTACTTTACGAAGAAATGACATTTTCTTTCGCCACATATCCCATAAATCTTCGACAGGAACAGGTTTATTCAAATTCTTATAAGTGCCTTTATATACTTTATCAAGATTTATAAAAAAATATTTTGGCAAGAATGAAATATCATATTGTTTATATAGCCAATCTGTAAATTGTATTCTTGTTTTTTTGTCCTGTTTGTCTTTCTCTATCTGTTCTTTTGTTCTTCTTTTTACCAAGTATTTCACCGCCTTAATCAAAATAACTAAATAAAGGCAAGTGAGGGAATAACCCTCACCGCTTTATTTGTAAAAAAAATTAAATCTTAGAAATAACTTCAAGAACCCTTTCAAGAGTCTTAATATCTGTAATCTTCTTCATTTCTGTTGGCTTAATGGGCAGATTTTCTGCTGAAAGAGCTTCCTTTGCCTTTGTCTTGCCGACAGGATTAAGACTTTTCATAACGGCTGAAATCTTATCCAAAAGTTCTGTTGTCTGATTTTCGGCAGAGTTTTCATCAATACTATCAACTGGCTCTCCAACCTTACCCATAACTTCCTTTGTATAAATATCCTGCTCAATATCGACAGCCTTTGTGAGATCATTCTTAACAGAAAACTCTTTTTTGTCCTTTGTTCTGTCAATAATTACCTGCCAATCAACAAGTGACAAATCTTCAACTGTTTCCTTATCGTGTACACCTGTCCTGTCCTTGCTGATGTACGAACAGAAATTGTTATCCTCGTTAATGTACATTCTTACAACAGTTTTAACGTTGTAGTTCATCTGCTTAAAGCCGTCAGGAATTTTTCTGCCTGTTGCAACGCTGGTAATTTTACCATCGTCACCCTTTACGGAAACCTTTTCGTCCGTTTCTCTGGCGGTCACAATAAAGTGCGCTCCGCAGGACATGAGATCAAGTATCAAATCCTGTCCCTTAAAATTAACTGTCTGATAATCTTTGAGTTCAAGTCCTGCACCCTCGATCGTTACAGTTTTTTCAATGCCAGTTAGTTCCTTTTTCTTTGCCTTAACAGTGTTTCTCTTCTTGGAGAACTCCACAAGTGCCTGCTTAGTTGTTAGGTTAAGAATAGTTGTACCATCAACTACAATGCCGTCAGCTCTGAATGGCTCACCGTCTCCGTCAAGTACAATCTCGTCTGTTTCGTTACCCTCGTCATCGAGAACATGAAAATCTTCCTTGTTCTTAACCTTGTTTATATACTCTCTTGTTTCACCAAGAGATTGTGTATATACTATGTAAATGTTTTCAGTGTTAATACCGTCAGCTTCAAGCCCACCGATAAAATCATCGATAGAGCCGTTCTCATTATCTATGTAAAGCACTCTAAATGGCTTGCCGTCAGGTCTTTTAAAATAAGCAAGCTGCAAGGCAAGTGTTGACTTACCTGTACCTTCTTCTCCAAAAAGTATCATCTGAAGCTTGCTCTGTGTCTGTGTTGCTTTTCTTGCTCTAGCCATATTTTTTTATCTCCTTTTATTTTATCGTTTGTTGTTAATAATGATGAGTAGTAACAATTTACCACTCATCGTCCTCGTCTGTCAGTTCACTATCTGAGACAGAACCCCAATCACTATCGTCAGAGCCAAAATCCTTATTTGCATTTTCGGTAGCCTTTGTCTTTGCGATAGCCTTATCAATAATTTCTTCTGAATAGATTTCTGTATCTACACTATCCTTATCGGCTCCGGTAATCAGAAGTATTCTCTTTGTCGGATTGTTCACTCTATCCATAGGGTTGCTTTCGCCCCAACCGTCATCATCATCTTCCTCAATTTCTTCAATATCATGTTCTATCATGATATCTCCGAATACTTTAAGGGCTGTATATGGCTTGAGCTTTCTTAGAGTGCTTGCAAACTTTGACTTTGACTTGTCAATAATAAATTCGGCATCTTCTATAGAATTGTATGTTACAATCTTCGCAGATACAGTGAAGTTACCCTCGTCATTCTTTTCAATGCCCATGAACACGATGACCTGCTCGAAATTGCCAATTACATTAAATTCCTCTGAGTCAAAATCTACGTCCTTACAAAGCGACATTTGTGACGGAACAAATCTTGTCTGGTGTCTATCCTGATAGGTGGAAAACTCATTCTTTCCTCTGACAAATACGGACATACCGTCCTTTGCGTTGTCTGCTATGTACTTACAAGCATCATATTCAATAAGTATCTTCTTGTCGTTTACTTCCTTGCCTGTTGAGTCAGTCACCTTTGTTAAGCCGAGATTAATTCCAATAGGTCTAAAGTCCTTTTTGTTAAATGTAAATCTGTCAGCCCACTTTACCTTTTCTGTTGTTGTCTTTCTATCCTTACCTTTGCCTTCGGTCTTAGAGAAATATACTACATCTCTTTCCATACCATTGAGACTTATATATACAGACTTATTCTTGTCAATTTCAACTCCTACATTAACCATTCTCATTGGTTTGCCTGTAGAGGTTGTCAGTTCTGTATAGAACTTGTCCTTATCACAGCCTGTCAGCTTACCTCTGATCTGAAAACTACCCTTTGTTTCCTGAAGTCCAAGACCCTTATTATTTTTCTTTTCAGCCATTTTATTTCTCCTTTTATGTATTTGTTAGATTTTGTTGTCAAATAAAATTATCATTTTGTGAACTCAAAATCACACCATCTTATCATGCCTTCTTTCTTATCGTTGATACTACTTTGTGCTCATGTTGTCAAGTTCTTCATGTAACGCAATTCCGAAATTATTCAGTGACTCTGCTACCCATGTGTCAGCAATGTCATATCTACTAATTAAATTGTATATTGCTTTATTTATATCAGAGTGCGAGAACTGCTTATCACATCTATACTCAGATTTTTCTTTAGGGTTTATTTTAGTATCAAAAAAACGTATCTCTTTATTATCACAACTAGCGTTAGGAAAATATATTCTAGCCAAGGCAAGCAAAGCACCAATATATGCACTATATGTATCATCAGAACAACATTTTGAAGTGCCAACTCTTACTACCTTGCCGTATTCTTTCATTTTGGCAACTGTTGTCTTATCATGAAATGTAACCTGAATTTCACGGTCAATATCAGACGATATTTTCTTTAAACAGTTAGCAAAACTGCTATAAATATAAAACATACTATCGCCACCATTTGGCTTAACTGTTTGATACCTAACCATTTTATTATTGTATATATACTCTATTGCTTTAATCCTTATTATGTTTCCAGTTTCGGTCATTTTATCACCGAAACTATCTAAACCAACTCGATAAAGTTCTCCAATCTTAAACTTTCTTTTGTTCATGCTCATTAAACTCCTTTATTTATATCAATCCCTGTAATTTCTTTGAAGATTTCTGCATCAAAATTTGGAAGGGATTTAATAACATTCTTATTGTAATCTAAAAGATTATCCCACCAAAGTTGACCACATTTAGATTTGTCAAGTTCTTTCAGATAACCACCTGTTGTTTTATACTTAGGATGCTGTTCCTTTTCTTCTTCGGTCATCTTATCAGAGTAAACCCATTGAAGAGCATTGTATGAAATAGTATCTAATAGCCTTTTTGCTTTTGAACAACGCCAATCTTCAATACTCCAATCAGAAGGCTTATTGAACATTAAAATTTTTGATCCTTTAGTATTAAAGCAACCATTTGAAAAGTTAGTTTTATTAAAATCTCCGCTATTATAACTACCATCGTTACAGTTACCACAGTTGTAGTAACCGCTGTTCCAATTACCACTATTCCAATGACCGCTGTTATAACTACCATCGTTGAAGTTACCACTGTTACAGTCACCAGTATTGTAATCACCAGTATTATGATTACCACTGTTATACCTGCCTTCATTATAATTACCAGTATTATAAATACCAGTATTACGAGTGCCACTATTCCAATGACCACTGTTATAGTTGCCACTATTACGAGTGCCACTATTCCAATGACCACTGTTATAGTTGCCACTATTATAGTTGCCAGTGTTACCAAATCCCGTGTTGGCTTTTCCTACATTAATCATTTTCAAAACTTCTTCCCATGAAATTTCACGGACAATTTTGATTTTGTTAGTGCAGTGTTTCTTACCAGTTGCTTCTGTGTCAATTTCGCCAAGGGCTTCGATTTCGGCAACTTTGTTAAGCGGGTCAAAACAATAATAGCTAAAGCAATCTTTTAGTTCTGTGCAAAAATGAAACCCTCTGTTGCAACATGAAGGTGTCATATCTTCTTCAAAAGTTTTGCCAACTGAGTATTGAAACCCTCTACACGTCCAATCGGGCTTAAAAACTTTGTAACCTTTCATTGTTTTACAACTCCTTTGTTTTTTTCTATGATAAAATGTGTATTTTAACGCTCTTTTCAGAACGGAATAAAAATTAAAATCTATGTCAACAGCATGGCTGCTGATTGCTGAAACATTGTAGTAAACACTCTAACGAAGAATGTGCCAAGGTAGATTATTCTTACTACAAAACAATAATTCATTCCATATTTGTTGTGATATTATCTCAATATCAGGATGCTTACGCATTTGCTCAAATATTTCCTTTGTTTCTTCAACCGTAAATTTGCCATAAACATTCTGAAACCACTTTACCAATGTTTTATTAGTATCTTTCGGAAATAAAAATTTAAGTTCATCTGCTTTTAAAATGCTATATGTACCAAAGACATGGTAAAACATATTATGCTTTGAATTAAATCTAGCTACATCAGTTTCCCTTGTTTTAAGATTATCTGTCTTAACCGCACCAAATATCTCTGCAACTGCACACAACTCTTTATCAAAACGACCATAACTCGCACTACCACTATATTTATAATCCATACCCATATAATCACCTACTTTACAAGTTCAAAATACTTTGCTATATCTTCCATAGATAGATTCATTTTAGTTCCCTCCTTATTTACTTTTCTTCATTTGTTACTGCTATTACAAATAGCACATTCAAATGTATTGCCCTTACAACTATCTTTACAAGGGCAATATTTACAAAGGTTATGTTCAGGGTCAGTTATATCCGCAATGGACTGCATAAGAGATTCACTCTGCTCTTCTAGTTCTTCTTGTGTGGCATTTTCAATTATTTCTATCCCATTTAATTTTGCTATTTTCTTTATATCTTCCATTGATATCATTTTAATTTTTCCCCCTAATTAAATAAGTTCAAAATATTTTGCAAAATCTTCCCAAATAATATCTACTGTACCACCTATAATTGTAGTTTCATATTTAGGTTTCCAATTAACAGGACATAAAGTAACATAAGCTACATTAATTACAGTATGACCATAAGATTGTAAACTAAAATAAATAACATCAATAGTAAATTCCGCATTTACTGGAATTATTTCTATATCATGTTTCATTCCCCATGCTGTTGTGCTGTAAGTATAATCTTTAGTACATCTACATTTCTTACCTTTCAAATATTTTTCTACTATACGTTTAAGATAATTTTCTTTACTGTATCTAATTAGTTCTTTGTCTGTCGCCCATTTTCTTGTGTTGTTTGTGAAATCTATAAGATAATTTTCATTTATATAATAAACTACTTTACCTAATGTAGGTTTTGTAAAAGAATTTGTGTAGACTACTTTATCTCCTATTTCATATCCACAAAATCTCATATTCTCATTCTGTCCTCCTAAACAAAGCTATTATTTCATTTTTACGTTATTTTATATTTGTACCCTAAAATACGTTACAAAATATTTTGGTTGGACTAGCTGGATTCGAACCAGCGGAATGAGAGAGTCAAAGTCTCTTGCCTTACCACTTGGCTATAGTCCAATGTTGGTACTGCTTTCACAGTACCTTTTTGTTCACCTACCTTTACATACAGATTAGTTTGTAATTTGTAATCAGTGTAATTTTAATTGATGAACCGTTATCGTTGTCGGCAACCGTAACCGACTTGGTGCAACTTAGGGGATTTGAACCCCTGACCCTTTGATTAAAAGTCAAATGCTCTACCATCTGAGCTAAAGTTGCAAGTGCAGGTATCACACTACATTCCCTTATGGTGAGATAAGCTCTGTACCTGCTATGCCAATTTACTTTGTACAGTATTGGCAAACTGTACTGGTGTCACTGACGAGACTCGAACTCGCATGGATTTTTCCGAGGAATTTTAAGTTCCTTGTGTATACCTATTCCACCACAGTGACAAGTGTACTTGTTTCAAGTGTACTCGTTTAATGGTGAGTACATATAGATATGTACTCGTTTAATAGTGTAACTATATTATAATTCACTAATTAATAGTTGTCAATAGCAATATTATATAGTTTACAAAATATTAATATTTTTAGTAACAAAAATAAAAGTATTGTATTATCGGAAGAGATGATACAATACTTTTATTTTTTATAGCTTGCAATTACTCAATATTACTTATCTAACATTTGCTCTTTATAAATTAGATACTCGGTAAACAATCCCCTACGATTTGTTCCGTACCCGAAAAAGCCCAAAATTATATTAAAGTTGTATTTTGTAACATCTTTTTTCATTGCAATTGCACGTTTGGTAACTCGATAAAATAGCCCTGAAATTTCAATATCACTTACTCTTTTTATTATTGGGGCAAGAGTGCGGCGAACGTTTGCGACAAGAGCATTATTATTGCCTATGTCATCATTTAGCAGTCTAAATAGGGAGTCATAGTCATTATAACATCCAATTTCTTTTCCATGAGCATCATAAGAATTATCGTACATTTTTATGCAAATTACACTTCCATTGTAAAAAAAATCTTTGTCAACAAATTTTCTAGAGCTAATATTTCTGCATAGCTCATCGTGCAGTATTTCCGAAATATCGTCGTAATAGGGCAATTTTAAATCAATGGTTCTAACGTTACCATTATCATCGCCAATATACAAAACCTTATTATCGATATCATAGTCGCCCTTTCTAAGTGATTTAATCTCTTTGTTAGACAGACCTATCCAAATCAAATAAGCGTATAACCTTGCGTAAACAAGATAGAAAATAACGTTACGACTAATAGTACTTGGATCTTCGTATAACTTATTTAGTTTTTCGTTAAGAGTTTCTATTGTCATATAATTTCGAGGGATATCTTTGTAGTTAATCTCAAAATTACAATCTATTCCCTCTTCAATTACCCATTGCTTTAAGTAACCACATTGACTATCATATGATCGTTTTGATACACCTGATAAATATTGATAAATATTATCCTGTAACGACAAATCTTCATTATATTTATTTAATAATCCCAAAAGAACTTGAGATTTTCTTTTGACAACTTCAATGGAAGCTTTCTGTGCGAACAAATGATGTTCTACACTTGTTCTAAGTTGGTCTATAGTGTAAAAACTGTTTAATGACATAAAAATCGTCCTTTCCTGATATAATGTTTACATATAATTGTACTAAAAATTGCCTATAATTATATGTATTATACCACAAAGGACGATTAAATGTCAAGTGTTCACCAATTAATGATGCAGGGCAAGCGAAACATAAATCGCTTGTTCAATCTGCTTCATAACATTAGGTGTCAAATGCCCAAGTGTTTTAATAACACTAGATTTATTAATAGTCAATAGCTGTTCACACAAAACGGTGCTAGTTTTCAGTAAACCGCTTTCAACACCGATTTTAACATGGGTTGGCACATATTTTTTTGTAGCACTTGTAATCGGTACAACTATTATGCAAGGGGAGTGTGCGTTGCCCATGTTATTCTGTACAACAATAGCTGGTCTCCTACCTGTCTGAACTGACTCGCCTACATTTGGCAGATCAACCAAAATTATATCTCCTCTAGTAACTATATTTTTATTAACTCTTCTTTCTCTTGTTTCTGTGGTTATTACTGGTGTTATGGTGTTAATCATACGACATTCAACTCCTCTCTATTAAACGTTTTGTTGTCTCTATTTGTCTTTTTTTGTCGTATTTTCTATATTATAATCTGCACTCGAATAATAGTCAACGTTTATTTGATTACGGATATGTTAATTATCTATGAAACGGGACGTTTTCAAAACTGAAATTACCGATATTAAAATTTAGATTTCCGACTTCTGACTTACTCAAAATTCTTTTTACTTCAGAACTTATTTTGAATACTTGTGCCTTGTTATTTTTACTCTCGTAATTATCATATCCTATAACTTCTATTGGTACTTTACTGATAAGATGGCTATTTTGCAGACTCCATAAACCTGCAAACGCAAGCTCGTGTACATAATCGTACATGACATATGGTGTACATGAATAATCATATTCATCGTTCTCCGTGTCGCCAAACTGTAAATCTATATATAAATCTTTTAGACCGTCAAGCTGTTCCTCTGAAAGATTACCAAGTGTATAACAATCAATTGGCAGTATTGCTTCATGCTCATTTGTTTTAACTCTGGCAAAATCAATGTAATCAACTTTAAGAAAATTCATTAAATTATAACAATCCAAAGATTGAGGAGCAGGCGGCAAGGGAAGTGAGGGTACAACGTGTGTTCCATCATTTTCTCCAACTATGGTTAGTACAATATCTTTACAATTTATCATAACGGTACTGTTGTTATCTTCAACCGTCATTTCGGACAATTCAGTGAGATAGTCTACATCATCACCTAAGCCCAATGACATTATGTAATCGGCTAATAACAAATCATGTACCCTATCTAGTTCTAAGACAAGCCACTCAGGATCATCAAAATACGGCACTAATTTGTCACTTATGCTTTTTAGTGACTTGTATACAACAGGCTCATGCGACAATTTCAGAGCCGTTCCATAAATGTGGTCTGTATTTATGTTGTTAGTGATGATAAATTTGTTCCATAAATTCTCACGAGCAAATGTCATAAGCTCTTGTAATGTCATTTTTTTCATTTTATACACTCCTTTTATTCAATCTCAAAACGAACATCTGTTCTATAATGTTTATACTATACTACAAAACAAATGCTTTGTCAAGGGATATTTGTCCTTTATTTTGTACAGCAATAATTGCCATACTAATTACCACTATCACAATTCTATCACCATTCAATGTCTAAATCAATGATAAATTATTCCCAAAAATAAATACACGATTTAACAGCGACAATAGTTTCTTCGGAAGTTCCATACAATTCCGATATAAACTTCTTTTCGGGTTGATGGGAATGAAAAAGACTCTCCATTCTCATTTACCCATATCTCATGCGACCCCTTACCTCTGCGTGAGTATGAAAACCCACGCTCGGCAAGCAGCCTTTTAAATTTGTTTATGTTCATTTTGTTTATTGTTCCTTTCTTTTCTAATTTTTGCAAGATATGAAAACAAAACTTGCATTTTATTTACTTTAGCCTGTTACATCACACTTTCTCAACATTCTAATAATACCGCTCTGACCCTTTGGCGTTACCATAGGAGTGAGTCCTATTCTGACTTCGCCATTCTGTATGTATGAGCTTTCTTTAAGCTGAAACCATGGCTGAGTGTCTATGTACCTTTGATAAGGCATATTCTTATGACCGTCCTTACAGCCTAACACTTTCTTCTCTCTTAGGAAATTAAACAGCCTTGTTCTACCTATCTTTATTCCGTTCTTAGTTGCCAACTTTGCCATATCGTTCATTGAAATACAATCCTCAGAGGTTTGTATGTGGCTTGCAAAGTCCACAAGAGGTTTGTCCTGCTCTATCTTATTATTAAGCTGCCTGATCGTTGATAGATTGAGCCTGAACAGTTCTCTCGTCTGGGCATCGGCATTTGGTAGATAGGTGTTAATGAACATCTCGTCATTGGCTACATAACCACCTGTCTTGCGTATAGTCGGGAGAACTTCTGAAGTGACCCAACGTTTAAATGTTTTAGCCTTTGGCAGCTTGCTTCCGAGAATAAGAGAATACAAGCCAGACTCATTGATAAGAGTTATTTTCTGCTGTCCTCCAGGAGTGTCCAAAACGGACACCCCTTTATCTTCGGCACAAATATGTGTCCTTATTGCCTTTGCCGTCTCTTTGTACCCCAAAATCTCAGCCACATCTTTTCCGACAAACCAAGGCTCTCCGTCCTTAACTATTGTCCTCACTGTTCCAAATTCCTTGTTTGTGAATGTTTTAATTCCGTCCATTTTCTTTATCCTTTCTGTTTTAAATTAACATTGTTGTTTGAAATTTCCTGCTTACAAGCATAAAAATACACCTCTACAAATATAACTAATACTTGACAGAAGTGCATACCTATGATATAATATATCTATCAAGGATATGCACTGATATAACAGTGTGTGTATTGATACCTTTTACGATACAAGCTGTACTTTTGGACGAGGCAGCTTGTATTTTTTATACATTATTTTCCAGCAAGCTCTTTAATGCTTCATGAACTCTTTTGTAGTCATCAGTTCCAACTGGATAAGATGGACTTCTTCTACCTGAAATTTTACCGTCATAAGCCATTTGAACTTTTGCGACCCTATGGAAACCATCTTCCCATACTTCATCACCAACAGAAATAACATATTCTGCGTTTTTATGTGGTGGAGATGCAGGTATTCTAATCATTGCTTTTTTATTGGCGAAGTACGTTTTAGCCATGATATCTTCTCCTTTCTATAGTTTTAAAGGACTATAAATCCTTAGTTCTATTATACTATAGTACCTTAGACGTGTCAACACTTAAAAATAAAAATCTTTCACAAAATTCTAGCGTATTTTTTGTTGAAATACACAATTTTAGTTTCTGAGATATTACACTTAAACCCTAAATCTTGATTTTCAGCCTAAAATATGCTAAAATTTTCTTATAAAAAGTAATTCTAATTAATGAAATTGGAGGAAATAAAAAATGAGCAAAATAAAATTAATTCTTATTGCACTCGTGACAACATTAGCATTGTCCTCATGTAATAGTAAAACAACAAGTTCCATATCTGACAGTAATTTCACTACCACTACAATAATTACAACAACCACCACTCCCACAACAACTTCTCATACTTTGACAACAACTAAACCATCAACTACCACAACCACTTCCAAATCATCAACTACTACCACAACGACTACAACCACAACGACAACTACAACTACAACTACCACGCATGATTATAGTTCTGAAATAAGTGCTTTAGAGCAAGAAAATAATCGCCTACAGAGTGAAATCTCCACCTATCAGAACGAAATAAACAATGAGCAATCTGATATTTCCATCTATGAAATCTACAAATCGGATGCCGAAGATGATGTTGAAGAGGCTAAAATACAGCTTGAAAACGCCAATAAGAAAATGGTTAAAGTTTATGGTGATGGCGGTTGGACTACAGAAGTTGACTCCGAAGCAGTTTCAAAGGCTCAATCTCACTTAGACGATTGCCAAAGAGTTGTTGACGTATACAATGAACTTATATCAGAAAGTCAAAGTAATATTGATTATTATAACACTTGTATATCTAATAATCAAAGTTCTATTGAAAACAACAATAGTCTTATAAACGATTATCGTAGTAGATAATCATAAAACAGGAGGTAACACCATGAAGAAAATTTGTTCCATTCTTGTGATTGCAATAGGAATAACACTATTTGTGATAGGTTATACAACAAAAATTCCAAGCAAAAATTTAACCACATTTTCAATTTTGGAAGGTGACAAGTATAGTGCCATTGACGAATATGTTGGCGGTGACGCTTACAACTATATCATAGGAGCTTCACTTGTCAGCGGTAAAATAGCCGCTGCGAAAATTGAGAGAGTAATTTTCATATCCACTGGCTCATTAATTTTCTCCATTGGCATAATTGGTTTTGCATTTTCATTTAAAACCAAAGAAAAGAAACCTAAAGAAAAAAAGGATGTTGGCGAGCGGGGTGACTTGTCACAAACTAACGAATAAATTTTACAAAGTTCCACAAAATAGTATTGACAAAATGGGTATAGTATGCTATACTATAAATGATGAAAGATTATCTCTATCATCTCTAATTTACGCTTCGCAATGTGCGACACAGAAACATTGTAGATACAATTACGTTTCACAATGTACGGCAAAGTAACATTGTAGTATTCAATTTACGCTTCGCAATGTGCGACACAGAAACATTGTAGTGATGCTGTCATTTTGGTTAATCTGAAGTGACAGCATATTTTTTTGTATTAGGAGTGTCAAAATATGACGGAACATGGTATGTACTTTATTACACCCGACTATTATCAACTTATTCGAGATGTAGGAGGAACTTGGAATGATTGCAAGGAAAGACCCATTGTTTGTTTGATTAAGTCCACCGAAAATTCCAAATTGTATTGGGCAATACCTGTAGGCAAAGTAAATCATCGTGACACTAAAGCTATTAATCGTATTTATTCCTATATAAATAAAGATCCAAGAAATATTGCTTCTTGCTTTTATCACATTGGCAAGACAACCACCAAATCTATTTTCTTTATTAGTGATGCTTTTCCTGTAACAGATGTCTACATAGACAGAATTTATGAGGGCTATGATAAACAACAATATGTCATTGAAAACAATAATCTTCTGTCTGCTCTGAAATATAAGCTCCAAAGAATTTTAAGTTATGAAAATGCTAATCCAAATTTCTTCCGTCAGCATATTACCGATGTTAAAAGAAAACTATTAGACGAAATTAACAATTAAACAAAAGAGGTATTCTTATGTCCGAAATTAAATCAATAACAGACCAAGAAATATTATCATACTGGAACTCAATTAAATCCGTAAGAGGAGTTGCTATTAAACTCGGTATCTCGTGGCAAAGAGTTATGAAAAGTCTTTCTAGTTTAGGTATTATAGTTAATAATACCCACGCCAAAATCACTCAATACCACAAAGAAGGGAAGTCGGCTAATGAGATTGCCAACTTAATGAATATGAACGTTAATGTTGTGAAAGCCTATCTCCCACGCAACAGACCTCAATACAAGGTTAATCAATCTAAAAATGCTCTAGCAGTACAGAGGAGTAAAGAACGCCACAAGAAACGCTAAAGGGACTTTTAAAAGTCCCTTTTTATTTTACATACTTATCCACAACTTCCTTGCCCACTTCCATTTTTAACATTTGCTCTTTTACGAGTCTGCTATCGCAGCCACTATAATGTTGCTCAGTTATCCTCAAATCAGAATGTCCTAAGCTCTGACAGGCAATACGCAAATCTCTAATAACATCTTCACTGCCTTTTTGAATACAACTAATATAAACGGAATGTGTCTGCCTAAAGCTGTGAGTGCTATATTTACCTTCTATGCCGTGTTTGGCGGTTATATTCTTTAGAAATGTTGTAACGGAATTAAGTTCCATAGGAGCTATTCTGAGTAGTCTGCCGTTCCAATCATACTTCTCATTAGTATATATAATTTCTTCTTCTCCGTCCTCATTCAAGAAAATGTCCTCAATATACTTCCTCTTACGTTCTCCACTCTGAAAAATATAATCTTCTGGGTCAAGTCCATAATACTTGATTATAAAACTCAGCATTTTCTTCACAGTATCACAAAGCCATGCCGTTCTCCATTTGTCCGTCTTGTCCTCTTGTAATGTCAAGTAATCTACAATTTTGCCGTTGTTATCGGTTAAATCCTTGACCCTCAAGGTCATTATATCTCCGTAACGATAGCCTGAGTTGCAAGCAAAAATTATAATATTTGCCTTAAAATATTTTTTACTCTGAAACAAATCTTCCAAAATCACATTTAGATCATCAGGTCTGAACCAGCTTGCAGACTTCTGCCTGCTTGCCGTATGTTTTGTAATAGCATTTCTATGACCTTTTTTTCGCTTTGGCTGTTTTGTTATCTGTATTCCTGTCAGAAGTCTATCCGATAAATCGAAAATTTTGCAAGTTTGAGCCGTACTAATATTCATTTTCATTCACTCCCATCATATACACAATGTAAATATTATTCCTGCTATCAACATAACGCTTGTAAAGAGCAAGCCAAAACCACCATAGACAACGTTCTTCACTATCATTCTAACTTTTCTCTGGCGTTCTTCTCTGAGCCTTTGACGGCGTTTTGCTTTTAAATATGCCTTCCGCATATTATAATCTTGTTCTTCCTCTATCTTCCGTAGCTCTTCTTTACGATCGTTGTCTAGCATTTTCACAAAAAGTAATGTATTCGTATTTTCATTTTTCATATTTATTCCTCCTATATTTATTCCTGCATAAAGAAATACTCCTATCAATCAATGTGATTAATAGGAGTATTTATATTTATTATATTAGTTTTATACACACAATCGCTTTCATATTGCAAGTAAACTGTCTATTTCTGCAAGTCTTTTAAGAAGCTTTTCACGCTCCACTTTTAAGCTTTCCACGTCTATATCAGATACGAGTTTAACGCCCTCGTGGTCTTTGATTTTGCTATAAATCGTTTCAGGAACACCTTTTACACGAACGATTGTGTTCTTATCAGCCGCTATTCTAGGACTTTTGGCAGAGCCACCCGAAGTGGCAAAGCCACCGTTTATAAGCATTGCATTGTCGGAGAAAATAACCTCTCTGTCACGATAAAGTCTTTTCAGAACAACGATTGAGCCAACTCTGATTTCTCCGTCCTCGTAACCCTCAGTATAAGTGTCGAGGTCAAGATCTACTGTGACAGTGCTAACCGCACCAAGTTCTCCGCATTCACCATAGCATTCGATGAGTAACGCCTTGACAGCTTCCTTGTTCTCCTCTGGGAAGACCCAGCAAGGGGCGTTCCACTTGCCCTGTATCTGCTTTGCCCCTGCGACAAAGCTCTTGTTATACGGACTGTTTACCTTGATTGTCTCGTTTTCAACTGTAACTTTCATGTTTTATCTCCTATTATATTATATTACTTCTTATTGTCAGGGATCTTAGCCCACATTTTCTCTCGATAAGCCAACTCTTGGCTATAGGTTTCATGCCATTGCTTATCCAGTTCTTTTCGTTCCTCAAGCGTAAGACTTCTACCCTCATCAATAGCCTTGTAAAAGGCGTCATCATAAATCTTTTGAGCTTTATCAAAAGCTCCTATAGGATTATATTTTCTGTTAATTTCTCTCCGCTTATTTTCATTGTGATTCACACACAAATAGATGATAAGCAAAATAATTGTTGCTAGTAGCATTGTTTATTCCTCCTAATTCAGTTCATATTCATAATAAGTTTTTTTATTTCTACTCTTGACTCAAAAATTCCATATTTCATACAAATTTCTCCTTTGTTTAATTAATTATACCACAAAATTCCTCATTAGTCAACTAGAATTTTGTCAAATACGTCCATAAAATCAGACAGTATGGCTATTTTTATTAGCCATGTTTTGCACTCATCATCAGTATAGCCGCTACACTTCATTTGTGCAATATGTAATCTAATACGCTCATTCCGTTCTAATGATCTGATGCGCTCCATAAGACGCTTATCAGGGTGCTGTATTACCATGTTATTCTGCTTTTCTGTCATTTAAAATTCCTCCTTAAAAGTATGGTTTTATTCTATTCCAAATAACTTGTTACCACGTTCTATTTTCTTAATAACTCCTCTTTTTGTCATCTCTGTTATTTCAATTCCACCATTTGAAAAGCCTACCCATATTTCCCTTGGAGTTCTCCAGCCGTTACACGTTAAAAAAGTAACTACTCTGTTTATTTGTGACAAATGTTTCCCGTCATTTGGTATTTTCTGTACATTCATTGATATTGTACCTCCTTATTCAGCAATATTTCTTATAACTTTCCACCTACCACGATAGAATTTTACGCTTAAATCGTCCATAAATTTCTCCGTTTTAGTGTTATAAATTCTGTTATCCTCAGTAATGATATAGTTCTTTGAATAATAATATTCATTAATCATCTTTACCAAATCTTCTCTAGCACCTGTTGACATAATAGTTTTAGTTTTCATTGTTATTCACCTCAATTCACGCTCCAAACATTCAAACAGATAACGCCCTTGTTATCAGCATAAACGTTATCAATGCTCGATACTTCCGCATAATTCATATGCTCTGGAACATCTCCGTAATCTCCGTCATAAACAATTTTCTCCCCAGCGTCCGACCATATCTGAATGTGTTGCGCATCAGGATCAACGAACATCTCCATAAATTCTTGTACTGTCATAGTTAAATAACCTCCTCTTTAATGTCAACAACTCCATAAGGCTTATCATTCCTGCCCTCAAAATAGGCATCACACTCACTGATTATACAGCCCTTTTGATATGGATTAAGGTCATTCACATTCATCTTTTCTCCGTTTACATTAAATAATTCATATCTATCTTCAGTTATACCACGTCCATAAAGAGTAAATGTACCTTTAAATTCAGATAATGTACCCATAGCAAAAATCTCATCAATTTCCTTGTCAGTGAGATTATTTCTCTTCAATTCGTTCCGCAGGTATTGCGAGTCATCAATAGTAAATGTTACCTTGCGTGTATTTCCGTATTTGTCCATTGTCTTATTCCTCCTCATCGTCATCTATATGTTCGAGTTCATCAGCGACTTTCAATAAAAATTCCTTTATACTATCGGCATCATTGATTAATACTCTTATGCTGTCAGGCACTCCTCTTTTTCCTCTTAAATCAATCCACATTTCAGCGTGTTCATCAGCGTCAAAATCATCAGCCATTTCTTTAAATGCTCTTACGAAGTCTTTAGATGTGCCGTCATAAAAAACAGTTTCAACAACATCTTCTCCAGCATCGGAATAAAATTCTACATCGTGACAAAATTCATTATTGCCAGCTTCATATTTCTCCGATAATTTAACCTCATTGTTTCCCAAAACCTTAGTAATCTTTTTGTTTAACATAATAAGACCTCCGTTAATATATTTTTCCATTGCTATACATATAAATGAATGATACTCTTTGCAAGTATCTCCCTTGCTTCAAGTATATAAGAGGGGAATAATTCCCCTCAGAATGTTAAATCAATCCATTTTCTTTGAACTCTCTTATCAGTCCGTATTGTGTGCCAAGCTTTCTAAGTTTATCTTGTATTTCAGCTAATTCCGCATAGCTTATTGAGCTTTCTGACAAATCAGCTTGTAATTGTATTGCAAGTTCTCTTGTTCTTGCTTTTCCTCTTGTGTATTTGTTACTATTCATATAGTCAAGCCTCCTCATCGTCAAGACCATCGTCAATAAGGTCATCAATTTCCAGCTCATAACATAGGTCATTCAAGACCGCTTCTTGAGCAACTATATAACGATAAACATCACGCTTTTTAGTGTTCTTTTTATCGTTATTATATTCCTTATCTACCTTCTCAAGTGCTTCCGCTGTCTCGTTATACATTTTTATAATAATCTTAATCATTTCTTCTCTTGTCATGGTTAATTCCTCCTTAAAATAAATGTTTTATCCGCTTTCAAGCGTGTTATATGGTACTCTCAATAACTTCATGTGGTCATTTTGAGTATATAGGGCGGTTATATAAGCCGCCCTCAGATCATAAGATTGTATAGCTTTTAAGCGTTATAATATTCTATCTGCTTGTGTAATTCCTCTTGCATGATTTTTATTTGATTTTCCGTCAAGTCCTTGATACTCATATTTAAAGCCGCTAAAGCAGGCTCATAATCACAAGTAATACAAGCTTCATGATTCGCTAACTCATAGCTTATCATTTCTCTAAATACTTCATCACTTGACTTGATCTTATCAAATTCAACTTGTAAATGCTCAAGGATTTTATTTGCACGCTTCACAATTTCATTGTTCTTTACATAGCAGAAGCAAGCCGGACAAAAGTATTTATATATTTTGTTCTTTTCCTCAAATTCCTTTTCCCACTGCTTGCCAATTCCAAAGCAAGACAAGCGGTCAAATTGCATGATCCAATAATTTCGCAAGTAATACGATTTTGTGGTGTAGTCGTCATATGACTTTACAACGCTCATCAACTCGACTTCAGTAAAGAGCTTTTTGCTCAATTCCTTACAATAGTAATCCTTTAACACTGATTTTCCTTGCTTCTTCACTAAATATTTATGGTGTAGCTCGTATTCATTAGCATAGTAAATTTGTTTTTCGTTTTTGAAAACAAGTGCAGAGTATCCAAAATAACCGCCAAAATCAACAAAAAGTATATTATGATCCTTTATGTTGATATAATCAAGGGCTATTTCAGCAGCTTCATTAAATGTTAATGATTCTATATCATTAATTGCAAGGGCTTTTGTGTTTGTCATGTTCTTCATAAAAAATATCCTCCTCTCGTGTGCTAGAACTCCATGAAAATAGATCTATTATTATCCTTATTTCCATTAGCCTTTATAATGCCATTGACCGCTTGAACAACTCCATATAGCCAGCCGTTTAAATAGTCTATGTTTTCGCAAAACTGCACATAAGAGCCGTTTTTAGCGTCCTCAGCAGACTTGAAAATATACCAGCCTTTACCGTAGTCAGCCTTTTCAATGTGGATATAGCCCATATTAACGAAATAAGCCCTTAAATTATCCTTGATAATTGCAAATTGCTTTGGCGTAAAAACCTTCTTGATGTCCTTTGTACTGATGCCAATAGTGTTTATTATGTTCTCCATGGTTAATTCCTCCTCAAAGTCTTAAAGTTGTATGTTGTATAACGTGTAAATAATGGTTATGGTATCCGCTCCACCTCATGCGGTTTCGTGGATATGTAGGGGCTTGAGCCCCTTTAAGATTGTTATATCTCAATTCTGCTTAATATTTCTTGAGCCTTGCTTAGAAATTCCACGTTGTAATCATCAACATAGTAGCTAATATAAAAAGCGGTTATCTTATCTACAAGTTTATCGTCACTCTTGATATAGTCGATTACTTCTATACGCTCAATAGAATCATCGGCATCAAGATTTTTAAATTTTCTTGTGGCTTCTATAAGATCATCTTTAGAAATTTCAAGAGCATCCGCAAATTCCAGAACTGAATCAAAGTAATCATAAATGCTCATATGATGCGGTTCGTCACTGTAGATTGTAACGTGATCGTCATTGATCCATGAATGACCGCCCACATTTATAAACGTTTCAAGGCGTCCTATTTTTGCATCTGCATCATAGTAAAAATATACGTCCGTTTGGTATGGGTTCAAGTCGATCTCAAATTTCCGCAAGATCACCGCAAGTTCAGATACAAGATCATTGATATTGATGATATCCTCATCGGTGATATAGGGCTTAATTGTACTCATTTTTATACACTCCTTTTAATTTAATGTTATATTATGTATGGTATCCCTTTAGGCTCATGCGCCTTTATGGGATATATAGGGCGTATAAACGCCCCTTTGAAGTTGTTCATTCCCATATTTTATTAATTCTAATGCTGCCGTCACCGCTTTTATAATGATTAATTATTATAAAATAATGTCCTGCATTACAATACGTTTCAGAACTTCTCCAATAATTTTCATCATCATGGGTGTATTTGTCAAAACACAATACTTGTTTTCTTGACAATGAAATTGTAATATCATTCGTTTCATAGTAGTTTCTTGTATCTACATATTTTTCAACGGGATTTTTATACATTTCATCAATAACATCTGTAAACCATTTGTTTTTAGTTTTCGGAAATTGTGCGGCAAAACATCGTAAACTTGCAATACGCAACTTTTGTTCAGCTTCTTGCATCTTTTGGTAAATACGCTCATTTTCCTTGTCATTCTCGATCTCCTCATCGTACAAATTAATAAACTTTCGATATTCCTCTTGTATTGTGTTGTGTTCATCTGTTAATCGCTCTCTTTTCTCTCGATTGTATCTGAAATTGCAAATAGTATCAAATAACAGATCCATTTTTACACCCTCCTTAAATTTTATTAATTTTGTTAAAATAGCTTTTAAGCTATGGAATAGGGCTTTTATAGTGACGCCCTTTAGAACACTTGAAATTTAAACGTGCAAATATGCTTCTTTTTGGTTCATTTTTATAACACTTTTGGCAGCGTTTAAAACGCTTTGCGGGATTCTATAGCCGCAAATAACGTATTTGTCAAGGCGTGTATTGTAGCCGATTGAATAATTCCAGCCGTAAACACCAGCGTTATAATAGTTAGTGCTATCGGTATAGGCATCAATGCTGCTATCATCTACAAGGATAACATCTTGACCGCTGATTATGTTTTTAGCGTCGTTGTTAGTGATTTTTTTTGATGTTGTGTACATAAAAAATACCTCCGTTTTTTTTCGATTTACGTTTGTTTTGTCTGTTTTGTTTTGTGTTGTCTCATTTCTTTTGTTTTACTGTTCTACACTTGACTTTTTGATTTTTTTGTGTTATCCTAAAAAATATGGTTGATTAAATTCAGATCGTTGCACTGGATTTAATCGTATAGCGGTCAAAATAACCGCTAAAAGTTTAGGTAAACTGTTAGCAAGATCCCTTTTTTTATATCCCAGAAGTTCGGAAACTGGATTAAAAACATTTTGAGCCTATCGTTTTTAAGATTCTCACCGCCTACATTTGACGTTGTTCAATTCGGTTTTAGCCGGTTCGCACGGTGAAATATTTAATTTTCAAGTTGCAAAAAATTTGTTATTGATTATAAATCAATTTCAATTACTAGCTGTCACAGACCTTGCAAAGGTCAACCAGATTTTTTTGTTATGCAGTTGTCAACTCTTTTCATTTTAGCTTTTCCGCTTTTTAGTATTAGCAGTAAACTTATTTGTGATCGGTAAAGGGTTTTTGCTTTTTGGTTTTTGGTTTATTCCCTTCCTTTACTGTAATTATATTATAACACATAGTACTATGTTTTACAAACGGCAAAATGCACAATAACATAGTACTATGTTTGTACAACTTGTACACACAACATATAGTGTATTCTGATCTGTAAAAGGCATATGACTACAATATATAGTGTTTAAACATTTACGGATCAGGCAAAATAATTTTGTAAGAAGCCACAAATAATAAAAGAAATGAGGTTTTAAATTTGTGCAATACAAACAAAAAGAAGATTGAGTATAATATGAAATATAATACCAAAAATTACAAGCAGTTAAAAGCATTTATTAAGCCTGATGATTATTTGATAATTGATGAACATTGCCAAAAATCAAATATTAGCAAAGCTAAATTTATTGTAAAATGCTGTAAATACTGTATAAATCACGATATTAATTTTGACGACTAACTAAACTACAATATATAGCGGTTAATACAGTATTTATTGCTTGCGATACACAATATATTGTATGATTGTGTTTTGAGCTATAAGGCTACTAGCAAGCGTTATATACTGTTGTGTGCATGGGTTGTATAGTTATACTTGATAGCCGTTAGAATGGATTTTAGAGCATACAATATATAGTGGTATTGTAGCGTGTTATGTGTAAATTGCTAATTTAAAATAGGGAATGAATATTGAATTTTAGATGTATTTTAGTGAGTGTTTACCACTTTGGCAGTAAATAAGGGGTGAAATAGGGAATTGATAGGTTAAAATATTAATATAAAATGTTCAAATTTTAAAGATAGCGATTTAGAGCGTTCGGTATATCGAATAATACCAGCCGAAAATATATTTGATAAAAATCAAATATTAGCAATAAACAAATATACAAAAAGTTCAATTATTAACTTAATCAATAATTGATAAAAATCAAATAATATAAAGTCGGTTGAGCTTGCATGGAGTCAGCAGAATTATATTAATATTCTATTAATTGAGATACAATTATTTATATATGTGATTTTGGCAAAAAGGCATATAAACCACGCAAATATGCGGTTTTATGGATATGTTAATATACTTAATTAAATAGCCTTGGAGGGGGTGACTTTACATTTATGGGAACATATGGAAACGAGATTATCCCCTTAGTAGTTCCACTCTATCCACACACCCCAAAACCAAATCTAAAATCAAAATAGCACTTTTTAAAATTCCTGCACACTATCCCACTACCCCACCAAAAAACCAAATTTTCATTCGATAATGCGTTCGAGTAAACCTCGTATCTATGCCATTTTTTAAACTTTTTCAAACCTTAAAATATACCCAAATACACCAAAACACACCAAAATTAACTTGCAAACATTATTTCCGCACCACAAAAAATAACCTATCACTCCCTAAAAACACACTCCCTGAAAGACCATAATAGGTCTTATTTTTTTGTCCTAAAATGGCTATAAATCTAGTTTTACACTTAAACAATCACTCATTTAAAATCAAATTTTAATTCACTGTCAACTCATTAAACTACGCTTCAAAAATAATACACTATCACCGAAACATCTCAAAACAATAAAAAGCCATCAAAATGTCATTTATAAAACTCATAAAATAACCTATCGTAAAAACGAAAAAAACGTTTTTACGCCTTGATTTACAAGCAAAAACAACGAATAAGCGATCGTAATTTTACCGAACGTTCCAAAACAAAATGTTCAGATGAAACAAAATGTTTAAACAGTTGCCAGACGATCCATATAAACATTAATGTTTAACTGAAAAAATATCTGTGAAGATTAGCGTGACCGTAGGGAACGATAATCAAGCAGGGAAGTTATATACGAGCGTAGCGAGAATATAACTGACTAGCTGTGCGCAACACAACAAATCAATATCTCATCATTACAAAGCTTCATTGTCATAATAACACAGTATCATAATTCCTATTAATTGTACAATCTCACATAAACTTACAATTTATAATTACAATCAAAATTATAATTATAAATATAACCAATACACTAAAAGTTTACATATAAATTTGCATAAGTATATTGACAACCATTTAATTGTACATTATAATTGTAAATGTACTATTAAACGAGTACGTTTGAGAGTTGCTTACTTGATTTGCTTGCAATTTCAAATTGCAATTTTTAAAATATGATTTCACTTCAATTTATCTCTCAGCTCTATTAGTATACCCTTTCACCATTAAACGAGTACACTTGAAATGATATCATATTTTAAAATCAAATTCAAGAAGTAAATATTGTTTATAAAATTGTAAGTTATAGGAAGTGATATTTAATGTCAGTTAATTGTAGTAAACAATAAATTTTTCTGGGGCGTTTACGCCACAGTAAGGATTCTCTTATTACTAAAGATATCTAATATTATTCTACTCTACACTTTGACCTACACTTTTGGTATACAGATTGCACACTTTTTTGCATTTTGACCTACACTTTTGGTATACAGATTGCAAAAATGGCGGACTAACAATAAATGGAAGACGGCAATAAAAGGTGGTGACAAATCATAACTGACAATTATTTTGTAAAAATGCCCAAGAAATATATATACGCTGACTCAGCAGACAACTTTGAAATTTTATTGTATCGCTGTCTTAGTTACCTATATGAAACTAGAACAAGGACGGTAGGTACATCTATAAATGAAATTTTGGAATTGTGTCATTGTTCCATTTATAGTAAAGGTAACAGAGAAATTACTCATAGGATAAAAGCACTTTTCAATATCTTTATTGTCAGGTCAGATTTAACTTGGGATAACCAATGTGACTATAAATCATTAAATAGCGTCAATGCAAACGCTCATTTAAGATTTAAGGTCAACAAAGCGGTGTTTGATCCTCCAGATAATTTCGTAATATTGTATGACACAGAATGGGACAAACTAATGTCTATTTCAAATAGGCTGTCTAAGTCAATACTTCTTCGTGTTTACTTATACATAAAGTCATGGAACTTTCAGAATACAGAAATTATAACAGAGAGTGTTTGTGGTTGTTACAAGAAAGAAACGATAATGGCAGAAGAATTACATATGTCGGTCAGACAGTTAGACAACTATTTAAAGGCATTATGTGATAATGGGCTAATAGTCAAGCATATTACAGGCTCTTATAAAAAGAATGGCAAGGTCTATAATGCTCCTAACGTTTATGTGCTTAGTTCAGATCTGAACGTACAACAACATATCCGAGAAGCTGTTGACAGACTAAAGTACACCTATAAGGTAGATGAATTTCTACCAATGACACATAAGAACAAGAAAATTAGAAAGGATTGATAAACGTGATAGATAATAAGATTATAGTATTTGAAAATGAGGACTTTGGAGAACTTAGAACGGTTGAGATTGACGGAGAAGTTTGGTTTGTAGGCAAGGACGTGGCAATGATATTGGGTTATGGAAATGGAAAAGTTAAAAGTAAGGCTTTAGCTAACGCTATAAAAGATCATGTAGATATTGAAGATAAAAGGTTCTTAAACTATGATGAACTTAAAGCGTACCAAAATGGTGACCTTAAAAATATCAGCCACTATGGAATGACAATTATAAATGAAAGCGGTCTATATTCTCTTGTATTTGGAAGTAAATTGTCAACCGCAAAGAATTTCAAACACTGGGTAACTTCTGAGGTTCTTCCTTCACTTCGTAAAACTGGTACATATAATACGCAGGCTTTTGAAGAATTAAAAGCAGAGGTAATAAATCTCAAAGAAGAATTAGAGAAAAACAAATTACCCAAGAAAACATATAGTCCATGGTTTGGTCGTATGCACCCTAAATATAAATTAATAGAAGATAGTCTTGGTATTACTAGGGGTGCATTGTATAGAGAAATTCTTAAAGAGCTTGCTAACAGATACGGACTTGATACATACCAGATAGAACAAGACTATTTGTATGAAAATTGTTTGGATAAATGTTATCCTCTTGACCCATATCAGTGTGTTCCGCAATATCGCAATATGATAGAAGATATTATTAATGAGTATTTAATCAGTAACAGTTTAGCTGATAAAAACGATATTATTGCGACTAAGAAATATCAGACGATATTTTCAAAAACTAATTCTAAGACTGATTATAATGAGTCTTATCTTAACACAGAGGACGGTGATAACAATGAGTAGAAATCGCAAAACATTTTCTTTACAGGAACTGTTCCCTAAAGATTATACATACGAGGCACAGGACAAGCCCTTGGACGATAATGAAGAATATTTGAGGTTTCGCAATGAGTATTGGACTATGCTGGCTGAAACTGACGATACATACAAAGAAGATTATATGTAAGATAAAATAAAGGAGACAACAAAATGAACAATTTGAAACTTGTAGAAACAGACGTATTTAATGAAATCGCAACTTGTGACTTTTGGGGTAACGCCAACAATGAGTATCTTGTCACAAGAGAACAGATTGGTAGAGCATTGGGCTATAGTAATCCTGCAAATGCAATTAAAAATATCCATTTAAAGCATAAAGAAAGGTTAGATAAATTTTCAACTCAGCTCACTTTGGGCTATGTTGAAGGTGACAGGTATGTTGAGCGTGAAAGAATACTTTATAACCGCAAAGGCATTATGGAGATTTGCCGTTGGTCTAGGCAACCATTAGCAGATAAGTTCATGGATTGGTGTTGGGAGATTATGGATAGACTTATTTCCAATAGCTTGAATACCGTAACATTATCAAGAGAAGAATATTCTATGATTATTAATACTGTCAATGAAGTAGGTCAGCTTAATAAAGTTAATGAACAGCTTACACGTCAGTTGCAAATCATTTCTGCACAGAACACCACAATGCAAGACAAACTTTCTCGTATGTGGCAGAAAATAATGCTTATTGTTCCACCTGCGCATTATTCTTCTTGGAAAAACAAAATGTCTCAGAAAATTGTTTCGCTTGCAAAGATCTTAGGTTATACAAATGATGATGACAGAAAATCTATCTATAGCGATATTTACAACATGATGAGGTCAGACTATGATATTGACCTTGACTCCTACAAAGAAAATTATTTGTTATCACAAATAGATTGTAAAAACGTAGCAATGATAGATGTTATTGATAGCGATACAGCTCTTAGAGATATTTTCGAGGAAATTGTTGACCGATACATACAAATAAAATCAGGAATGGGGGTAATGAACAATGCCTAGACTAACAAAACTTACAGACAGTGAGTATGCCAATGGTGTACTCGCAGAAGCTAAAAGAATAAACAATAACGAGACAATTCGTAAACAACCGCCTACAGAACAGCAAGTTAGATTGTGTCTTAGAGTGTTAAGAGATTTTCACATACATATAAACAAGGATAATATTCCTAGATTTAACAGCGTTCAGGAGCTAGAACTTTGGCAAAAGAAAATGATACACGATAAATTATATGACAATAACTAAAACGGAAAGGTAGATTAAAATGACAGAAAACAACAAAACTATGGTAACAGTATTTGAGAGCAAAGATTTTGGCAAGGTAAGAACGGTAGATATTGATAACAAGATTTACTTTTGCGGTTCTGATGTGGCAAAGGCGTTGGGGTATTCAAGACCAGCGGACGCAATAACATCTCATTGTAAGGGGGTCTGCGTTTTACCGACCCCTTCGGCTGGAGGTGTACAGAAAACAAAATTCATTTCAGAGGGTGATGTTTATCGTCTTATAGCACATAGTAAACTCCCTTCCGCAGAACGCTTTGAGAGTTGGATATTTGACGAGGTACTTCCAACCATACATAGAACAGGCAGTTATATTATGGAAGGCTCGGAAAAGGACAATGAATTAAAACTATTACAAGCTACGGTTACTCAGCTTCAGAATATGTTACTTGCATTATCGGCTAAGAAAATACCAAATGAAAAGGCTTTGAACATATGGAAGAAACAAATTGGTACTCCGCTTATAGGGAAGTTGCAGGATAATGCTTTACAATCTACAGGTGAGGTTATTGAGTTTGTAGATATGTTGCATAGAGTTTATACTCAGATGACTTCAATGTTTGGTTTCTGTACTGCTACGGCTCTTAGTGAATTTACAGACAAGTATAACTGTGATTGCACTACAACACAACCTAGTATTATAAATGCTATTGCGGATAATCATGTATATCAGGCTTGGTTTACTCAGGCTTGTAATCAGCTTATGATTTGTGTAGGTAATGGGGATAGGTTTACATCTGACGATGGTTGTATTTATAATGCTACACAGTTTACTTCAGAGGACAGCTTTGATTTTATTGTTCACACATTGGCAGAGATTATGAAAGATAGATCGGCTCACCATGCACACACGCTGTCTATAGTTTACAAGAAGATAAACACCACGAGAGGTTGGCGTAATCAAATGACTAGGAAGAAGGCAAAGACTAAGAAAGATGTAATATTGTCTGATAGAAAACAGTTTACTAAATTTGTGTTAGTTAGCAACGAAATTTTAAAGGAATTTGGAAGGAGTTAAGATTATGAGAATATATACCGTTTCAAGTAAAGTAACCGCAGAGGAACGTGAGGTCACAATTAACATTTCATGTGAGAATGGCGAGTGGGTTGCTAATTTATATACTTGTATTGAGAAGTATGCCAACAAATGTAAAAAGCAAGGTTGGAAGCAGATTGATGAAACAAGGCACACTGACGGTACGTTTATCGGAGCTACATTTATTGCTCCTGCCAAAGCCATTAGTATTAGAAACGCTCACCCAACTAAAAGAGTTATCTCAGAAGAACATAAACAAAAGCTTTTAGCTGCGAGAAACAAAGATTAGTTAAAATTGTACATTAATTGTGTTAATTTTACAGCTATATTGTTTTGAGTATAATTTTACTTATAAAGTATTACTTTTTAAAATTTAACACAATTAATGTATGTTCCTGACGGTAGAACGTAGATTATGATAGATATAAAGATAGGAGATATAAATGCTTATAGCAGAAATTAATAATCAACCTATAAATTGTTATGACAATAAGTATGATAAAGATACTTTGAAAAAATGGGCGGACAAAGAAATTTTGCAATGTCCTATTTGTCATGGGAAGTATGAATATTGTCATGGCAAATTGGTAAGCCCTTATTTTAGACATAAAGACAAAACTAAATGTGAGACAATCTACTCTGAACCCGAAACAGAAGAACATATTCAAGGTAAAATAGCATTATTTAATTGGATTAAGAAACAAAATGGTGTTGTCAAGGCTGTTATGGAGGGTTATATAGAAGAAACAAAACAAAGACCTGACATCATGTTTGAGTTTGGAGGACAGCAGTACGTTATAGAATTTCAGTGTACGCCAATAGCAAGTGAGCAAATAGAACGCCATGAGTTGTATCAAGCTGCTAAAATTAATGACATTTGGATTGGCGGTAAGGAAAAATATTCAACTGGCAGGACACATATTGAGAATATTGCATATGCAATGTTTGACTATCAGAAAAACACTTTGTCTAAAGTTAAAGATCTTTTGAATAAAAACTTGTTACCTTATAATAATTTACCGCTTTGGAATTTTAACGAAATACCTTTAGAGAATGTAATGTTTGACGGAAAATTTACTTTTGTGAATCAAACCATGGAAAAATATATTGATTTATCAATAAAAAAACACAATGCGGAATTAAAAAAGCAAGAGCAGAGACGACATATTCATAGTTTGGTAGAGGTTTGCAAAGTTATTCCAGAATGGTATGCACAAGTATGTCATCATTGTAAAATCGACATACTTGAAGGCAAATTATCTTCCCCATATTTGATTATGATGAAGTTTGCAAGCGATATTACTGCTCCTTTCACAATGTTCATCAAAGAAAATTCGATTGATGTGTGTGTAACAGAGATGTATAATCGTAGGATAAAAAATAATTCAACTCATTGCAGAAAGTGCTATTGGCAAAAAGCAACTAAATTTGTAAAAATTGAAACACTTAAATATTCGGACAATCAGCAGTTGGTTTCTGTGATTAAAGAATATTTTTCAAAGCAATTACAAAAGGCAGTAATTAATAAATATATGGGAGGAATAACAAATGGCTAAACAACAAATGTATCAGCAGTTTATTTTTAAGTTGCACAGTTCAAGAATTTTAAAAGCACCTGATAAAAATTTAAAGATCTCTATACAAGAAGCTAGAGATAATAGGGAAATTATTTCTCTTGCTGACGGACAAATTTTACAAATGATTGACGAGATAAATTCATTAGATAGAAAATTTACCGCAGATAGGATAAAGGAAATTAAGAGAGAAATAAAGCTTTTGAAAAAGCAGCCAAAGTCGAGAAATACGAGTGTACAAATTAAGAAATGTTATCAGGACTTAGATAACATTCAATGTAAACTTGACTATGTTGCGATTATAATGAATAATAAGGAAGATATTTTTAAGCTGAGTTACGGATTTAGAATAAACGGAACGTACTATAATAGACTTATAGGCACAACAAATGGTATAAAAAAGAACACAGTTATTTATGCTGCCGCAAAGAACTCACAGCATATAAAATTATGTGAGGAATTAACAAGACGCATGAATAATGGAAGAAACTTAAACAAGGAACTTGTGCCTGCTAAGTTTGAAGCTTATAAAGCATTAACTTGTTCAGCTTCTGTGCCTGTGACACATCCAAAAGATATTCTTGTGGTAGATGATTTGATTGTAACTTGCAAAGAAAAGGTTATAAAAATAACAGATGAGTTTGACGGAGAGCCTGTATTAACTGAGCCTGATAATCCTGAAATTATAGAAGTAAATGACAGTGACGGTTATGGTTTAATAACACCTACATTGTCGGAGATATGGGCAAAAGATGTTCTTGAGGACTATATACCTAGTGGGTACTGCATAAGAAATAGCTTTTGTAAGGGCATGGTGTTCACGTTTGACTTTCATAAATTTGCCTATGAATATGGTACATTCAATGAAAATGGTGATTGTATTGTTATTGATGTATGGGGAAATGAACATAATATAAAAAATGTAGACTTAATACTTACAACTTCGATGTTAAAATTGTGGGATAGTTATGACAATATTGATTCGTATTTGGGAAATTGTAAAAATAACGGATATGGCTTTAGAGTAACAAAAGTGTGTCCTGAGAAACTTGAAAATGAACGTAATATGAATTATCAATTCCTGCAAAGCTATGAATTAACAGATGGGGAAATTCAAGAATTGATAGCCCCTACGGTTAATGAAATAAAAGATGTAATTCACGGAGATATTGACAAAACTATATTGTTTTTAAATGGGGCTACCTCAGATGAAGATTTTAGCTTAAATGAGATTGATAATGTTACTAAGTCGGTTATGATAGAGCCAAGTATGGCAAATGACCCATTTGTTATAAATCGTATTAACTATATGATTAAGAAAAAAATTACACAGGCTAAAATCGGTGTACTTAAAGTGCATGGCAATTATGCTGTTATTTCAGGCGATCCATTTGCCTTGTGTCAAAAAATATTTGGAGTAAAAGTTGAGAATGATGATTATGGATTACTTAAAGCTGGAGAAATGTATTCAAAATATTGGTCTGATTATGGGTCTGATAGGGTTGTTTGTTTCAGAGCGCCAATGAGCTGTCATAATAATATTAGGGTTATGAACATCACAGATAATAAAATGATGTCAGAGTGGTATAAATACATGGCAACTGTTAATATTGTCAACTGTCATGACAGTATGGCAGCAGCGTTGAACGGCTTTGACAAAGACGGAGATTGTCTTATAACAACAGACAATCCAATATTGTTGAGAAATACAAGACCTACTAAAACAATTATGTGCGTTCAAAAAAAAGCAAATAAAGAAATCATTTGCGAGTCTAATTTAATGCAGGCTAATTACAACAGCTTTGGTGAGGAAATTGGCAAGGTCACAAATAGGATAACCGCAATGTACGATGTTCAGGTAAAATACCCAAAAGAAAGCAAAGAATACAAAATACTAGATTATCGTATTATGTGCGGTCAGCTTATCCAGCAGAACACGATAGACAAGGCAAAAGGTATTATATCCAAGCCTATGCCTGAGGCGTGGTACAACAGATTTGCATTAAGCTACAATGATAATGATAGTGACGAGGAAAGAGTCGCAAAGGAATTTAACAAAACAATCATTGCTGATAAGAAACCATATTTTATGTGTTACATATATCCGCAGGAAATGTCAAAATATAAAAATTATATTGAAAATAATAATGCTCAATGTATAAATTTATTTGGCATGACGATTTCCGAATTAGAGGTTCTTAAAGATAAAACGGAAGATCAGCTAAAGTATTTGGATTGGTATTACAAAAAAATGCCTGTTAGTGCTAATAATTGTACCATGAATCGTATTTGTAGGGCTGTTGAGTTGGCTTTTGAAAATTATAACACGGAAGTTAAATCGTCAGCTAGATTTGATTATAAAGTTATGCAATGCAGACAAAATGATAAATACTCTGACTATCCAAAATTGAAAAAAATGTACGAGAATTATACAAGGGATATAACTCAATATATGGTGTTGTCTAAAAAACAACGTTTCGACAAAGAACAAATTGATAATGACAAGATGATAATGACAGAAAATTATCGTAAGTTATGTTCTGAGATTTGCACAGATGAATTTGTGTTGTGTGATATATTGCTTGATATATGCTATAAAACAGAGAAATCTAAGAAATTTGTATGGGATATTTGTGGCGACACTATTGTTGAAAATCTTTTAAGATTAAATGATTGGCAGATAACTTATTATGTACCCGATGAGACTGGAGATATTGAGTATGGTGGAACAAAATATAGAAAAGCCGTAAGAAAGGTTGGTGTGTAAATGGATATATTTTTAAACGAAATTGCCGAGGCAGAAAAAATAATTGAAAGTAAAGATTTAGGTGTAAAACCGTCACAATCATTGTTTTTGTTGGCTAAATATTACCGATATGTTATGAAGTATAAAAAATCTAAAATAATTACTGCACTAACTGATTTTATCAAATCAACAGGTATAAATTACAGACCTTCTGATTGGGAGAAAAGCGTTGAAAGACAAGTTGACAGAACACGCAATAACCCACCAATTAATATTGAATACATTGGCATAACACAAAAGGAACTTGAAGATATAGCAAGGCTTAAAAGCCCACCAGTTGAGAGATTAGCTTTTACGGCATTGTGCCTTGCTAAATATAGAAATATTCTTTGTGCAAGAAATAATAATTGGATTTGTACTAGCCACAAGATGCTGTTTTCTCTATCTAGTGTGAATAAAACTAGATATGAAAAAGAAATGATGATACATAAGTTAGTTAAAGCGGGAATGTTACAGCCAGCATTGGCTGTCGGAAATACAAATCTTCAAGTAAAGTTTATTGATGATAGTTCTCTAATAGTGCTAAAAATTACCGACATGAGAGAACTCGGCAAAGAATATATGCTGTATAGAGGTAAAAAATATGCACGTTGCGAAAATTGTGGAAGACTATTTTATAAGAGATCAAATAATCAGTTGTACTGTAAAAATTGTAAAGGTTATCAAAAAATTAAAACCAAGGTCTTAACCTGCTGTGATTGTGGCAATGAGTTTGTGGTTGGTAGTAAAGCAAACAATAAGAAAAGATGTGACGAGTGTCAAAAAGAGTATATAAAAAAATATGATAGAGAACGTAAGACAAAAAATTCCGTAAATCAATTTTAAACAGAAAATAATAAAACACCTCGTAAACCCTTTATTATTGGGCGTTTGCGAGGTGTTTTTATTTTATGGTGTTATTTCTTATTATGGATATAGATAATAAACATACTTATCCAATATATATTATATCACGCACAAAGTCAATATTCAATAGGCATTGTGTACAAAATTAAAATTGAAAAGGTGGTTATTTTACACATGATTTTCGTCACAAAGGACGAGGCGGATTATCTTCGTCAGAACATTAAGAACGTTAAGATTTTCAAAACGTGCCGTCTGAAAAACAATGGCTCTAATCGTGGTAAGAGATATGCAGAGGAAACATCTGCGGTTGTCAATCTGCTTGCCAAGTACAGAGCTGATTAAAAAATATCTTACAGTACGTCTGTAAGGGTGGGTATATCCCACTAACTTATTTAGAAAAGGAATTTATTTTTTATGACAGTAACAGAAGAACTTCCAATTTCCATTGTAGATAGTTTGGATAAGAGAAAATATCCTACGCCTGAAGAGTATAATTATTGGAAATCAAGAGAAAACAGAACATTTTTCATTGATTACGAGGTAGATGAGTTTTATAACCTCATTGAAAATAAAAACCAGCCATAATCCCATTGACTTTAGACGGTGGGTTAGGCTGGTGATAAAATCACTTTTCATTAAGAGATTTCTTAATTAAAGTTAAAATTAAATTGTTTAGACTACGATTCTGTTCTTTTGCAAGTTGTTCTAATTGTTTTTTTAAATCTTTAGGAATAGTAAGTGTCGTTCTTACATTATCTTTAGATACTGCCATAATATCATCTCCTTTTCTAAATTATAACACATACAAAAAGTGATGTCAAGGTGATAGCTAAAGTTTACAACTTGCTTACATTGCAGTGTTGACAAAGTGCTATCACCGTGATATGATAGTGATAGAAAGGTGGTGAGGCGATGCTTAAATCATTTAAGTACAGATTATATCCAAATAAAACACAAGAAATACAAATACAGAAAACATTTGGTTGTTGTAGGTTTGTTTATAATCAGACACTTGCTTATAGAAAAAATCTTTATGAAACAGAAAAGAAATCTATGAGTAAATTTGATTGCAATACATATTGTACACAAGTTCTGAAGAAAGAATATGTATGGCTTAAAGAAATTGACAAATTTGCTCTTAACAACGCAGTATTTAATATGGATAGTGCATATCAGAAATTCTTCAAAGAACATTCTGGTTATCCTAAATTTAAAAGTAAGAAAGATAATCGGAAAGCTTATTCCACAAACAGTACTAATAATAACATTGAAGTTGACTTTGAAAACAATAGAATTAAACTTCCAAAACTTAAATGGGTAAAAGCTAAGGTTCATAGAGAATTTGTTGGTATTATCAAATCAGCCACCATATCACAAACACCAAGTGATAAATATTTTGTTTCTATCCTTGTGGATTGTGAAAATTTTCAAATGAAGCCTACTGGTGCTATGATCGGTATTGATTTAGGCATTAAGGATTTAGTTATTACATCTGACGGAGATAAATTTGAAAATTCTAAAACTCTTTACAAATATGAAAAGAAACTTGCTAAAGAACAAAGGAAACTTGCTAAAAAGGCAAAAGGTAGTAGCAACAGAAATAAACAGCGTATTAAAGTTGCAAGACTTCATGAGAAGATAACAAATATCCGTATTGATAATTTACATAAAATTTCTCACAAGCTAATACAGGAAAACCAACTGATAGTGAGTGAAGATTTGAAAATTAGTAATATGGTTAAAAATCATAAACTTGCAAAAAGTATTTTTGATTGTAGTTGGTATGAACTAACAAGGCAGTTACAGTACAAGGCTGAATGGAACGGTAGACAGTATATTAAGATTGATACTTATTTCCCAAGTAGTCAGACTTGTAATGTCTGTGGATATGTTAATAAGGGAACAAAAAATCTTTCTGTAAGAGAGTGGGATTGTCCTAATTGTCACACACACCATGACAGAGATATTAATGCTGCTATTAATATATTAAATGAAGGATTAAGGTTGGTTAAATCAGCCTAAACAATAAAGCAGTACGATAGGAACTATCGGAATTTACGCTTGTGGAGTTAGTAGGTTACGAGAACGTTGAAGCAAGAAGCCGACTGGCTTTAGACGGTCGGTAGTTCACAATCCAAAGCCAATATTTATTTTCATTTACGGCTGTATGTACCAATAGTCTTGTTTCTGAGAAGTATGAAGAAGGTTATATCAAACCTCTTACGGACGTTTACCTTAGAGGTGTCAACTTTAAGGACGCAGTTATTATAATTGACGAGTCTCAGAACGCAACTTTTGATAATCTTAAAAAGACTTTAACAAGAATAGGTGAAAACTGCAAGACAATTTGCATAGGGCATACAGGACAGATTGATTTACCTAATCATAAGGCAAGTGGATTTGAGAAATATCTAAATCATTTTTCGGGAAAAGAACATTGTCAGATTTGCGAGTTGCATACTAATCATAGAGGTTGGGTATCAACTTGGGCTGACGAATTGGAGGATTAGAATAAATGGCTAAAATAACAAAAAAGAACGTTCTGTCGGTACAGGGTATTGTAAACATAGAGAACGGAAAAATAACATTTAGCGTTGAAGATATTGAGGGTGAAATTGCCCTTGCGGAACTTATGTCAGATTTCAACGGTCAGGAAGTAAAGCTGTCTGTAAACCAGACAGACGAAATTGCATAATGGGAGGAATTTAAAATTTCTACATACAAAAGATTTGAAGGTGAGTCTGATGACGAGCTTATATTTAGGATTTGTAAAGACAAAGAAAAAATAGGCACTTGGAATGACGTTAGGGATATTTTAAATAATTTACTTAACGCTGATTTTGGTGAGTCAACTTATCGTAAGAAATTCCAATGCTTTGAGAAAATGTTCAATGCAAATCAGAAAACTTTTGCAGATACAGAAAACACCCTTAATGAAATTCAAGACCAAATTCGTGAATTAAAGAAAGAGCGATACAAACTTCAAACGGAGAAGTTGGAGAATAATAGGTGGCTTAGGGAAAATGCACGAGATGAATTGATAACTGAAAAAATAGTCAATGCAATTTCTGATATAGACCCTATTATAGTTCCTGATTATTTGTCGGGAGTAAATAATAGCAAATCTGCAATATTGGCATTTACTGATTGTCACTTTGGCATAGAGTTTTGCATAAAAGATTTATTTGGCAATGTGATAAACGAATATTCTCCAGAGATATTTGAACGCAGAATGTGGAGTATGCTTGAAAAAGTTGTTGACATAATTGCTAAAGAGGACTTGGCAGAAATTAATGTTTGGGAACTTGGCGACAGTATATCAGGACTTCTCAGATTAAATTCTCAGCTTATGCACCTTAGATATGGTGTTATAGACTCTGCAATAAAGTATGCTGAATTTCTTGCCAATTGGCTCAATGATCTTTCGCAATATGTGAAAGTGAATTTCCAAATGGTTAAGGACAGTAATCATTCACAACTTAGACTTCTCGGACAGCCTAAGAATAGTTTTCCTGATGAAAACATGGCAAAGGTGATTATTGCTTTCATAAGGGAAAGACTTAAATATAATCGAAATGTAAACATAATTGAGAATGAAACAGGCTTTTGTTTCAGCGATGTTGAGGGTTATAACGTGCTTGGTTGTCATGGTGAGGTAAAGGATTTACAGAACTGCACAAGTTCTTTTTCAAGAGCGTACAATACAAACATTGATTACGTTTTGGCAGGTCATGTGCATCACCAAACCTCAAAGGAAAATGCAAAACATTCAGAGGTGCTTACAGTACGTTCTATGGTAGGTACTGATGATTATGCGATGTCCTTACACAAAACTTCTGACACAGGTGCAAGCCTGTTTATATTTGATAATGAATTTGGCAAGATTGCCAACTATGATATAAAAGTAAAGTAGGTGAATACTATGATGATTAAAAAGAGTTATAACGATTTTGATACTTTCATGCAGGATATTATAGATGTATATCTGGAAAATGAGGGCTTTAGTGTTTTGTGTGATTACAAGTTGGCTTGTAAGATTATCAAGAAATTTTTATCATTTGACGATAAGACTAAAATTAATTCTATTTCTCTTGATCCGCCTGAGTGGAACGGATATGGTGGCGAATTTGTTGTTTCAACTTTTGAAAACGAGTTGTTCTGTGAAAGAGCAAGACGCGACGATAAGCCAATAATTGTTGGTGATGAGAGTGTTGTTTTCGTTCAGCGAGATTTTGTCGGCAAGGATTTTACTGAAGAAGATTATGTTCCAAAGCTTTATTTTGGTTTTACAATTAACGAATAATTTGTAGTTAAATACAACTCCTTTTATTATATTTTGCAGGATAGCAAGCGTTATCCTGCATATTGTCGGATAGCTCAATCGGTAGAGCAATGCACTGTTAATGCGGAGGTTGTGAGTTCGAGTCTCACTCTGACAGCCAAAACAGAACTCAACACGCCTCTTAAAAATGCGTACCACGTTGAGTCTTTTAAATGAAAAATCTAACGAGATTTTTGCACGGATAGTTGACAAAGTTTTGTTGACTATCCTTAGTTTTAATTACAAAGTAATTCAACCTTATGCACCTCTTAACAATGTGTCCCAGTGAGGGGTATTTTGAGTTATGGTTTTGAGAATTTTGTATTACTCCAAAAAACAAAATTCAAGCCCTTATGGGCGAAATAAAGAAGATTAAGTGTGAAGGCAACACTCTAAAGAAACCCCAAAATGAAGAATAAGTGCTAAAAGCGACACTCTAAAGAAAGCTTGATATTAGAAGAAAGGAGAGGTTAAATGGCTAAGAAAAGCAAACGTATCCAAGTACATGATGATGAAATACTTTCAAAAATCAATTCTGAAACAATGAAACTATGGAACAAATATAAAATTGATATGTCACTTAGAGAACTCTCCGAAAAGACTATCGCAGGCTATCAAAATGATTTAGAGTCTTGGTGGATATACATATACAAAAATCAGGGCAATCAAAGTATTATTGACTTAACGGAAGATGATATAACTGAATTTTTATATTTTTGTAAAACTGAGGGTAATAATTCAAGACGTATGAAAAGGCGTATGGCTTCAATTTCAGCTTTTTATAAATTTCTGCGTAAGAAGAAGTTAATTACAGAAAACCCAATGGAATTTATGGATAGACCTAAGAAAGATACAGATGTTATTACTCAGACGTTTTTAACTGTTGAACAGGTACAGGAATTAAGAATTACCTTACAAAACTTAGTAGAAAACGCTGACACGCATCATAAGAAACATAGGGCTTTACAATATCAGTGTTATGCTCTATTTTCATTGTCTACAATGGCTAGAGTTAATGCGGTTGCGAATACTAAGTGGGAACAAATTGATTTTGACAATAGGGTTGTCAATGATGTAGTTGAAAAAGAAGGCTATGTTGTAACTCTTTATTTTTCGGAAGAAGTTAAGGAACTGCTGTTAGGTTTACTTGAGTACCGCAAGACAAATAATATTATTGACAATGGCTATGTTTTTGTTTCTTACACAGACGGAAAGTTTGATAAGGTAACTAATGGCACATTAAATTCTTGGTGTCATATTATTGGTGAAATGATTAATGTTCCAACGTTACACGCTCATGATTTTCGTCATTCTGGAGCTACGCTATATAAAAACGCAGGTATGTCACTAGAAGATGTTTCGGCATTGCTCAACCATAGTGGAACTGACGTGACAAGAAAATTTTATATCAGGGTTGACAAGAAGAAAATAAGTCAGAATAAGGATAAATTTGATTTTTGAGCAATCAAACACTCTGATTGAAAATTGGGGTGCTTTTATATTGGCTTGAAAATTAAACAAACAAAAAGGAGGTGGCTCGATTATGCCAAGGAAAAAAGTAAAAACCCCTGTAAGTACAAAAATATGTACAGAATGTGGCAAGGAAAAGCCACTGTCACAATTTTATACTACTAGAAATAGCAATATTTCTACTGATGGCAAAACAGTAAATATATGTAAGTCTTGTGTTAAAAAAGGTTCTTATAATTCTGATGGAAGCTTAAATATAGAAGCGTTCCAAAAGAAACTAATGTTAATGGATAAACCATACATACCAGAAGCTCTTGACTCTGCTATGAGTGAAGTAAGAAGATCATTAGAATTGGGCAAGGGTAGAACCGATATTATAGGCTGTTATTTTAAGAACGTGTCAACATTGCCACAGTACACGAAATTATCTTTTTTGGACTCTATGAATTTGTTTAATCAAGGCAAGTCTATTACTGAGGCAGTAACTACAACGGAAAAACGCAATATACTTCCTCGAAACGAAGAAGTATATGTAAATATGGTTGATGATTTTGTTGTTACAAACGATATTACCGACTTATTTGGCGAGGGGTACACAAAATCACAGTACCGAAAAATGAAGAAAAAGTTTGATAAATTAAAAGAAAACTACTCAATTCAAACAAACTTACACGAGGAAGCTTTAGCAACCTATGTTCGTTTTAAGGTGAAAGAGGAAGAAGCCACAGCAGCAGGAGATGTTGGAAGTGCTGACAAATGGAATAGAGCTGCCCAAGATGCTGCCGATAAAGCAAAGTTGACTCCAAAACAATTAACGCAGGCTGATTTGCAAGGTGGAGTAACTTGCATTTCGGAAATATCAAAAGCTTGTGAACAGGCGGTTGATATTGTTGAAATATTACCTAAGTTTAAGTACCAACCTAACGATGCTCCTGATTTTATAATATGGTGCTATATTAATTATGCTAGAAAATTAAAAGGATTACCTAAGTGTGAGTACAAGGAAGTATACCAATTTTATGACGATATGAAGAATGAGTACATTTCTCAGTATGGAGATCCCTATGGTATTTTTACTGATGACACATCAGAAAAAAATAGGAGTTCTGTTGAAACGTTTATAAAACTGCCAAAAGATTATGAGAATGGTGACAAGTAATGAACTGGCAAAGAATAAAAGATTTTGAAAAAAATAGTGATAGTGTATTTGGCAAAAATCTACATAATTATTACACTTTTATAAGTTGGGCTAAGTGGTATCCTGATTTATTACTCGACTTAATGAAACCTGAAACAGGTGGGTTAAATCTGCATTTAGATCAACGCATATTTTTGCGTTGTGACGTTAGATTTATGAGTATGTATGGAACGTTTAGCCGTGGATATGGCAAAACATTCGATGAGGTACTTGCTATGGTCGTAGTAGCAATGCTGTTCCCAAATATTGAATTGGCTCTTTCTGCACAGACTAAAGAAAATGCGGCAGATTTATTGAAATCAAAGTGGAATGAAACTGCAAAATTATATCCACTTTTAAAGGACGAAATAAGAGAAGCTAGGTTTTCAAAGGGAAATGCTTATATTGAATTTAAAAATGATGCGACCATAGATGCTATTGCAAATGCTCAAAGCACAAAGGGTCAAAGACGTAGAAGGTTAAAAATAGAGGAATCTGCATTGCTGAATAATGTACTGTTTCAAGATGCCCTTGAGCCTGTAGTTGAAGTTCCAAGACTTACGGTTGGCAGACTTGCGATAGTAGACCCAATGGAACTTAATCAGCAAATTCATTTTTTTACAACGGCAGGATTTAGGGGTTCAGACGAATATCAGCGTAGTATTTCAATGTTAGATGATATGGAAAATCTAAAGGGAAAAATAGTTTTGGGAAGCAACTGGCAACTTCCGTGTTGGTATGGTAGAGGAAGTAATAAAAGCAAAATACTTTCAAAGAAGAAAAATTCTTCTGTGGTAGCTTTTGCCCAAAACTATGAACAAGAATGGGTCGGCTGTGCCGATGGTGCGTTAGTTAATATCAACAAATTAATGAATTGTCGTACTTTAACGGAAGCGGTCTTGCAAAATTCAAATCCAGAACAGGAATATTATATGGGCGTGGATGTAGCAAGAAGCCAAAAAACTTCTAATAACCAATCTTCTATTGCTGTAGTGCGTGTAATTAGAAGTAAGGATAAAGGGAGAATTATTTACATTGATGTGGTGAATATTATTAATATTCCTAACGTACTTAATTTTAATGCCCAAGCTGCTATTATCAAAAAAGTTCAAAAACTTTATATGGCTAAAGTAGTTGTGTTAGATGCTAATGGACTTGGTGTTGGATTGGCTGATGAACTTTTAAAAGACACGATTGACAATTCTACAGGTAAGGATTTGGGCTGTTGGGACACTATTAATGACGATAATGTTCCAGAAGTTCCTAATTCGCCACAAATACTTTACAATATGAAAGCTCAGACTTGGCAAAATGAAATTGTAAGCACTTTTATAGATATGGTGGATAGTGGCAAACTTAGATTGCTGGAAAAAAGACAAGATAATGATTTTACCGATAATGAATGGGATAGTTTTGACGATAAAGTTAGACCTTTTATTGAGACAGATGCTTTTATTGAAGAAGCCGCGAATTTAAAGATGAAACATCTTAATAACGGCAACATTACTATTGAACAAGTTGTAAAAAAAGTAAATAAGGATAGAGTTTCGGCATTGATCTATGTGTTGTGGTACGTTAATAAATATGCCCAAGACATAAATAACGATGAATACGATTATTGTTGTTTATTCAACTAATGTAAACACAAACGAAAGTGAGGTGAGGCTATGCCTGAGAATATTGCAGAGAATACTGAGAATGTTATTGAAAACAATCAAGATAAAACAGAAAGTGTTTCAGAAACTAACTCCGTGTCAAATACACAAGAGCGTTCTTATGAGTCAAATGCTTTTTACGAAATGACATCTTTTTGGGAAGATTGTATTGAAGATTTGCCTATTAATCTTGAGGACATTAAGAAATTTGCTCATAATCCGCAAATACATATAAAAAATATTCGCAAAATTTGTCGGTGGGCGTACTATGAAAATGGCTCTGTTATGACTTCTATCAACTATCTTAAAACCATGTTCACCTTGGATAAGGTGGTTTATTCAAAGTCAAAGACTAAACGCAAGAAGAAATTTGAAAATGCAAGACAGTTAATGCAACAAACTCTTGACACAATAAGATATAAGGAAGTTATTCGAGATAATTTGTTTAACGATATGATTGAGGGAATGGACTTTAAATACTTTGAAATTACAAAGTCCGTATTCGCTGACAAGTATCTTGATGATATTGATACTTTAAACATTGTAGAGATCAATGAACTGGGAGTTAAATGTGCCGTTATTAATCTGCCTGTTGACTATTGCCGTATAGTTGGCAGAAAGAATGGTTCACCTATTGTTGCTTTTAATTTAAGATATTTTGACGGTATGGTAGAAGATGACAAAAGAAGAAAACTACAGGCTTTTCCAAGAGAAATTCGAGAAGCGTATAGTAAATATTCAACTCACAATAATATTAAGCCATGGAAAGTTTTAAATAATGATAATACAATGGTGACAAAAATTAACTGTAAGGCTATTAATCCTTATGGTGTTCCACTAATGATTTGTGCGTTGGACGATGTATTGTACGCAGATTATTTCACTTCTACAAAGCGGAATGTATTAGATCAGTTGAACAATCAAATTATTTATCAAACATTTCCTGAAGCAAAAGACGGACGTTGCACTTTGACAGAAAGTCAGCAGAGAAACCAACATAAGGTAGTTAAAGATGCTATTACTACAAGACAAAATAAATATGGCAAGTCATTTTTCTCGCTTGCCGCAGGTACAAAATTAAATGATATAAAAGTTGACACTTCTATTTTTGATGAAAAGAACGAAAATGCCAATAAATCAAAAGTGCCTGCCGATTTGGGTATTGCTAGTAGTGTCCTTGACGGTAATAGTACAGGAAACTATGCTGTTGCAACACTTAATTTGGAGTTGGTTGCAGGAAACGTATATGATTGGATAAATATGTTTATTATGGAATTGAATAAATGTATTAACGCCAATATTATTAAGGATAAAAAGCTTTATATGGAGTGTGCTATTTTACCTGTTACTTTTGTAAATAGAGATAAACAGGTTAAATATATGACCGACCTTTATGCTAGAGGTAAGGGGTCTTTGACAGCTTGGGTTGCAAGCACTGGTTGGGATAGCGATGTATACTTGTCACTTATGGATTACGAACTGGATAATGATTGGGAAAATAAATATCCAACGCATAAGACGAGTTATACCATGAGTAGCAAAGATAGCGACCCAAGTGATGCAGACCACTCAAACGGTGGTAGAACTAAGGTAGCTGAAAAGACAAACGAAAATAGCATAATGAGCGAAAATCTAAATGGAAACGCTCAACCAAAACCTTCAACAACAAACTAAAACCTAAGTTGCGTTTAGTGACTAGGTTTATTTTATGTCAGAAAAGAGGTGAAAGTTAGTGTTTCATTGTGAAATAAGCGAAGCAAAGAGGTCGGACGGTCGCAGACGTGTAAAGTTGGTACTACACGAAATTCATCAAGACCGTAATCACTATAACAAAAATGGTATTAGTTACAATGAGCAGTATGTTAGAAATAATGCAGATAGTATTATTGGTATGCCTATTTGTGCAACATTTTTGGATAGTGAAAAAGATATTCCATACGACCATGGAATGACAGGTCAAGACGGCAATATGCCATTATTTGAAAATTCTGTTCAAGTAGGTTCTGCTGATGGTTGGTCTATTGAAGATATTCAGATTGATGGTGAGAAACATAAAGTTCTTATTGCCGAGGGTTATATTAATCAGCAACGTTATCCACATTTTGTTGAATGGCTTGAAAACAAAATTAATGATGGTGATACAATATATGGTTCTGTTGAATTTGTTGGTAAGGGCAAAAATAAAATAGTGTATGACGGAGAGCCTGTCGAAAAAGGTAGAGTACCAAAAGTTTATGACTATAGTGGATATTGCATTTTAACTGTCGAGCCTAGTGACGATAGTGCAATACTGATAGAACTAAATCAAAAGATAAAGGAGGACGAGAAAGTGGACGAAAAGACACTTAATCAGATTATTTCTGCTGTTGAGAATAAGATTACTGAACTCAATACTAAAAATGCAGATTACGAGACTAAGATTGCTGAAATGAATGAGATTATTTCTACAAAAGATGCAGAGATAGCAACTCTTACAGGTGAAAAGACAACAGCCGAAACCAATGCTTGTCAGAAAGACGAGAAGATTAATGAACTTAACGGACTCGTTGAAACAATGAAAGCAGAATTGAATGAACTTAAAAAGTCTGCAAAGATTGCAGAACTCAATTCAGCTCTTGGAGATTTTTCAGACGATGAAAAGAACATGGCTAAGGATAAGCTTGACAAGTTTAACGCAGATCCTATGGGTTGTGGTATCGAGGTAAACGATATTGTTACAGAAATCAACGCTTGCATTGGTGCTGAGACAAAGAAGAAGGAAAAGGCAATGGCTGTTGAGATTAATTCTCAGAACAATTTTGCCGCTGACATATTTGGTTGCGTAGATACTGACAACGATGATGATAAGAACGATAAACTCGATATTGATAATCTGTTTGTATAAAAAATACGATTGGAGGAATTTTAAATGATTAAATTTGCAAATATTGGTGATTTCAAGGTAGCACAGAATTTTGGCTATCTCAAGACACCTGTTGTTCTTGAGAACGGCATGGCTGTTACATATGATCTTAAAACAAAGGCTGTTGCTCTACCAACCGCAACAACAGCAAAGCAGGCTGGTCTTGCAGTTGTAATGAACAGAATTGATAAGCCTGAGACACTCACACCAAATGATTATAGAATTGAGGTTGGTGAGTTTCCACGCATTTTTACTCTTGCTTCTCTTGCAGGACATCTTTTTGATATGGACGATGCAGTTGTAACAACAGCTTACAATACACTCGCAGTAGGTGACAAGCTTGTAGTTGGTACTGATGGTAAGTGGGCTAAGAGTGCTGATGTTTCTGATTATGCAGAGTATCTTGAAATTGTGGAAAAGACAAGTTTTGGCGGTAACGGACTTAGAGTCGTTGTACACGCTTAATTAATGAATGTAAAATAAAGGACGGTGTTTTAATAATGATTAATACTTCTTTTGAACTTAATAATCTGAATAAGTCTGAGGTTGCTGTCAAGAACGCAAAGGCTTTCAACGAAGTAGTTGAGATTTGTTCTGCTCTTTTTGCAGGCAAAGATACATCAAAGTACGGTCAGAAGGTAGACGCAGTACGTTCAAGAATTTCAAAGCTTGGTGAACAGGCACTTGCAGGCGATAGCAGAGCAGTTGCAGAGATTAATACCATTGTAAAGTATATTATACAGCCAAGACTTCTTGAGGCAACAAAGGTATTTAATTTCCTTGGTAACTATCGTGAGATTGGCTATGATGAGCAGCCAAGAATTAAGACTTATTCTTATGAGGGTCTTGATGCTAGACTTCAGGCTTCTGGTTCTGATGTAGGTTTTGCAGGTAGAAAGTGGGTAGAGTACCCAATTGTAACTCAGACAATATCTTCTGGTATGGCTATTGATTATCGTGAGCTTGCTTCCGGTAATTTTGCTGGTACTGTAGCAGAGGAAATGGCACAGGTACAGACCGACATGAACAACAAGGGTGTTGCTTATGTATTTGATGTTATTAAGTCTGCACTGAAGAATAATACTGAATATGTAAAGTTCTATGGCGAGTATGACTCTGCTCCAACTCAGGCACAGGTTGACGGTATGATAAATAAGGTTAGAAAGCTTGGCAAGGTTGGTATTGCAGGTGACTTCTCACTTATTTCTGGTATCTGTGATTGGAACGGTTATAAGACAGTTGGTTCTACACCAATCCCATTCTTCAATGCTACACAGGTAGACGAGATTGCTAGAACAGGTCTGAATGGCTTCTATAAGGGTTCAGCTCTTATTGAACTTGAAAACCCATATAACTTCACAAAGCCACTTGCTGACAAGTCAGGTTTTGACACATACTACAATCCCAACGATCTGTGGTTTATTGCACAGGGAGCAAATTCTCCAGTAAATATCTTCAGACGTGGTGGTATTACAACTATGACAGGCAACGATGTTGAGACAGGTACAGTAAAGACACGTTTCGATATGGAGCTTGGTGCTGACGTTGTAAAGGGCAGAGAATTTGAAATTGGTCTGCTTACAAAGCAGGGTTAATTACATAATAATTATTGATGTGGCGAGGGTGTAAACTCTTGCCACATTATTATTATATTTGAAAGGAAGATTAAAATTTGGCAAATGTAAGAAAAAATACAACTACTGCCACAATGAATAACGATATTACAGAAGTAAAGTCTAAAAGGGAAATTCAGCTTACCGATAGAGTGTTTCTTGAAAACACTCGTAATTGGGAATTGGGTTTTAGGGCTGTGGAAACACAAAGAGATATTACTATTCCACCAAACGCAAAGAAATTTGCGCAGCTTAATGTTGGAGAGGTTATGGCTCAGATACAGGAAGGTAACGGAATGTTCTGTGGTACTGACGGCTTTGGCAATAACGCTTATCTGAAAATTCTTGATGAGGATATAAGAAGATACGTTTTTTCACTTGACGAGAGTGATAATAATGAACCTGTTATTCTTGATATTAACAGTGTAAAGGCACTTCTTGGCATTAGCAATAAAGCCGATTTTATGGCTGAACTCTCAAGACTTGTAGTTACTGAAGGCGATAAAAAAATGATTATTCCACTTGCCAAAGAAGTTGGAATTGACAACGTGGCAGTTTACAAGCGTAACGAAATAGAAAATATTTCAGGCTATAAGTTTTAAGAAAGGGTGTGGTTAAAATGGCTACTACCTATGAAGATGTGGTCGCTGTTTTTGAGTCCACATTTCTTGAAAGGGTTGCGTTAAGTGACGACCTTGTTTTTCAGTGGTTTAAAATGGCTTGTGGCGAGTTTTCAACTCAAATTAGTCAGCTTTACTTTAATAATGAGAAAAAAATATTTACTGATATTGACGGAAATGATATTGTTTTAAATCAGATTGTTGTTAATATATTGGGCTATACAATAAAGAGATTTTATTGTGAAAGACAATATAGCAAAATTGTCAAACGTAGCAACATAGTTTCCAAGGATTTATCAATAAACAACTCAGAGGGTGACAAAAGACAAGCTAAAGTTGAGATTGATTGGGTGAACTTTAAAATAGTTGACCTTTATGAGCAACTTAAAGATACTGCGTATAATTGAGGTGGTTGAATGAGTAAAGAATGGTATTTAATTCGGCAACCGTATTATACGGAAGGTTCTGAAAAACCAGATTTGTTGTTTGATAGTAAAATGTCATTCAATGACGTTTTAGAGGATAGCGTTATTGAAGATGATATTATTCTGTGCAGTGGAGTGTTTAATGGCGAGAATTTTGAAAATGAATTTGCTACAAAGGGCATAATTCAAAATGAAATACCTGACACGCCAACACAAGCTTGGCAAAGACAGATTTTGACTTATATTAGTACAATATCGGACTATAAGTACATTAAATATGACAATAAGATTTGGCTAATATTGACCGAGCCTACAAATAACAAACTGTATGAAAAATCTATTTTGTATTTGTGTAATTACGTTATTAAGTGGCAAGACGAAAACGGCATAGTTCATTATAAGCCGTGTAATATTCAAAATGCTTCACAGTACAACTCAGGCACAAATGAGACAAAAGTAATTACCATTGGTTACGATCAGTTGATGATGTACATTTCGCTTGACGAAGAAACGAAATATTTTCCTCATGATAAGCGTTTTTTCATTGATTATAATGACAAAGAGCCTACACCTTATAGAATTACTAGACCTGATACTGTCAGCTTCTCTTTTGGAAATAGCAGATGTATGCACATTATCTTGTCAGAGGGTCAATATAATCCGCAGACAGATAGAATTGACCTTATGCTATGTGATTACTTTAAGCCCAATAATGCAACCAAACCTGTTGAAATATCTTACAGTGGCAATGCAGAAATTCGTTGTGGTGGTACAGTAAAAACATTTACTGCAAAAACAGATAAGAGTGTCACTTGGTCTTTGAAATTACTTGATAAGCAACAAGATTTTATTACCATGATAGTAAATGAAAATAAGGTAAAGATAAAGTGTTTAAGCAACAATGCTTTAATCGGTAGCTCTTTTAAATTGGTTTGTACAGTTGATGATGTTTTGTCTGAATTGTTAATTAATATAGTGGGAGGTGTGTAAAATGCCAATAAATTCTGTTATATCGGAGTGGAAAAATAAAGCTATTTCTATGATATTATCACAAGATAATATATTAGATTTATTTGAAAAGGACGATGAAGAACTAGAAAATATTGTGTATTCTAATATATACCCTTTTTTATATATACCTTACACTCAAACTAATGTAGAATTGTATCTTAACATTGAAGTTTCAGTTCCGAAAGTAATATGGGGAGCATTTAAGGGTTATCCCCAAATGATAATCCAAATAATTTGTCACCAAGATAAAATGAGACTTAACAAAGCTGGTATTTCCAAAACTAGAATGGATTATGTGTCTGAATTGTTAGGTCAGTTATTTAACAACTCAGATGGTTGGAGTGGCAATAGAATACAACTTATTTCGGACGTACCAGATAATTTGTCACCTGTTTATAAAAGGCGTACCTTAATATTTCAAGGTGAAGAACTTACGATAAATCCATGTGAGGGTAATTAGTTATGGACGAACTTTCGATTTATCGTAATAAAAAAGAAACATTTATGTTAGGCAAGTTTGAAATTCACAACCCAACTTTGGACGAGATTTCAGACGAGTCAAAACTAGGTGAAAAACAGTTTTGGGTCATTGTGTCTGACATAATTTCAACTCCATATGATAGAAGGCTATATCTTTGGAGCAAGGGTATTGATTTTAACTCAGTAGATAGTTTTGACTTGTTTTGTGATATTGTCGAAAATCATTTGCTAACTGATGTTTCATTTATAATCCGTAATATTGATTTTGGTAAGATGAAACGCTATATTGACACGAATAGCGGTGATATTATTTTATTTGATGTTTACAATAATATTCAAATAGGTAAAGCAGATTATGAACTGCTTACTGAATATTTCAGGAAAATGCTTAATATCGCTGATAACAATATTAAAGACGGAAATGAACACACCCGAAAATGGAGATTGCAATATGAATTAGACAAGCTTGAAAGACAATTAGCTAGGGGTGAGTATCAAGAAAAAGAATTTCGTTCTATTTTGTTGCCATATATTTCAACATTAACAAATATTGAAGGGTTTAAATACAACTGGGACACGGTTTGGTCGTTACCTATTAATGTTTTTTATGATTGTCTTTTAAGAAATCAAATCATAAATCAAGCACAGAAACTTACCACAGGTTTGTATAGCGGTACTTTTTATTATAAGGACATTAAGAATAAAGAAGAATTAAATTATTTCCGTACATGGTAACGGAAACAATAGAAAATAAAGGAGGAAATAATATGTTTAATCCAGACAAATTGCTTTTTAAACAAGCTATTTCAGGTCAGATGTTTTCGCCTACTGACGGAGTGCTGTTTTGGACTCTTGAAGATTTGAAAGATGTAAACATTCAGACCAATGCTACTTCACAGGATAAGACAGATGCAACAGGTGCTGTAATTGCAAAATACTATGACGCTGATACAGTTCAGATTACAGGTAATACATCGTTCCTTACGCTGTCACTTCTTGCTGCTCAGTGGGGTACAGAAAAGAACGTTGCAAGTTCTACTAACAAAATTCTCATTCCTAAAAGAGAGAAGATTAAGGTGGGTAGCGACATAACAAAGATTACTCTGAGTAAAGTTCCTGTGGGTGGAATATCATTCATTTATCTGCTCAATGAAAGGAAGGAACAGGTTGCTTCTTACAAATATGCAGCGGTAAATTCAGAAAAGGAATTTTCACTTGATGCGGCTAAGAAAGAAATTACACTTCCGACAGATACTGCTATCAAGGAAGGAATGACTATTCAGGTATATTATACATATGAGTCTGAAAATGCAGTTGACATTACAAAGAGTACGAATGATATGCCAAAATCAGGTGAATTTTGGCTTGAATCAATCTTTACAGATATTTGTGATAAAAATATTGAATATCATGGTTGGGTTGTCGTGGCATCTTCACAGCTTTCTCCTGAGACTCAGATACCGCTTGACAAAACAGGCGACTTCCCATTTACTATTGACTCTCTGAAGGACTATTGTAGTGACGAGGGTCAGCTTCTGAGATTTGTTATTCCAGAGGATTAATTTATGGAAAACAACCATGAATGTATTATTTGTGGTAATGGATATTATGCGTGTAATAAATGTGATAAAATAAATAGTTGGAGGAGATATGTGGACACACCATCTTGTTATCAATTATATTTAATCATAGAAGAATATATGCACGAAGTCATTTCCAAGGTTGAAGCAAGAAAACTTCTTGCCAATATTGGTATTACTTCCGAAACATTAAAAAAGAAAGATTATAAAGAGTCGGTCTATAATGTTTTGGCTGATATTACAAACCTTAAAAATAGTACAATAAATAAAAAAACTAAATAAAATAGAAAGGGCGGTTATTATGATAAGTATTGACCGCCCTTATTTTTTTATAAAGAGGTAGAAATGACAGATAGAAGCAAGTTTAATGTAGATAAAGACAAATCAAAACGTAGTTATAATGGTATTATTTTCGACTCAGTGTTAGAAATGAAATATTATCGTGATGTACTTTGTCCCTTAGTGGAAAGCGGTGAAGTGATTTCGTATGAGTTACAGAAACCATATGAACTGCAACCGAAGTTCGTTCACGATGGCAAAACTGTGTTGCCAATTAAATATGTCGCTGATTTTGTGGTTACTTATAAAAATGGTGTCACTGAAGTTATAGATACAAAAGGTATGCCAGACTCAGTGGCAATACTTAAACGTAAATTGTTTTGGTATTGCTATCCAGACATTACATATAAGTGGATTACTTATGTCAAAAAGTTTGGTGGGTGGATTGATTATGACGAGTGTAAGAAACTGAGAAACGCAGAAAAGAAACGCAAGAAAATGGAGGAAACTTGAATGAAAAATAGGCTTAGTTTTGCGGAAATGCAGGCATTTATAAATAATGTAGTCAAGGGTACAGTTGAGTACGGAGCAGGATATGAAGAAATTTTGCATAAATATTACGTTGTCACTCTTTACGGAGAACATAAACTTTCGTCAGATGATATTGCAGAAATTTATGATAGTGGAGAGCTGGATAGGGAATATAATAATATTGATTGGAAGTCGATTGATTACGCACAGTATAGCATGATTAATGCAGCTATTGACAGCGGTATTGACATGAATGTTAGATACAAGGCGGCTGAAAAGGTTATGAGCATGGCAAACATAGCTATAACGGAGCTTGCAAGCAAGGCAAAAGAAATGATAGAACAGATTAGTGTTACTACGAAAGATATTGACACTGAAAGCTTAAATGAAGTGTTAAAAACACTTAAAGATAGTAATGACATGGCAAATAAAATTGTAATTTCAAACAACAAGGACGGTGACTAATATGTTCTTTGCAGAACAGGAAATAGCACTTGGGATAGTTCCTAATGCTAGGAATATTCATAGGTTTGTGTATTTTGCACAGGTACGTCCCTCTGTGATTAATCTAACAACAGGTAGAACGGTCAATGGCAAATCAATTATAGGTCTTTGTAGCTTGGGTTTAAGAAATGGTGATAAAGTTACGATAGAAACACATAGTAAGGTTTCTCAGGAGCAAGCTGACGAGGATTTAAAGCTTGTTGTAAAGTGGTTGCGTGGTGAGGAATAAATGGTTGTAAAAAACCTTAAAGAACTAGAGCGAGAACTAAGAACAAGAATTGATTACGCTCTGCTTACAGATGTTGCCGAGGTTGTTACCACTGTTATGCTAGATCATATTGAAAGAGATGTTTACGATAGTTATGTACCACATGAATATGTAAGACGATATGATAATGGTGGTTTAATGGATATTAATAATATTAATTCTTCTATCGAAGGTGACACTTTAGTTGTTGAAAACAATACAATGGCTAACCCTTATATTTTTGTACAGGGGAAAATGATTAAGTCAGATAATACAGGTCAAGAATTAGCATCTATCATTGAAACTGGTTGGGGGTACGATTTTGGAAATTGGACGTATCATGGTGTTGCTAGACCATTTATATATAACACAAAAGAGGATTTAAGTGATAATAAATATCACGTTATAGCTTTAAGACAAGGACTTAAAAGACAAGGAATAGAGGTGAAGTGAAATGGCAGATGATTTAAAAATACGAGTTCCTGTGGAACTTGACACAAGTAAAGTTAAGGACGATATACCTAAATTAAATAATGTACTTGCAAATGATAATAAGGCTCATGTTAAAATCATTGGTGAGTTGGACTTGAGTAAAACACAAAAGAAGATTCAATCTCAACTTGCTACAATCAGCAAAAATCTAAAAATAGATATTGGTGGTTTAAATGTGACCTCTATTCAGAATAGTATAAAGGTTGCTGAAAAACAGGTAACTAGCTCTGTTAAAAATATAAAGCATGAGATACAGAATATTGACACAACTCTTGCAGAAACTTTCAAGGCAGGTTTTAATAAAGACGGACAGATAGATATTGTTAAAACTATTGAAAATGCAAGAAAGGTTTTGAGTCAGTTTGGCAATCCGACATTTTCATGGACTAAAGATAGTTCGGGTGAAGTCGCTCAAATTACGGCAGAAGTTACAAGTTTAACAGGTCAAGTTGAAAAATTGAAATATGCTCTGAACGAAACAAATGGGTCATTTGACTATCTATCGGGTAGCAGTTCTGAAAAGGGTATCTTAAAACTGATTGCGGATATTGATAAGGCTAAGTCGGATTATACTGCTAAACTTTCGGCATTTAAGTCAGCGAATAAAGGTATTGAATCGGGTATAGGAAATGAAATTAATGCCGTTAATGCTGCTATTGACAATCTTGGCAATGGTGGTTCTATTGCAGAGGTTGATAAACTATTCAATTCATTAAAAACTACTGCAAGCAATATCAGGCAAAATTTAAAATCTCTTACAAGTTCTTTTAACGAAACTACAAATGCCGAAAACACTTTGGCTAAAATGCCTGCAACAATACAGGAAATATCCAATAGTTTTTCAAAACTTAAACAACAACCGTCAGAGGTTTCCGAATTAATTGGTAATTTAAATTCCCAATTAAACAAGGTTAATGAAACCGAAAGTCAATTTGGGCGAAATGAAAAATGGTCTGAGGAATATCGTGAGTTAGTTGTTTCGGTTAAAAAAGCAGAAACAGAAATAAAGAGTTTACAGTTACTTGAAAAATCTGATAATTCTGAGGCACAACAGCAAGCTAGTAGATACAATAAAATTATCGAAAATATTTCGCTAATTAACAAGTTAGAAAAACAACGTATTTCAGCAGGCAAAGAGGAAACTGTTGAAATAAATAGGCAAATAAAAAATGCAAAGGGTAGAATATCTACAGCCGAAAGCTATTTAGAAAAACATAAATTAATTTCTTCGGAATATGAAGAACAAATACGTCTGCTCAAGAGAACAGGTGAATATGAACAGGCTATTGTAAAAGCTAAGTCTGCTGATAAATCGTCAGCTACCTTTACTAAAACAGAAAATAATGTAGCTAGACTTACGCAAAATCTCACCACCTTAGAAACAAACTGGAAAGAGTCGCCTATTTTTAATGGAGAGTTTCAGGAAAAGTTTAATGAGTTAAAAACAAGTTTGTCTAATGTGGGTGGCAATCCTAAAGCATTAGATGAATATCGTATTAAACTCAATGAGCTAACAAACGAGTTAAAGAGGGCTGATGTAGCTTATAAAGCTAGTTTTTCTAGCAACAAATCACAACAGAGCATAGAAGTCACAAAGCAGAACATTAAAAAGTTAATATACACAATTCAGACATGGCAACAGGCTAATACTAAAGCCATGAGCAAGAATACTTTTAATGGCGGTACATATCAGGTTGAAACTGATAATATGATAGCTTCACTCAAAAAGTTGCTTAATGCCAGTGATTTAACTGCGAGCGATTTGAAAGCCAATGTTGATAAAATCAATCGTAGTTTTAGGACAATGAGTTCTGAGGCACAGGCGGCAGGTGTGAATGGTTTAAGCTTTTTCGATAAGATTAAAGAGGACGCTTTAAAATTCACAAGCTGGATGAGTTTAACTACTGTGATTTCAGGCATATCAAGAGAAGCCGTTAAGTTCTATAATAATGTTGTAGACATTGATACAGCTATGACAGAATTGCGTAAGGTTACTGATAACACAAATCAGCAATATGCCGAGTTCTTTGATAATATAGGTCAAAAGGCTAAAGATTTAAAGATTGATTTATCTGATCTTATTTCTCAAACCGCAGAATGGGGCAAACGTGGTTATAGTTTAGATGAAGCTGAAACACTTGCCACAAACTCAGGCATTTATTCAGTTGTTGGTGAAGTAGATAATGCAACAGCAGTACAAGACCTAACAACAGTTATGAAAAGCTATAACATGACAGTTGATGAGTCTATCAATATTGTCGATAAGTTTAACGCAATATCAAACAAGTATGCTGTTTCAGCAAGTGATATTGGTGATATGTTGTCAAGGTCAGTATCTTCACTGAGCGTAGCAGGAAATACATTAGATCAGGCAATAGCAATGGGTACAGCCATTACAGAAATAACTGGAGACGCAGCCGAAGCAGGAAACAGTTTGAAAGTCCTGTCAATGCGACTTCGTGGAGCGAAAACAGAACTAGAAGATGCAGGCGAGTCAACAGAGGGCATGGCAGTATCAACCTCAAAACTGAGGGAAGATATTAAAGCTCTTACTAACGTAAATGGCACAGGTGGCTTTGACATAATGAAGGACTCTCAGAACTTTAAGAGTACCTATGAAATTATGAAAGGTATCGCCAATGTTTGGAACGACCTTACTGATACATCAAAAGCCGCTGTCATAGAGAAAATTGCAGGCAAGCAAAGAGGCAATACAATTACTGCATTGCTTACAAATATGAGTCAAGCGGATAAAATTGTTAATGACTCAATAGGCTCTGCTGGGTCTGCTATGTCAGAGTATGAAAAATACCTTGATTCCATTCAAGGAAGAGTGCAAGGTTTTCAGACAAGTATTGAAAATTTGTCAGCTACTCTGATTAATGGTGATTTAGTTAAATTCGGTATCACCAGTGGAACACAAATTATTGATGTTCTTGATAATCTCATTAGTAAATTCGGTGTTTTAGAAACACTTATTCCTACCGTTATGGCAGGATTATCATTCAAAAACGTAGGTAAACAATTATTAAAGATGCCAACTTATGCACAGCCACAAACTATATGTGCATAGGTCACACACGTTTTAAAATAAGGTTGCCAAATTGCTGGGAACGGCTAAAGCTTTGCAACTACTTGTAACAATGGTATTACAAGAGTGAGGAAACTCGGAAACAATAGCAAAGATGACATATGCTGAGATAAAAGCCTATTATACTATTATAATAGGTGCTAAGTGTTGTTAAAAATGTCAGGTCAGCAGCCAACCCCTATCGGGAGATACGGACTAGGTTCAGAGAGTAGACGGTAACTATCTTGTGGCAAGATAAAGGTGTATTCCAACTATAGGTAACACCTATAGCGTTTCAAAAAATGAATTATCCCTCATTTATTTAGTTTTGCCCTTTAACAGTAAGGGTGGGATAAAACTGTTATTAATCATTTTGCATAGTGATTTATTTTACACTATTCATTTGCGTATGTCAACACTAAATTTGTTCGTTAATAAAAATTTTACATTTATATTTACATAATGTTTGTTAATGCAACCATTATATGGCTTGACATTAGTTCCCAATATGGGTATACTAATAATAGAAATATGCGTTAGACGCATAATTTATTATTCTTACGCATAATTTATTAGTTATACGCATATTTTAGGTGCTTGCCCCTATAATATAATAGAGGTGATACCGCATGGGAGAAACTAATAACAAAAAGAATGTACGTAAAAAGAAGGAGGAGTTGATAGATATGGCAGTTATGAGTAAACCTGTAAATCTTGCCTTCGTTGTTAGAGAAGATAAAGCGGACGAATTTATTAATTCCAAGTCCTCCGCAGCAGTTATTTCAAAAATAAAAAAACAGGCAAGAGAGATGATGAAACATTCGACTTTTAACGGACAGCCATGGGACGAAGATATTAGGAAATCACTTGAAGATTAAACTATAAGTATTTCATTTTAATTAACAACTACACACAAAGGTATAAAATTATTTTAAAATTTAGAGGTGAGATTTATGGCTAAAACAATAAATGTACAGAATACTAAGATGTCGATTGAGGAGTTTAATCAATTTATTACAGCCAATTTAGATTTTATACTGAGTAATGTACCGCACAATCCTACAATAAACAAAGATGATGAGTGGAATGATAAAATCTACGATAATTATGCAAAAATCGATGACGATAGGAAGTGACATAAATGGCGAAGAAGCAATGGGAGTTGTGGTATGCCAATTTTCCTTTTGAAGATAAAAATATCTCAAAGGATAGACCTGTTATTATATTGAGTGTGCAACCTTTGTGTGTACTGTCAATTAAAGTGACAAGTCATGAAGTGAGAAAAGCCGACAAATATGACGTACCTATTACTCATTGGCAAGAGGCAGGATTAAAGCATGAGTCTGTAGCACGAATTTCCAAAACTGTATCGTTGGATAACAGTAAGTTCCGAAGAAAAATTGGTGAACTACATAAAGACGATATTGATATTATTCTTGAAAATTATGTTCAGTTTTTGCTTGAGTCAGATCAGGTTAAAATGGAAAACGGCAAGGGTGACAACGAGTTACTGAACGCAGCAAATGAATAGTCATAAAATAAGACCTTAGTTCTCCACAAACACTTCAAATGTTTGTCGCTACTAGACAAGCGACTAATAAATAGTCTAGTTCAAATGTAGTTTCATATAGTCTCGCCTAAAGCGAGGCTATATGTTTTAATTGGCATAAACTACAAAGCGTTAAAGTCAAAAAATAAATAGAATACAATGCAAATAAAGCTCCGATATTCTCGGAGCTTTTGTTATACATGAACACACATTGTTTACTTTTGCCCATTTGTACACTTGTGTACACTCATATACTCATACTCATTATCTATTCCCTCAAATTAACATTTACGTTAATCCAATCCTTGCCGTCACGTTCCATAGTGACAGTATAGTATAATCTGCCCTTAACACCAAAACTATTTTCAGCGTCCACATAAGATGATACAGTGTAGCTATCATTATGATGTGTAATAAAGTTTTTATCATACATTGGATAATCTGCCGTGGCAGGGGCTTTTAACTGTTTATTTACATAGAATTTAGCTGCTGTGTAAGCTTCTTGGCTGTAGTCTTTGTTATCATCTAAACAAATTGTAATTATTTTGACAATAAAGATTATTATTCCAAGTGCTGTTAATATAAGAACAAAGACAATTTTAAGTGGGAGATGCCCTTGTTCTTGCTGTATTGTAATATTGTTTTCTTCCATTGTTTATCCTCCTTTTATTTCAAAACTATAAAATATGATTGTTAGGTCTTTAAATCAATCATTGATGATAATGGGGAAAGAAATATCAGCATATTAGGAAAGACTATTGCTGATTGGAAAAAGGGCAGTTCCGAAAAAATAACTCTAATTCCCGCTAATGAAGTGGCGAATATTCGTCAGTTTAATAACCTTTTAGCACAGGGTAAATCGGTAGCCGAAGCCGAGTCAATAGCTTTAAAGGGTTGTTCTGAAACAACTCTCAATGTTGCTAGAAGTGCTAATGGTGCAGCGGTATCAGAAGAAATACTGTCTGCTTCCTTAAAGGGTGTTGCAACTTCTTCTAAGCTTGCTGCCGCTGGCATGAAAGTATTATCAACAATTGGTAATATGGCTTTTGGACTAGGATTGTCTTTCTTGCTTGATGGTATTATAACACTTTTTGATAATATTGTCAATGGTGCAGATAATGCAAAAGAAAGTTTAGCTCAGTTCACAAGTAGTTTCTCTGACTCTATTGACAAATTAGATGAAGAAAACAAGTCAGTAAACGAATTAGTAAATCGTTATGTAACTTTGGTTGCGACAACAGATGACTTGTCAACTGTTAAGGACGATTTGAATACTATTCAGGACAACTTAATTGACAAGTACGGTAATGAAGCTAAGAGCCTTGACTTGCTTAATGGCAAAATGTCTGAAAATATTAAGAAAATCAAAGAGTGGAAAAAAGAAAAGGCTGAAAGCGAACTTTACCAAGAGTCAGATATTACTGATCCTGATGACGAAGATAGAAAGCTGAGTATTAAAGAAGCCTATGATTTAGCACAAAAGAAACTAAAAGAGGGAAGCTCTTTTAACAAGGGTCTTTTTACTACTGATTACGGTGGCAAAGGGCAAGCCTATGTATCAGACGGTCTATTTAGTGGCTATAATTCTAATGCTGACATCAACAAGGTCGGCTCTCGTGGTTATGGTGATTGGTACAGTTACAAGAATGACATTGAACCAATTCTCAAAAAGTATAATAACGTTGGTATAAGCACTAATGCTTATAGTAATTTACTTTTCGCAGGTACAATGCAAGAACGTATTGATACCATGCAAAAGGTTTATGATGAATTATCCGAGAAATGGGCAAACATTTCAAAAGACGATAATCGTAACAAGTGGTTGGCTGATTTGCAAAAAGAAATTGCTACCACAACAGAGGAATATGATAAACTTTCTAATGCCGTTGATAAATACAACGAAATTCAGAAAACACTTGAAAACTATAACACAAGTGAAGAATTTAGTAAAGCATTTGATGAAGCTCAGAAAGCTACTGAAAGTTATAGTCATGCTGTAGCAAATAAAAATATTGATGATGTTGATAGGCTTTATGATTTAACTCAGCAATACAAGGACAAATTAATTGACTTGGCTAATGGTGATGAGGATTTAATTAGCTATGTCAATACTTTCTTTGAGTCTTTGCCTGCAAAATTGACAACAGGTACTTTTGATATTTCTGAGTGGACGGACGATATTGACGAAGTTCAAAATAAAGCAAAATCACTTAAAGATACCTTAACAAGTCTGCAAGACGGAAGTATTTCGGATAGTGATTTAGTTGAACTGTTTAAATCATATCCTGACTTAGCTAAGTTCTCAGGCAACACGGAAAAGCTGACAGAAGAAGTTAAGAAACTGATAAGACAAAACCCTAAAGAATTAACAGACAGATTAAAAGAACTCTCAAATAGTTTACCGAATGGCAATGATAAGGCTAATGTGGAAGGTCTTATTTCAAGCCTTGAAAAACTTGGAGAGGTAGCTTCTTCTATTTCTGAAGTTAAACTGTCTGTAGATGATATTGAGAAAATTTACGAGGAAACGTTTGATGATCTTATAGATAAAGCCGAGGACGAGAAAGATGTTCTCGAAGAACAAAAGAATATTCTTACAGAACAAAAAACTCAACTTGACAATATTATTTCTCAATACGAAACTGTTGCAAACACAGTGGAGTCTTATATTGATGAGCAGAAATCAGCTATTGAGGACAGATATAATGCTGAAATTGATGCCATTAAAGCTGTTAATGAAGAAAAACAAGATACCATTGACTTACAGGAGAAGTTAAATAATCTTGAAAATGCTAAAAAGAAAAAGGTAAATGTTTATTCTGAAGCTAGTGGTTGGCACTTAGAAACCAATACTGAGGAAGTAAACAAGGCACAGCAGGAATATGAACAGGCTAGTGCTGATAAACGTGTATCTGACCTTGAAAAACAGCGTGACAAGGAAACTTCACTGTGGGATAAGTATAAACAACAGTGGCAAGACCTTATCAGTAGTTCTACTAATACAGAAAATGAACAGCTTGCCAAAGATATTTTAGGCGTTAATTGGACGGACAAAATAGCACAGCAAGACACGAATATTCTTAATGACTTTGCGAGCAAATATCAATCTTATCGTTCTCAGCTATCAGATCAGGTTGAAAAGGAAATTGAGAGCGTTGATAAAGAGATAACGGCTAAAAGCAAAGAAATTGAGGCATACAAGAAAGAAAAAGAAGCTTTATCAAACTATGTTACAGATATTACGAATAAGAACAAAGACTACATAAAACAGTTGACAGATGTTTCTGAAAAAGAAATGCAGACTATGGAAGGTAGGACTAAGTTCTTAGAGGATTGCAAAAAACGTGCTAGGGAAGCTCTTGACTATTCTGATATTTCTGTTGAGGGTGCTAAATCGAATGGTTTGTATCTTGTTCAATATGACGGTGAAACTGTTGGAACAGGGCTTGATGAAGCACAAGCAGAACAGTTAAAATCTGAACTGTACGGCAAAATGGTTTCATCAGAACTATTGGCTAATCCTATGCTTGGTAAGAACAAGGGTGCATTAACAGCTATTCTTAATGCTTTAAAGAGTAAGTTCAACATTATTAAGCCATATCGTTCAGGTGGTATTGATGATTATACAGGGCTTGCACAACTTCACGGAAAGCCAAATGCAGTTGAAACTATCTTCAATTCAGAGCAAGGCAGAAAGCTATACAACCTTGTGGCTAATACAGATAATCTTGTCAATTATATTGGAGATAAGATTTACAATGGTATAACAGATTTGGTAAGGACAAAAATGTCCTCGCCAAACAATATTCAAAATAGAAGTGACACAAACAATAAGACTATTGTATTCCAGATTGATACTGTCAATACAACAGACGGCACAACATTCTTAGAGCAGATGAACGCTTATCTGCAACAGGCTGATTTGGATAGAATAGTCGGTAAAAATTATTAAATAAACACAAAAGTAATAAAGAGCCATTAATTATTTAGTGGCTCTTATCTTTTGGAAAACAAGAGAGGTGACAAAAATGATTATGACTCCTACATTGGTATTTCCTGATGATGAGGTTGTAAAGATAGATAAACATAAGGACGTAAATGGTGAATATGATCGTGCGCCACATTTCAGTTATCAGTTTAATTGTACGGCAGGCTCGGCTATGCGTTGGGCATTGTGCGAGTACACAAACCTTAAAACAGGCGAAGTTAATCACTCTTATTTTCCAAAGGGTGGTGACATAAACATCTTTTACAATGGTGATAAAGTTGGTGTTAATGAGTTAGTTTTTAATGACATTGCAGAGAACGGTCATGATTACCAATATCGATACATTCTTTTTCAAACAGACCCTACAACCATAGCTGACGACACTCAACATGGAGATGGTGTTGGTTTGTATGATATGTATTTCTGCCGTGGTAAAATCCAATCTTCGGGTACTACATCAAGTTTTATGATTAACAAGGAAATTGCAAATCTCAAGAGCGCGTACTATTATGAGCGTTCCGACGGCTCAGTGTATTTAGTCGGTGGCGCCTATATCGAGATTGGAGAAGAAAGACGACTGATAGAAACCTACGATTATGAAACTGGTAACGTAAGATTAAAGTCTGGTTTTACAACAGCCCCCGCAAGAGGAACTGAATTTAGGATATTTACTAATTACTTTATAGATAAACCGCATTATGTAAAATGCAGAAATGACCCTGATTGTATTGTTACGGCTGAAGTGAATGAAAACAATTCTACTAGACCAATACATTGTGAAACAACGTACACTCACCCTAATCATGTCGGCTTGAAATATTATAAATACTATTTGTATCAGACAATTAATTCAAATGTAGTCTATGACGGAACTATTCAGGACAGTACAAATGACACAACTCAGGTCAATCTTGGTAAAAGTATAGGTGAAAATATAGTAAATAAGTGTATTACTATAGAGGTAGAGCCTAGTGGAACAGAGGGTCATGTTACCAAGGGTATTAATGGTTTTATTTCTAACTACAATACTGCTACAGGAATGGCTACAATTTATTGCCCTGCAAACACTCAGTTTGTGAAAGGTGCAAAATTTACTGTTTATAGTGAAACACAGAAATTGATTGGTGAGAGTCCTGCAATTTATAATTTCAGACTCAACTATGACTTCTATGCTATGCAAGCAGGAAATTCATATTGTGTTGTTAGTGAGATTATGACGCTTGACGATAAAATGTATCATTTTAGCAAAAGAGTATCGTTCCAAGGCAACGAGTTAGGTGATTTAGTAAACAACTTTAATTGTCTAATAATTAATAATCGTATAGCAATGCTGTCATGGAATACAACTCTTAGTGGTACTGCAAAGATTTTTAGACGTAATGTAAATGAAGAAGATTATGTTTTTCTTGGTACTACTAATACAAAGAGCTTCTTTGACACAACAGTTGGCAATAAGCAGACTTATGAATATTATGTTTGTTACGGAGATTACAAACCATATAAATCAGAGCAAGTATCGGTAAACAAGGACGGTTGGTTTATATACTCTTTAACCGATTTGGGTACAAAATATAACAAAAAGTATTATGCTATTTCTGAGTGTTGGGAGTTTATAACAGGTATGACCGATAATGATATTACATCAAATGTTGGTCTTGCAGTACACACAGGAACAGGTATTAAACCAAAAACAACTAGAACAGTAACAGACTATGAGAGTGGTTCTTTCTCCGCTGACCTTTTGACAATTAATTGCCCTGACGGTCAAATAGTCGATAATATTGACAGAGTAAAAGCATGGACTAAATTTATTAAAGGTAAGAATGATTTTATGTTAAAATCTCATAAGGGCGATGTTTGGATTATAAATATCTCAGATAACCCTACTAGAATTTATGATAGCACAAGTGTATTAGGGTTGACTAATATTAAGTATGATTGGATTGAAGTTGAAGATATAAACGATGTAATAATTATTAGATAGGAGGTAGGAAAGTGTTATGGATTATTATAATAAAATAGACAATGCTTATCTTGCCGAGTTACATAAACCAATGCGAAAAATGTATGTCAAAATGGAAATTTTATCACACTATGAAGGTGCTATTGGCGAAATAACAAGTGACTTATCTTCTACAGATGGTTCAATAACGATTAATAAAGAGCAAGGCTGCCGTAGGTCTTGCTCTTTATCTATTATTGATAGAAGCGGTAAATATATACCTCAAAAAGATAGCTCATTTTGGTACAATCGAAAATTCAAGATCTTCATCGGCTTGCAAGTTGATGAGAATATTTATTGGTTTCCGCAAGGTGTTTTTGTTACAAAGTCAGCAAACTCTAATGGTAGACGATTGAATGTTGAGGGTGTTGATAAATATGGTTTTCTTGACGGAACATTAAATGCTAGAATGTGCCTTGTTGAGTATCAGGCTAGTGTAACTAATTCTAAAAAAGGAACGAATATTGCAACTTTAATTAAGGACACGCTTATGCTTGATTTGGGTAATAATATACCTCTTGACCCTGTTGAGCCGATTATTGACCCTATATTTTATAATGTAACTCTGTATGACGATATTGTAATCGATGAGGGTGGTTATCTTGGTGAGATTTTTGACAAGATTGCCGAAATGTATGGTGCTAACATCTATTACGATGTCAATGGCAGATTGAGAATGGAAAGAGTTTTTAACTATAACTTACCTTCTTGGTATCGTCATTTATCACCACAATTTGAATTGAGTGAAACCGAAATTACAGAAACGGATATTAATTATACTTATAATTATGACGGTGTAAACATTATTACAGTTACAACAGACAATACAAGTGGTGAAATTTATTCGTACACAGCTAAAAATGAAAACCCACAATCACCTGTAAACATAAATGCTATTGGCTATAAGGGCTTAGATGGTGGCACTTATTATATACCCCTAGGAGATACAAGTGAAGAAAGCGGAGAGGAAAAGTGTAGGCAACAAGCCGAATATATGTTATTACAACATACTTGTATGAGTACAGGTATTAGTTATAATCTGCCGATCACTCCACATCTGAATGTTGATAATACCGTTAGGGTTAGTAATGATTATTATAATTTTGACAAACAGTTATTTATCGTAAATTCTATTACAATGCCTTTATCGGCTACTGAAATGAGTATTGAAGCCACTAATCTACAATGGCTGCCATTTGATACAGATTGTATTTCGATTTACTGTGAAACTTTAAGTGATACAGTGACAATATCTTATAATACGAATGGTGGCAAGGACAAAGACGGCAATACTATCACTTATAAGAGTATCAGCCAACCCCCTAATAAACAAATTGTTTTACAAGGTGGGGATATGTATAACGAGAATAAATTGTTCGCATGGACGGATAGTCAAGGCAATAAATACAATTATGGTGACGTGTACATTGTACCAAATAATAACGCAACACTGATAGCTCAATGGATAACAGGAAATGAAGTTACAGTTACCAATACATTGTCGGCAGATAGTACGGTAGAATTTCAATCTATGTCACCGTCACGTTGTTTGATACGTTATGATGATAACGAAGTAGCCAGACGTAATACAAACGCAATTTCAACATTTAAAAAGAATTATTCTTTGGGTACACACGATACAACTATTGTGTCTGAAAGTGATGATTTAACTAACTTTGACAATGCTTTTGATAAAGAAACAACTACAAAGATAGATTGTTCCAAAGTAAAAGCTACCTACCTCACTTCACCTATGGGAAACAGATTTGAGAATATGACAGACTTTGTTTTCCCTGCTAATCTTGCAAACATTTCGACCAGTAAGGGCGTGCTGTCAGGTTGTAAAAAGCTTACCAAGATTACATTTCCTATAGCATACTGTGATATTTCACACCCTGAATCGTTTCTTGCTAATAGCACATTTGTTAATGGTTTGGAACTACCTTACACCTTGAATTTCGTACCAATGGTTTCAGTTGATGGGCAAACAGGTATCGAAGAAATAAAACAAAACGAGATATTAAAAGGAAGTCATGTTGTTGGAAACTTAAACATCAAAGCGGCAACTACAAATAAATGTGTAGTGTATGTAAATAAAGAAACAACAAGTTTAGTTATTTATCCCGCAACAGTGCAGGGAAGATTTTATCTTATGGGCAAAGGTATTGATGGAGATTTATCTGGACTTCAAACTATACAAATTGGGCGATCTACTAACATTAACGACACCGATGGTTTTGCAAGTAATACATCAGCAAGCATAAATCTAAGTTTGGACTTTCAATCGGGTAATTGTACTACCAAAATACCTAAAAACGCTTTTAATGGCTATAGTGGTAATATGATTAATGTTGTAATTTATGGCAATGTGACCGACAGCAATGGTATCACGCTTGAAAACGGATCGTTTTGCAATATGTCTAATATGGCAAAATTGCCAATGACAAATAGTACAAGTTTAAAAACTATACCTGAGAACTGTATGAATAATTTAACATCATTAACTTCAGCGACTACAGGCTATGTGGTTGACGTTGAGGGTTGTAACGATATGCCTAATCTGACAACTCTAAGAATTGAAAGTTCTTGCGAAATAGTAAACGGATTTAATAACTGCCCTAAATTGAAAAATTTGTCATTCATGAGTGACGGAAAAGTAAAAGAAATTGGTGGTTTAAATAGTAATGCTATTACAACATTTTATATTCCAAATATGGCTTTGTCTGTATCGGGCGTGAACAATTGTTCTGCATTAACAACGGTTGTTATTGGGGCTTCTTTGACTAGCTTTACAGGGTTTAATAATTGTCCTAAATTAAACAAGTTTACTGTGGATAGTTCTAATACTACTTTTAAAGTCGTTGATAATAACCTCTGCCAAGGGAATAAACTCTGCCGTGTTCCAATGAGTAAATCAGATATTGTGGTAACAAATGGTACAACGGAAATCATGAGCAATGCTATTCAGATTGCCTTTGTAAACAGCATTTCTATTCCAAATGGTTGCATTTTAGCTAACGACTCAATCAAATGTCAAAGCGTAGGTCAAATTATTCTCCATACTTCTTTTAACACAGAAACTGGGAAATATAATAATTTAACTATGACCGATTTTAGTACCCTTGATAATGTACAAGTCGGAACTATTTTCACGTATGGAAATGGTATAACAGATACTACAAACGCAAATTGTTTGCCTATTGTAAAATACTGTATAGAACATAATATCAATTATGTTGATATGAACGAAACAAATACTAACGCTCGTGGAGCTATTGGAATAAGCGGTAATGCAGAATTGGATGGTGATAACTGATGATAAATACTTATACTTGTACTCCAAATCAAACTTCTTCTGAAACTGTGTTTGCAGATTTAAAAACATTTTTTGAAGATAAGTGGGCTTGGAGTAAAATTGAAACAAATTATCCTGATAGTGAGTCCACCGATTATAACACTTTGACATTTTGGATTGATGGTACAACGTACTTTAGAATAATGTTTGACCCTGCAAAGTCACGTTATTGGGCTGGGTGTGGTGAATATGACTCTTCCCAAACGTCACCATATGCTGATTATGTCAGCTTTACCTATAGCAAGTTTGATAGTGTCATGTTGTATACTACAAGTCGGGGAATGTTGATTTTGTTTAAAAGTGGAGATAATGACTATGTATTAGGTGGGGCTATTGCAAAGATGAGAAAGCTGTCCGATGATACAGAGATAACAGGTTTCTTTACCCCTACTTCAAATTCAGGACATCAAGGAAGTAAAATGGCAAGTTTGTATAATATGTTTAGTCAAAGTTTGCACAATGGCGGTACGAACCTTGTACCACAAGTTGATTTTAATATACCATTGAATAGCACAGTTGAGGGACAATACGCTGCTAAAACTGACGGAATATTCTATGTTTATATGGGACAAGACAGTGTGTTTCCTGCTGACGGAACTGTTGTAAAATTCACAATGAATGGTGTTAAATATGTAGGTAACTGCAAAATGGTTTTAGCCGATTATTCGTAAAGGCGGTGTACAGAATGTCTAAAATGAATAAGCTGATTAAGGAAAGTCAAGATAATAAAAAAACACTTGGTTACACCTATGGAACGGTTAAAAGCTACGACTCTACAAATTGTACAGCCATTGTTTCGCTATTAGAGTATAATGGTGCTGAAAAATCTTTTCTGAATAAATCAGGTGAGATTTTAAGCATGGGAGACAGTGTGTGGATCTATTTCCGTGGTGGCGGTATAAACGCTGGCTACATTGCTATTAGGAATGGCAAACCCATACCTCTAGGAAGTCGAAATTCTAGTGTAGGACGATTTGTTGAATACGTTGATAGTAATGGTCATCATCACATTTCGGAAAAGTTTAATTATTATGGCAATTCTTATTGGTATACTATAACCCCTGATGGAACAAAACAGATTACTATTTATCTCGAAAATATTGCTCATGGTGATTATAACCATGTTGAAGGTCAAGCAAACCACTGCTACGAATATAGTTATGACAGCAATAATTATATTGATTTTTCAGGAATGAAAACTCACAATATACCCTATCTTCGTGAAAATAGCAGTTTAAATTCCTTAACAGGTTTTAATAATACTAGCGTTGGTGGTATTTCTAATCACGTCAGCGGTACGCGGAATACATCTGAATATAATGTGGCGGTTGAGTGTAGCGGTACAAAAAATACTATTTCCAATTCTCGTGATACATATGTTAGTGGCGTAGATAATATACTAGAGGGTGTAGCTGATAGTATTGTAGTTGGTAGATACAATATTGTTAAGGGTGACAAAACTAAAGACCAAATGGCAAAATATAACGCCGTGTTTGGAGAGCAAAATGATGTTCTTAATTATGATGGATGTCTTGTCGCAGGTACATGGAATCGCGCCACGGCAGATCACCAAACCGTTATAGGTATCAATGCAAAATCAACTTATGAAAGCTCGGAACATGCAAGTATACTATTTAATATAGGAAACGGTCATGAAGAAGATGGTACTCTAACTCAAAATTCTGCAATGCAAGTGGACTTTTCAGGCAATGTTTATGCTGGCGGTGCGTACAAAACTGTTGGTGCTGACTATGCCGAATATTTTGAATGGCTTGACGGAAATGTTGACAATCAAGATAGGATCGGATTATTCGTTACGCTTGACGGTGATAAAATCAAGCTTGCAAATAAAGACGATTATATACTCGGCGTCATATCAGCTAATCCGTCTGTTGTTGGTAACTCTGCTGAATTAGATTGGCATGATAAGTATAAAACAGATGTTTATGGACGGTTGATTTATGATGAGTCACACAATCCTATAGTCAGTAAAAACTATAACGATACGCTTGAATATGTTCCTCGTGGGGCTAGAAAAGAGTATAGCAAAGTTGGCTTGTTAGGACAGTTAGTAGTTCAAGATGACGGAACGTGCGAGGTCAACGGATATTGTACGGCTAGTGTGAATGGCGTGGCAACCAAGTCAGATAGTGGTTATAGGGTTATCAAACGTATTGATGAAACACATATAAAAATAATACTTAAATAGAAAGAGGGCTAACAACCCTCTTTTATTATTGGAGGAAAAGTTATGAAAGAGATTATTACTCAGATGATTACAGAGTATTTGCCTGTAATTTTAACAGCGGTTATGACGGCTATTGTCGGTTTTGTAAAATCGAAGTATACAAAAATCGCAAATGACAGCATTAAGAAAGATGTGGCGGCTACAACGGTTAAGTACATAGAACAGATTTATAAAGACGTTCACGGCACAGAAAAGCTTGAAAAGGCTAAAGAAACCATGCTTGCCCTGCTTGAAGAAAAGGGTATTAAGATTTCCGATGTAGAGCTTGTCATCTTGCTTGAAAGTGCTGTTAAGGATATGAATTATAAATCACTCACAGATTTTATTGACGAGGTTAAGAATGGCGGTGAGTAATTATGAGCACGGTTAAGGAAATTGCTACCTACTGTGGAAGTATTACAACCATTTTGGCACTGATAACAATTATTGTTAAACCAATCAGGAATAGATTTGTAGAGTGGATTTCAAAAACAAGTGGCAAAGATAATCTAAATAAAAAAATAGATAAATTAACAGCATTAGTGGAAAGACAGGTAGAACAGAACCAAAGCATGGAAACTGAGTTACAAAAACAAAGTTTGGCTTTGCAGGCTACGTTGAGAAATTCTATTTTAGCGATTTATAATTCAAGAATGAAAGAAAATAGTATTTCACTATACGAAAAAGAAAATCTTGCAAGACTATACGAAAGCTATTCATCTATTGGTGGCAATAGTTTTGTACATAATTGTGTAGACGAATTAAATAAACTACCTGTAAAGGAAGATTAATTGGAAAGGAAGTATACATATGACTATTAAGGGTATAGACGTTTCTGAACATCAGGGCAATATTGATTGGGCTAAAGTAAAAGGAAATGTAAGCTTTGTTATACTGAGAGCTGGCTATGGTGATGCTATCACATATCCAAATCAGATTGACAGAACATTTGAAAAAAATTATAAAGGTTGTAAGAATAACAATATTCCATGTGGTGTTTATTGGTATTCATATGCACAATCAGTAGAAGCAGCAAAGCAAGAGGCAAAGGCTTGTCTCAAGGTAATCAAAGGCAAAAAGTTTGAGTACCCTATTTATTTTGATTTAGAGGAGCGTTCACAGTTTAATAAAGGTAAGGCATTTTGCGATTCTATCGTAAAGGCATTTTGTGGCGAGATCGAAAAGGCAGGCTACTATGCTGGACTTTATATGAGTCGTTCTCCTTTGCAGAATTATATCTCTTCTGATGTAGCAAAGAGATATACACTTTGGATTGCCGAGTATAACAGCAAATGCAATTACAATGGTAAGCATGATATGTGGCAGTATTCTAGCACTGGTAAGATAGACGGAATTTCGGGCAATGTTGACGTAGATTATTGTTACACAGATTTTCCTACTAAAATAAAATCGGCAAACCTGAACGGATATACTAAGACAAAGAAGCTACCAACACTCGAAAAGTCTGGCTATAAAAAGGGTGATAAGACCAGTGGTGTCCTTGCTTTGAAAGAAATGATCATCATAGCCAAGGCAAGAAAACTTCACAACGTCACACTTGACGAGAACGGTATTTTTGGTGACGGCACTGAAAAGGCTGTTAATGCTTTGCTGAAAAAGTGGGGCTATAAGCAGACTAGCATTGCAGGTGAGAAGTTTATCAAGAAGCTTGCAAGTGCTATTAAGTAATACTAATTGTTTTTGTTTTTAAAGGGCGAGGTAACACAGCTTCGCCCTTGTTATATTTTATTTATACGAAAGGAAGATGAACTATGGCGTATTGTGCTACAAACGGAAACCTGTATGAAAACGGAAAAGCTTTTGAGCTGAAAGTTGGCATTGGTGCTGATTTTAAAGTACAGGCTTCGGGAACTGGTAGTTTTCAGGTTGTAGGAAAACTGACTCAGAATGGTGCAGAGGAAGTGCTTATGATGGTTGATCTGAGCGACTTCTCAACAGTTGATACGATTACAACAGAAAATGTTTATGCAGGAGATGTTAGTGGTTACTATAGTGTAACTGTTAAAAATGTCAAGGGTGTAAACAAAATTTGGGGAACTATAACATATTAAGGAGGTGGATTTATGGCTACAGATATTATTGCTAGAGGTATGGCGGCTAATGCTAAAAAGTCTGTCACCGAATTAGGCAACAAGGTTGAAAGCGAAAAGTGGATTGGCACAAAAGCCGAGTGGGAAGCCGTTGATAAATCCACTATAAAAGACGGCACAATTGTATATATCACTGATGATAAAACGGTGATTTTATACGATAAGGCGGAAATGGAAAAGATAGCCGCACAGGTCGCCACAGACCGCAAAGCTGCTGAAACTGCTGCACAGACAGCGCAGGCGGTGGCTGATAGTTTGCCTGAAGATTATGTTACGGCAGTTGCAAAGATTGCCGAAAATACAGCTGAGATAGCTAACGTGAAACTAACAGACAAGGAACTGCAAAGGCGTGTGGACGCACTGTTTGACATAGGTCAGGGTGTGACGCATAAATTTGAAACAGATACAGATACGGCATATCAGAAAGCTGTGCCGACTGGGGCGAAGCTGATGTCGGTGAAAAAAGTGGGTGGTAGGTCTATCGTATTTAACCAAAATTTTCAACCAAGAAAAGAAATCAACAATGGCATTACTGCAACCGCTGATTCTGACGGAACAATTACCCTGAATGGAACTACAACAGCATCATACATCAATTTTAGAGATGTCACGCCCGAGCAGAACAAGATAGGAAAATATGCATTCAAACTGCTGATTCTGAACAATCCTGACAACATAAGTATGAAATTCGGTTTTCTGAATCGAAGCAATTCAACCCCTGCAATTACCAGTGGTTCATCAACTGTGATTTATAATCAGACACAACATGAAATTTCACTAGGCAAGGCTACTGGAATTAGCGGATTTGTGGTCGGCACAGTTTTCAATGACGTTAAAATTAAAATTCAGATTTTCGATTTAACCCAAATGTTTGGCAGTGGCAACGAGCCTTCCACTGTTGAGGAATTCGAATCAATGTTCCCTAACGGTTATTACCCTTACAACGAAGGCGAATTGATGAGTATGAGCGTTAACAACGTGGTAGAACAAGGTAAAAACCTATTCGACTGTTACGGCTTTTCCTGCATAGCAATCTTAAACGTAAATGGCGAGCGAAAACTCAACAATAGTTACGGAACAACAATTTCTACAATTGAACCAACTAATAAAATTGTTGTAACACAGTCACAAGCCCCCGAAAGCGTTATCGCACATTCGAATAACGGGTGGTTCTGCGTAGGTATAAAAGGCATGGAACAGTCAAAAAGATATACATTTTCGTTTGACTTTACTACTACAAAAATGCTTATTCAAAATCCTGTTTTACAGATTTTAGTGAATGGAAGATTTCCAGAAGACGCTATCAACATAAGTGAATTAAATGTTAAGAAAAGAGTTTCTTTCACACTTGAATATACTAAAGTTGATGATAGGCAGTATATAGAGCTTCGATTAAGTGGCATGAGTGGTATTTTCGAGAATTTCCAACTAGATGAAGGAAGCACTGCAACTGCATATACTCCGTACTATACTCCTATATCATACACAATCCCACAAGCAATCCAAAATTTAGACGGTTACGGGTGGAGTGCTGGAACGGCACGAAACTATGTGGACTATGAAAATAAACGATACGTTCAGTGCGTACAAAGTGTTGATTTGGGGACGCTAGAGTGGCTTTTAGACGGAAATAATTGGTGGTATAACACTAAAATTCCGAAAGGATTATCAGATAGCAATGCAATATGCAATAAAAGAACATATGTGTTAAAAGGAGACACTGGCAATGAAACACAGTGGTGTCATAGTGGCGGAGGCTATTTTGAGGTTTACGTCACTGACGTTACAACATCAGCAGATGTGAGTAAGAAATTGTCAGGCGTTATCCTATACTACGAATTGGCAACTCCAATCGTAACCGATATTTCATCGTTAATACCAGACGACTTCCTGCGAAATATCGAGGTTGAAGCAGGCGGTTCAGTGACGTTCCAAAACAGCAATGGCGACAGCTATCGCATACCAGTGCCATCAGAGGAAGAGTACGTTGTAAAACTAAGTGAAGTAGGAGGTAGCGTATGACGGATTTACAAAAGAAAATGGCTGACAAGCTAGGGTTGACCCCTGATGATTTTCAGCTGAAAAAAGCCACGAAAGTTGACGAGCTAGAAGCACAGGTGCTATATACTGCGCTGATGACAGACACGCTGATCGAGGAGAGTGACGACAATGTATAGAAAAGTCAAACGTTTGTACGATTTAGGGCTGTACACTGCTGAACAGGTCAAGGATTTTGCTGACAGGGGCAAGATAACCCCTGAGCAGTATGAGGAAATCACTGGGGAGAAGTATGAAAGCGAGGATAACGAGGGTGGTGAAAAGACCAA